CCATCATGAGTGTAAATTGCTTTAGACTTATCATTTTTTAATCTATCGAAAACATTACCAAACCTCTGTGATAATTTCATAGATTGATATTTTTCAAGAAAGTTATATTCTTGATCTGATAAATTTAATTCCTGTTTAATCATTTCCCTGCTTTTGCTCATACCAAATTTGATTGTTTATTTCCTTTTTGAAATTTAATTTCATAATACTTCTAGATATAGGATCACATATATCCTCCCACCAATTCTTGTGCCCTTTTGGTGGATGTATATCCTTTTTCCATGAAGACCCCTTAACTGTTTTGACTCTTCCGTATGGCTTTATTTTGCTCATGTTTATCACATGTCACATTAGTATCCGTTTCTGATGATCCGAACATAAGCTCATCAGTGATCTTGCGAAACTCCTTTACAATATCATTCATCTGCTTACGCTCTATGCTTCTTAGCAAATGGGCTATCACATCCACTGTCCATCCGTTTCCCGCTAAAGACATGGCCGTATTCGGGGCTATCCCATCAAGGTAATCATCCGGCAATGTCTGTAGCCTACACATCTCCACAGGAGTCAGGTATCTGAACTTATCTTTCATGTCAAAGGCATTAGGATATCTTCCGGGCGGTAATGATGATATCACGTTATCTTTCATGACTGTTGTAAGGCAATTACTTTTCTTAATAGAGGTAGTATTCTTGTCTTTTCTTACTTCCAGACATTGCGTTATTTTCACGTTCTTGTCATAATCCTTTCGATGTCCGTCCTCTCCTATCCTTCTACCGACAATGACTCCTATATATATTCCTCTTATGGCTCCCGGATTCCAGCCCTTGTCATGCTCTAAAATATCATCCAACGATATATGTTTGTCTTTCGGCATTTCTACCGGCCAATTACACCAATAAAGACGATGCCGGGTCTGTGCCGAGACCAAGGCGCTATCGATCTCCACCGGCTCTACGCCCAGCTCCTCCGTTATCACTCGGCGATGCTCGTCCCGCATCCGGACGTTCTCGCCCAAGAACAGGATCTTACCTTTGGTCTCCTTCTTTAAATACCTTACGATGTCCGAAAAGCAGAAGAAAAGCCTTCCCCTTGCGTCCATAAACCCCTTACCCTTACCTGAGCTAGAGAAACTCTGGCAACAGAACCCTCCCATGACCAGATCTATGTCTTTCCAAGGGATATCCCATGTTCTCCAGTTATTGACATCCCCTAACTGGATGATATTCGGAAAATGTTTTTGACTTACCTTTATGCATGTCTTGTCTATCTCCGAGGCGTAATAAGTATCTATAGGTATGCCGGCCCTCCGTAACGCTAGATACCCACATGATATCCCGTCAAATAATGATAATACTTTCATATTATTTATCGTTTAGGTATATAATCACTTTAATTGTGATATTACTCTAATAGCATAGAAGGAAACGCCCTTTCTCTCATCATTTGGATAAAACTCATTCCCGTTATAAGTCACTAACCATGCTTTCTCATAATTATATTGAGTGCTAGTCCAATAACTTGTAGTGCCTTCGTCTATATCTAATCCATCGATAAGAGACATGCATCTGTTAATCTCATCTAAATTATTTATGATCTCCATCCATTCTCCCACTGATGCCAGATATCCCATTTGCCCGTTCTTGAATTGAGTAACAGTACATTCATAAGCGGCACTAGCATGCGTATATTCCGCGATACTTTGTGTGTTTTGAAATCCATTAAAATCTTTTTTTGCTTCATTACTTGATGTTATTGTAGTTACTCCTTGGATCAATCCAGTCGTATTAGACCAGCTTCGATTCTTAAGCTCAATACCTGAAATAACGAAGCTGCTGTTGTCGCTTATCAACGCCACTCCTACGGCGTCGTTTCTCCACGAATAATTCCATTTATCACTAGTATATAACTTGCCATTGGTGTGTAAGATATATATACCGTTTGAAACGGTTTGACCGCCTATCATCCTTCTTCTCATATTCTTCTACCTTGCTAATGTATGTTTATAATTCTAAGTTTATCATATTCTTCAGTAAGAATCCCATGATCAAACAATTTGCTAGCGTCTATTTCAAAGTCCCTATATTTGTCAGTTATATTGATATCAGCCCACATGTTCAATCTCCCCTTATCATCCAACTGCATATGGATAAAGCCTTTTGTCACCTTCTTCCCGGCTTTAAGAGCCTCTACGTCTTTATCGGTAATCTTTTTCATGCTTTTAATATTTTATCGTTACAAGTGAACTACTCACGCCTAAAGTCAGGGAAATTCACGCTTAATCCTTAAATTCATCTTTCATCCTGATCTTTATGCCCCCATATGATAATTCCTTATGAGCTGTGACAAAATAATCAACCGCATCTTCATCTAATAAACTATGCGGACACCTTTCCCATACAGGACTTTGATCTAGATGATCCCATGTAGCTACAAGCAACTGATTCTTGTCATTATCAACAGTTATTTTATATGTCCCTATAGTAGCCTTACGTTTAATGATCGCTCCATTTAACATCTGCTTCTTAGCCCAGCTCCATGAACCTCTCAACCCAAATGTCCTTATAACCCAGTCATTTATCTTCTTCATTTCAAGTTATTTGTTAAAAGCGTAATATAAATATAAATACATAAATTGGATAGGGCTATTCACCATACCCTTATCAGTAGGCTCGTCATACTTGTCAAGCCAAAGACGAAGCGCTTCCCAGTCGATATCCCGCCGGTCACAGACCATGCAGGCTAGGTTAGCCCCGAACAGATCCCCTCCGCCACGTAAAGACTCGTTAAATCTCTTGGCTAGCCTTTTCTTGAATCCTTTATTGTACCAAATACCGGAGGTAGCGGCATAACAGTAATAAGCGTTGTATTTCATTTTCACACCCATCTTCTCAAACAATGGTGTATGCCATATCCGATCTAAAAAGAATACTATTCCACGATATATGAAGGTTCGGAGATTTTTCCTGTATTCTTTCCCCAAGAAATTATCCACACAAGATATAGTCCCGCCTGAATAATACCAATTATTGGCGCCTCTCTTAACCTTATCCGTCATCTTGAATTTATTCTTTCTGTCTTCCACCCTATCCCAAGGTTTCAGCTTATCCTCATTAAATGTCGGGCAATAATGATAGTAATGATTGATCCATGACAGATATGGGTTGTATATCGTGTATCCATTATCGCTGACATATGAGTTCATATCATACCCAAGTTCCTTGGCTAGAATAGATCCCTCATCAGCTAATACCTTCAATATCGGGTTCAAGTTCCATATCTGATCTTGACTGACGAACATCGAGTAACATGGGTCCTCATCCTCTCCATACCATCCTCCCATCCCGCTCACTATTTTATCCAAATCAAGCGAATAATCTTTCCCGGGTAAAAAATCATCTCTAAGAAAAAAACCTCTATATGGGATCATATCATGTATGCCGGGTTGGTCGTCAAATATGAACTTAGCGTTCTCGGTCAATCTAATCAATGTTTGCAAGACAGAGGATATATCTATGGGTGCATATTCACACCCATAGACCTTATTATTTATCCAAAGATATTGAAGGAGCTCGGCTATATTAATAGTCCCGTCCTCCACATATCCCGTCTTGTTGTCGAAGTTTATTTTGGCTAGAGGTATATTACTCCCTTGTGGTTGGTCACTTTTTTCATTACAACAATACACGAACCTGTCAAAGAATATATCTTTCCAGCCAAAATATTTATCACTTAGCGTCATGAGCCTATTTCTTATCGTATAATGACATGACGTTAATAAGATCAGCCTTTCTGCACATCCCCTCAAGTTTATTAAAGCCATCCATATTATCTCCACTGACGATAATAGTAGGATATACCTCTATACCGTACTTGGATATCTCCTCATCCGTGGCTTTGTTCTCCGGGATCTGGTTTAACGTGACCTCACCCTCATACTCCTGTAACGTGTTGGCGATAATATATCGCATGTAATCGCTGTACTCAGCGTCTTTCTTCGTGAAAAAATCAATTCTTACCATTTTTAAATAGTTTTTAATTTGTTAATAATTAAATCCGCTGTAAATATAGCGTTATCTACCTCATCTACACTCAACCTCCTCCCATCGAAATCGTTGGACAATAAATCTTTTACGATCTGATATCTTCTCAACTCCCAATCTATGTCTATATCAAAATTAAGATGCCTTACACAATCATAATTCAGCTCCTTACGATTCTTATCAAGGTACTTAACTATCGGGAATGAAGTACCATTGTCAATAGTACGTGCGATCACATTAATGTACCTACCAGTCCTTTTGTCAATAGCTTTTAATTTCTCGTCTACTATTATTTCTCCTGATCCTTCCATTCTATTAACCCTTTGTTATGTTTATCGTAATATAATAACGCTATGGCGTTCCAACAAATTTGTGCCAAATGCATCAGCCCTGTCTCCTTATCATATCTCTCGCCTTTCATGTACGCCGTCATATGGCGAAGTAAAGCCGCTCTATATCTCTCAAATCCATCAGGTATATTCTGCCATGAATTGTCGGCGTATTTCTTAGCCCCCTCCGTATATACCCTCACGATATCCTCTATCTCAGCCAAAGGAAGGAGATCCCACCGAAGCTTGCCGTCGGCCCGGTCGTCCTTGCCGCTGCCGTCTTTCCCTACGAGCGGTCCGCTTTCCACCACCGCGTCTCCTATTTTTGGCTTCCCGAAATTCATCGCCTCATCTGCCGTCTCATCATCAATAAGCCTTAACTTGATAGCCCTGCTTAACGAGACAACCATCTCCTCATCAACCCAAATAAATTTATATGTCTCATCAAATAACGGTTCTATTTTCATTATCCCCGTATTGTCGGCGGTTTCAAGTACCTCAAATACCTCACCATCATAAACAACCTTGTCGTATTTGCTAAATTCCTCTTTCATTTCAAACTCCTTTTTGTTTTATTAATAAAATTCACTAAGATCCCTGCATTCCGGTGTCTCTCCTGTCATAGAATAAAGCTCACCAGATGATAGATATACGCAATGCGAGGTCTTCCCGTCCCTCCACTCGCTTTGCTTCGTAATCCCGCAAATAGCGCAGCGTTGGATCCCCGGGCCTGCCTTTACCCACGAGTGCCGTACGCTCCTCTTCCTTGTCCTGTTGGTGTCGTCAAGTTTTCTCATGATTAATCCTCCAAGGTCGTTACAATTTTATCTTTCCCGATAATAACCTCATTCCCGCTCCTTACATCAAAGCATTTCCCCTCATCTGCCTCCTTGAAATAAAGAGCGCCATTGTACTCGAACAAACCGAAGCCATAATCGTCTAGCTTCATTTCGTTAAGTCTCTTGAATTTGTATATTTTCCCCATATTTTCTGTATTTTTTATATTTTGTATTACTAAACACATCAAAAAGATAGATAAGATCGCTGCTATTATCCCTCCATAAAATTTAGTCGAATCATTCTTTTCATTTCCTTCTACTATCAAATAGATAGAACACGCCATTATTATAAAGGTAGATCCTAGTCCAATCATAACATTTTCTTTGTTTTCAAAAACTCCATCATATCCTCTGCGCTAAGCTGGAAGCCTGCCGCCGCCTTATGACCTCCTCCCCCGGGATAGGTTTTATGTGCCAGCGCCGAGACATCCACCTCCTCTTTGGTGGTATAGAATGAACATCTAAAGAATCTTCCGTTCCAGCAAAATGGCATCATCAGATCATGTCTCTTAGGGTTATACATAGATTCAAATGTAGTAGAGTTAAACTCCGTGGTATTCATACATATAGCCTTGTACCCAAATACATCAGCCTCGAATGAGAACATATTCATCTCCCCTCTGTTTTTCTCTACTATATACTCTATTATAGCCTCCCCGTTATTTATCATATCATTCACTAAGTTGTTATCGGCTTTATCTAGTACATTCTTAACAATGTCTACATCAAGACCGCAATATCCCCTCATCCCGTATTGGAACGCCATGACATCACTCCACTCGAACCGGTCATGATCCCATACATCATAAGCACTCAATAATTCTACCACATTAGGAGTTTTGATGTCATCGAAAAGATATTCCCACGTAAGCTCACAGGCCGCCGTCCCTATACACCTCTTGCCCTTTACCTCGTAATCCCTCATATCGTCTATGGCTGTCTTATGATGGTCTATCCATATGACATCTGTACCTTTATCCTTCCACTCATCGAAAAGGAATCTTGTTCTGTTTCCAAATGACACGTCAACTACAAATACCTTATCATATTTATTCACGTCAGGTATTTCCTTGCCATAATTGTAAGGAAGAAGATCAATGTTACCTTTGAAATACTTTTTTACTATAGCCGCTGACATTACTCCGTCAAGATCAGCCTCATGATATATACATCCTGTCATAATCTATTGTTTTTAATTAAAAAATCTATGTATTCTTTTATCTCCTTATTTCTATCATTATCCCAGTCAAATGTCTCGTTTATGAATTTGAAGTACGATACTGGGATCGAATGTAACATCCACCCACTATACTTTCCAAATGTCATTACCGTAGAGCCAAGGGGATGATCCGGCCTCCCGGGTACAGGGGAGGCGGTAATGCCCTGCGCCAGCCCCCTCCTTCGGTCTTTCTTGGCGGCCTTGATATCCATATCCGTTTTCGTTACCTTATCCCCCATCGGGATATTAGTGATTAGTTTATCGCCGATAAACATCCCCCATCCATATCCCTTGTAGTTCTCTATGCTAAGACCCCGTATATCGCCGAATCTCGAAGAGTTATCGCAGCAGTCAACCACCATCGCACTATCCTTTCCATCCTTGATTCTCACGGCTCTACCAATGGCTTGGTACCATGTAGAGAACGAGAACGTAGGTCTACCGAATACCACGCAGTCCAGTCCGGGATGATCGAATCCGGTTCCGAGGGCGGAATAGTTGAACACCACCTGCGTCCCACCTGACTTGAACCTCTCGACTATAGCCTCCCGTTGTTTCTTTGGCGTGCCTCCGTGAACTACCTCCGCCATGCCAGCGCATATCTTGGCGTTTATCCATTCGGCGGCCGTATTACAGCTCTCAACAGAATCCATAAATACCAATATAGACTTACAGCTATTCTTTAATATCATCAATCGGCGTAAAATAAGGTTGTTTAAGCCATTTTTTCTCACCGCCTCACTAATAGACTCAGCCGTATATTCGGAGCCGTTAGAATTAAGCTTAAGGGCATCTCCATTGAAATCCCATGTCTCATATTTAAGAGGTGTCCAAAATCCTTGCCTTATCATCTCCTCTACCTGTATCACGTGAATCAGGTTCTTGAAATATACCGGTCTCATACGAGTGATGAAATTAAGTTGGGAATATGATATCTGTCCTATCGACATGTTTTTAAGTCTACATGGCGTGGCTGTAAACCCTATCACCTTTCTCGGCTTCAGCTCATTCATGAATGTCATGAACTCACTGCCGTCCTCAGGACTGTATCCGGCATGAGCCTCATCTATCAATACATTTCTGATTCCCATCTCCTTAAGCTGCCCAACAACCTTCTTGATAGACCCTAACGTGGCGTATATCATGTTAGACAGCTCTTTCTTGCCACAGGAGGCGGAATAGATGGTAGCCGGTATGCCATATGATGTAAGCTTATCATAATTCTGCTGTAGCAATTCTTTTGATGGTTGTAATATTATTGTCTTGTCTCCCATCAATCTAGCCGCTTCTGCTATGAGGATCGATTTACCGCAACCTACAGGCCCTACGATCAATACCGGATCATGTCTATCAGAGTTTATGTAATCAGAGATGCTTTTAACGCAATCCTCTTGATATGGTCTTAGTTTATATATCATTTGGATTTATAGTTATCAAAAACAGCCTTTACGTATTTTAATTTCACTGGGCATTCACGATCGTCAAACATTTTTACCATCAATGTATCCATCGTCTTACTTATAGCTATCACCTCTCCCGTGCCCACCTGGGTATGGACTATATCACCTACCTTTATATCGCATTTAATCATGATCTAGTTTCTTATTAAATTCCTCTATCTTGCTCCTATCTGTCTCATTCACCATCTCAGCCTCTTCCTTGAATATGTCATACCCTTCCCGGATATTGTCTCCAACCATATTCTCTATCATCTCCCTTAGCTCATCGCTTCTTACGGCGAAAGATATTTGGAACGATTTACTTGTGCCTTTCATCAGGTAATCAATCTCCTTCTTACATTCTGTCATTAACCGATCCAGATTATCGAACTTAACGAACTTGGAGTTGCCGTTGGCTTTCCTTACCCCATCCTTGAAATCCTCCAATATCCCGTTAAATACATCCGCCATACACATCATGGAATGTAGCCATACCAGCATATTGAATTTATATTCATTATCAGCGTTATTCATCAAACTCACCAAAGACTCGCTTTTTGTCAACATGATCTTCGATTCCCGGTCTACGATATCCTTTATCTCCTGCCGGTATTTCATGGCGCCAACGAAATCCATCTTAGAATAACATTCATTTGATTTCTCTACCAATTTCCTGATATCCTTTCTAGACATCAGAAGATCCAATACCTGTTTTTCTCTTTCGTTTCTATCCATAACCAATTATTTATTGACACAAATATAATTAAAGCCTAGATGTTTACCTAGGCTTTTTAATAAAGTTATTCTTTTTTATTCTTTCTTTTTGAATCATCCCAATCCGATGAGTACCTGCATGTCCCTTGTTTATGGATTGAGAAATCGCACCAAAAACACAAGGGCTTGGGGCGGGGTTCAAGGCAGGCCGGCTGGCGTCCCATGAGGTAGCGTGTCTCATACTTATACCCTTGTTTGGCGTCGTCCCAAACGTGAGCTTGATAGCTATCTACTTTATTTGTCTCGAAATCATACATGTCAAGGAGAATATCGTTAAGTTCCTTGACCGATCTCTCTACTTTCTCCTTATCTACCTTCACGTTCTGATTGTCCAGCATGCGGGTAAAGAAATAGCTGCACATATCCGGCAATACCTTATATTTTCTGAGTATGTAAAAGGCGTATATCGGATGCTGGAGATTGTGAAGCAGCTTATCTTCATCGAATAACTTTCTCCCGGACTTCCAGTCTATCGTATACATAGCTATCCTGTCTTTTGTCTTATACTCTCCACGCCAGTCCACCGATCCTATGATATGTACCTTATCGTACGTCACGCCATCCAAGGTAAGGGGCTTGGGCAGCTTATAGGGCAGGACGAAGCCCTCCTCCACGCCGGCCGGTCTCGACCCCCGGATCACCTTCTCCATTGGCGTAAGATCGGACCATGCCTTCTTATAATTGCCAGCAGCATCCTTCTCAAACAACCCCACAATCCATCTTATTAGTCTAGCCGCATGTTGCATAGACTCGATCTGGGATTTTACGCTATCAAAAGGAATCTTCTCTATATCCGCATAGTAATTGAAAGCCTTACTCATATCCTCATAAGAAGGTCTACATCCGTTCTTGAAGAAATACTCCATTGTCTGGTGGATAACCGTACCATATGACGTAGCCTCGTGCTTCTCCGTGGATCTATTCCCTTCCACGTAAGTCTTATACCATTTATATGGGCACTGGACGAACGTGTCTATCTGCGAGTAAGAGGCGGCGAGAACCTTCTCTCCGTTTATAACCTTACATAACAAATTATTCTCCGGTATTACCATAAAGCTTATCTATTTTTATGTCATGTCCGTATAAATCCATTAACAGGTTTTGTAGATGGTGAAGATCCTTAATCTGAATAGGATCGCTTAGGTCGTCTCCCAGATCCCTAAGGCTAAGATAATACCCATCATCAAAAATCTCTATAGATATTCCGTAGCCTCGATATACATCCCGCCCCTTATCACGCTTGAAATAGATAGTATCAAGTATATTATCATCTATCTCAATAGGCATGACATCATCTTCCCCGGAATACCATTTCATTATCCCATCATCAACCTCACGTTCAAGGATTAATGACCCATTTTCATTACGCATACCGGTAACGCACCCTACTCTCCATATATCGCCAGCCTTGTCCTTTACAAGATTACCTGGTCTTAATTCCTTAACCGAAATCATATTCTTCCTCCTCATGATCGTCATCGCAATCATCGACAAGAGGGGTCTCTAACCCCTCTTCCCAATCATCATATCCGAAGTCCATTACTTACTCTCAAGCCAATCGTACAACATATCCACAAAAATCCCTACAGTTAGTTCATCGACAGATTTATCGCCAAAGACATCATCCGGTATCCTTATATCCATCTTTTCTTCAATCCCTATCAATACCTCTAATAAATCAAATGGATCCATAGCTAGATCAGATGACAAATTACTGTCTTCTCTTACATCGTCAATTACCTCTATATTATTAATGTAATTGAACTCATGCATTTTCTCGAATATCTCTTTCCTCACTATCTCCAATATTTCATCTCTTTTCATAATCCTCTAAATAATCACCCAACATATTTATAAGCTCTCCTACCGTCAATTTGTGATAAGGCTTGACGCCAAGTGCCTCATCGGGGATACAATTACCCGTTTTCTTTTCTACTTCCATTATGACTTCTGCAAAATCAAAGGAATCCATAGCCATGTCCATATCCAGCTCATCCTCGTTCATTATCTGAGCGGCATGATCAAGGCCATTAAATTCACCCATCTTCTCGAATATTGTTTCCTTGACTACTTTTTCAACTTCTTTTCTTTCCATACTAAATCGACATTTTCAATCTTCTACCTAATTCTTTTTTTATATCTGATATCCTTTCGATATCCATCTTAACATCGCCCGTAATGGAGTATTCCTTATCCATCCTCTTGGGGGGATCCGGAAGCCGGCTTATGGCGAACAACCATGCCAGTTCCTTGTTCTTGTTCTCCCTAAGATATAGATCGGATGTCATGCCATACATTTTTATGATCGTATCGAATAACGTTGATTCCGATAAGCTCATATGTACGCTATAGACATTTGATGGCTTCCATATAAGGTTATCCAACCTCATCGTATACTCACGTTTAAGATCTATGTGGGATATTACGGCTCTTACTATAGGTTCTTCCTTGAAGTTAGTATTAGCCACGAACCATACGAGCCGTTTCTCTACCTCCTTGATAGCTCCTGTATCCTTACCCATATCGTTATATACCCCAACGATACGGTCCCGGATCCCCTCGACCTCCGGTGTCAGACCGGGTGTCTCTATCAGCATCAGCAGCGATCCTCCCCTTGGTGTTATCTTCCACTTCCCGTTCTTTTGAGGCTCGATATAACCAGACGCCTTATAGCTGTCTATTTTCTCTTTTGGAATGACGTCAGCCATCTCCTCCTTTTGCCTGATCATCAAAAGATACCCGACATCAGACATCGTTAATCCTGATGTCATCATCTGCTCGAAATTTATATACATATGCAAATAAGTTAAAATATTGACCTAATCTTTCTAGCTACCCTCTCGACTATATCGGGATGATCATTTCCGTTATATATATCTATTAGCGTATCTATTATATGTAACCTTATGTTTCTCTTTGATGGACGAAACCAAAAATCTCCATTTTTTTTGTTTACAGGTTTGAACATCTTCAGTTCTGGTATAAGATAACACGCTACACATGATCTTTCGGCAAGTGATAATTCAACCGCTGCCCTTTCTATTGCTCTACATATAAGCGAATAATTACCATTCTTTATTAAATTGTAAGCCCTTGTCAACACCCTAAGGGCGTCTGCTTTCGATAATCTCTTTCCCTTTTTCATATTGTTTAACTGTATAAGATTCATTAGCCATACCAACCCTACCAACTGATATGGATTGATTTATTGATTGATTAAGATGCCCTATAACCGACATCTTGGCTCTAACCGTATTAGCGCATCTTAGAAGGATTCGATAATCCTCTAAAGCCCGCTCGTACCTTACATCCACCCTAGCTCTTTTATCGGCGTCGGTCATACTCTTGCATGTCCCGTCTTCTCTCAGGCTTATAGCGATCTTATCCCGTATGATCCTGATATCATCCTCGGCTATCACCAGCTCAGCGTCAAGAACGCCTTTGTAGGAGCTAAGAAGATCCTCTACCGCTACAACCTCCCGCTTTAGATTCTCCAATTCCAATACCATAGAGTTGTCGTTCATCCTCTTATACTCCTGAACTTTTTTGGATACCTCCTCGCAGATGTTAATGATCTCCTTTTCCCGTTCCCGGTTGATGATATACCTGATGCTGTATTCAGACATCTCCTTTAAATAGGATATAATCTCCCGTATGCCCATCTTATTCTCGGTGGAGAAGTTGGCTTTTAACAACATCTCCATGCCTTTCATAATAACAAGCAAATAATTCTTTCTAAGTCTCATGATTAATATGGTGTTTCGTCATGTACTATATTGAAATCATCACTGGGCGGTATGTATTGCTGCTCCAATGGAATACTGGGAGGCGGAGGCGGTAGCGTAACGACTGTCGTGTCCGGCCTCCCACTGCCTACAGGGGCATCCGAGCCTCCCGGTCTTTCTTGGCGCACCACCCCTCCATCAGGATAATATCGCTCATATCCTTTCATGATATCTACATGTATCGCATCAATCTCTTCTAACGATCTCTGACGGACTTTTACTATATGATGGAATATAAGTCCATCTACACGGAAAGAGCGCCTTGATTCACTCTTAAAACGTTCCAGATTAGGATACCAGCCTTGCGGGAATTGCATGTATGATGAATATCCGTATCTTTTTGGGATATTCAACGCTACCATAGCCGTACACAATTGCCCCAATGTATCTGATTGATAGAAATCAGATTGTTTTGGCATATGGTCCTTAGGATCCCGTCTTCCCTCAATATCACGGTTAAGTTGTGATATTATAAGAAAGAATATATTGGGAAAAGTTCTTTTAGCTATATTACACATGGTTATCAGACTATCTATATTCCTCTTAGCGTCACCCGTGCCTTGTATAAGAGCTGTATGATCTATGGATACAAATACCATTTTCTTATCCTTGTTCGCTGGCATATAACTATTCCATAAGAAGTTCTGAAGCTCGTCTACTGTCGATGGTTTAGGGATGTATGTTATTCTGCTGGAGTTTTCCTCCTTAAGACATTTCTGCATTTCCTTTATCTCTTCATCAGACATCTCGTTAAGGAGAATATCTTGTATATCCTTTCCCATTTTTTTTGATAGTGAACGTAACATCAAATCCTCTGGATTCATTTCAAATTCACATCTGAGCCATACATAATCATCAGCTTGGGGATTGATATTAACATTCATTACATTGCTCATAATCTTCTGAGCCAAATAAGACTTGCCCACTCCGGGCCTAGCGCCGATAGCCACCGCATGTTGTGGGTAGAACCCGCCCAGCAACGCCTTGTCAAGATAAGCGTATCCAGTACGAGCCGGGAGAAGCTCTCCCGACTGATACTTTCTTATCCTCTCATAGGCATCCATGATAATCTCCTTGGATGACCTCCATATCCTATCCTCACTCATCCTCTTGCGTTTCTATCGCCAGCCGTATCGGATTTAGACCCTCTGTTAGCTGATCTTGATTTATATCTAAGTCCTTTAGCCGTATGGCATAAATCCTTTCCCTTCCGATAGGCTTTACCTTTCAACTTATCGGTCTTGTAGTTCTTGCGACCCAACTCCCGTCTCTTGGCTTTCTGCTCAGGGCGGGCGTTGATCTTCTTATCCGTCTCGGCTTTCTTTCTTCTGGCCTCCGGATGTGTCCTATAGTATTCAGTCGATCTCCCCATCCTCGTCCTCCTCGTCATAATTATAATCCTCTACGATAATATCCTCTCCATCTAAATATGAGGCTTTATCTCCGAGTCTGCTTCTCATGCTCTCGTAAGGATCATCTCCGTCCTTTATCTCCCACACACATACGTATGGACCTATTATATCACTAAGCATCTCTGCCCGGTTCTCGCTGATGCCTTTTTCTATCATCTTATCCTTGCAATAAGATTTGTTGTACACCGATCCTCCAACATAAAATTCTGTTGGCTTATGAATAAAAATTACTTTCATTTTTTATTCTATTGATATTATTGCCCAAATTTATTTGTTTTCACCTACATAATCTCCATAACTCATGTCTGTATCACAGACTACCGTATTGGTTGTATTGTCTACCACATGAAACAGAAACTCCGGGCATCCGTGGCAGGCGTTACTCCCGATCGCCACCGCTCCGTGCCTAGAGCAAGCCTTACCTATCGTGGTACCCTCATGTATCTGTATATGGTTCTTCCCATATACCTTGATATGTCTCATAACATTAAGCAATGATAATAAGGACATCTTATACGGAGACACATGCTCTTCTGGTATTCCTAGCTCACTGGATAACTCTTTGTAAAAGTTTTTCCTTTCATAACTCGACTCTTTCAAGAACCTATCGATCTCAATAGCTGTTATATCCATGGCCCTAAGAAGCTCTGGTTTCGCCAATCTCCCTACTGGTTTACCCATCGAATCAGACCTCATCCAAGCCCCACACTTCTCGCACCCTACTTGCTTCCCCTCTACCGTATTTATCATAGTGGACGGGTTCTTGCAGTATGGGCATATGGACCCGTTTAACATAGCTTTCTGGGCTAAAGACAATTCTTTCATACCGTCTCCTCCATCTTAACATTAAATAGATTGCAGAATCTATTAAAATTCTTGTTTTCTATTTTCATGTCCTCCTCATACCTGTCAATTGACTTGATGAAATCATTGTAACAGTCCTTGCACATCCATTGATTGATCACCGCCACGTAATAACCTACGGATGTAGGTCTGTTACACATATCGCAAATACCTAAGCACCCATATCTGGTAAGCTTATCCATCATCTCCTGTCTTGTTATTTCAAGCACCTTGAATCCCTTGTAATTATCAACTACCTTTGCCATTATTGTAAATTTGTTTAATTATAAAATAATCCGCTATATCCATCCCCTCATCTATATTGGGTTTTGATTCTAGAAAATCACTTATCTCTATATTCATCCCCCTCATATCCTTGTCTACCTTCTTTCTCCATTCGTTGAAAGCGTCGCCCTTATCCGGGTACAGGACTATCCGCCTCCTACCCAATGTCTCTACCATCTCCCTCTTCAACATATGGATACCGCCACAGGCCATGAACAACCTACTAGGGTACACGATGTTGCAGATAACAGCCGTCTTCTCTGACTCTACTATATACACCGGAGCGTCATTGGGATAGAAGTTGATAAGGAACTCCCCGAACAGGCATTGCCTAAGCAGGTAATCCTGACCGTCCAGTATATGCACCCAACATACATGATCCATGGGAACCTTTACCCTCTTCCCGTCAGGCCCGTAGTCCATTATCTTCCCGGTTCGCACCACCCAATTCTTATCCAGTTGCCAGAACACACAGCACTTACCCCAGTCCCCGAATCTCATCATCCCCACCTTATACAAGCTAAATGCCCTATTGGTATGATACGATCCGAAGATATTGGATAGATAATCCTGAAGATCGGATGTCTCGAAAGGATTAAGCGTCTCAAACATCTTGCTTACCGGAATGCAGTTGGCTATATCCGGATCTACGGGAGGTCTGTACCTCCTTAATACTTTGTTAGAATCGGTAAAAAGATCATTGCTCCCAAGCTCATTGCCTGTTGGGTATTTAAAATAACCACATTTATTTTTATGATCACATACCCCAAACTGCTCCCCTACTATCTGTCCGGTGGTTACATCTACGTACGGCGTAAAGCATCTATCCCTGCCGCATTGCGGGCACGTCAGCTTTCTTCTTGGCTTACTATGATCCAATTCATATCTGTGAACGCTCTTGTCAAATTCCCTAAACTCCATTATCCTATCCTCTCACTCATGATTCGATAAATATAATCTCTCAGTGATTCTTTTCTTATCAAGTTATTCAATTCAAAATCACTTTCTATATCCAAAGATCCTATTCTTGATGTAACCGTATAATTAGTTTTCTCGAACTTATACTTCCCTTGAAGATATACTACGGTAGCCATATTCAATATAGGGTTGTCAGTCTGTCTCTTCAACTTATATTGGCTGGTCTTTGCGGTAGGATCACCCGGAGCGAAGTTATATATCTCCTCTATCTCCAATATCTTTCCATAGTTCTCCAGTATCATTCTTCTATATAACTCAAGTTGGAAAGCATACTCGTCATAGAAATTGCCTTTCCTGTTTGATTTGAAGTCCAATATAGCGAATATCCTCCTGCATCTCTTTATCTTCTTTTTCTCCGTCTTAGGCTGACCTTTCTTGGCTCCCGTCTTATAGGACTCTCCTGTCTCGACCTCTATCTCCACCATCTCCGGCTCGCTATCCATCTCCACCACTGCGTCCACCGAAGAAGCTACTTTCAATCTCCTTGACCTCAACATCTTCTCGATCAATACAGGTTTTACATGTCTTTCCTTGCAGAATATGGCAAATGATATCAGATCCTCTATCAGCTCATCAATGTTATCCACTAATATCCGCTCCATCCTATACTTGTCTATTCTTAGCTTAGCCTCCTTGACAACCTTCCTTATCCATGTCGGGATCAGCTTTATCTTAACCCCAGTCAGATACAACCCAAACAGATAATGCATGATAGTACCTAAATCAGCCCTGTAGTTAGCGTACTCATCAGGATCCTTACCCTTGAGCCTCATCTCATTCTTCCACTTCTCCAAGGCTCCGGACGTATCACAATACCCATTGGCGATATTGTTAGTGGCTCCATCGTATATAATAGGATACCCATCAACATCCATCTCATAATATACACGCTTGCCAGCGACAGTCATTCTATATAACACAGGTGTCGGGATATCCTTGATCCATTCAGCGGCATAATACTGTTGCTCTGTCTCCAGATCATACTCAACTTCCATCTCCTCCTTAGGCTCGTTTTTAGGCTCTTCAGCAGGCTTTTCCTCCTCAGCTATATCTTTCTTTGGGATCGTTGACAAAACGTCTAATATGCCAAAGAAAGCGGTAAATTTAGGATCTGTATGATATGATCTTAATACTGGTAATGATGATCGCCAGTAATATGATGACCGATGCTCGTCCGCTATCTTACCTAAAGCCGACCATTCCACCTCCCCATCATCCGCAATAATCACATTGTGTCTCTCGGATAAACGAACTCTCATGTCATCAAACGGCTCTTGATCGCTTATGACTTCCATGATCGTCCCATAACTATATACTGTGTCACTTATAGCCTTATATCCTAGGTCTAAAAGTAATCTTTGTTTTCTTCTATCCATGATAATAATCTGGTTTTTAATTTACCATCCTCCTCGACTCTAGGTGCGAGATCCCTCATCCTTCTGGCTGCCAACAGCCATACGTTGCCAAACTCGTCCAAGAGCCGGCTGAAATCCATCGTATCTAATAGATAATCGAATCTTGTATGCTCATCAGCCGTCAAGTAGATAATGTTATCATTATCCTCAGCAACTGATTTATATTTCCGTTTAGGGTATAAGTGGCATATATTGCCTACTCCGGGGCATGGTATATACATCCCCGTAAGGGATCTTCTTACCATACTTAATCTTGCCACATGAGCGCCAAAAAAGATGCTGAGGCTTCGTCCCTTCGGCTTGGCCTTCACCCGTATCGCCGTCCTTTCCTTTGGCGGTAGTTCCCTAGCCCGGCACGCAGGGCACAACCCCTTGCTCCTTATGGCTACTATCCTGCCGCACCTCTCACATGGTAACATCCTACCCTTCATGCTTTTTTCTTTTTATAACTTTTATTAAACTCCATAAGGCTCATAGCCCTATACCTCTTAAGCCTATTAATCTTACCCTCAGTCCAATCTTGATCCTTGAAGTTGATGATCGTGTCGAATATCTGAGCTAGTTCCCGGATATTAAAATTCCTGTTCTGTATCTTCTTATAGAATCCTGACCTACTATATCCTAGCTTGGATGCCAGATAAGTCTTATTAGATAATGTGAGGATACGATAAATCGTACCCTCCATCTTACTTATCTCCATCAACTTCTCGGCTATGGATGATGTGGTTTCATAGCTAGCTTTATTGCTTACTATTCTCATTTTTCTCCGGATTCCTGATCTTACCATCAAACTCGTAGAAGTCCATCAGTTTCTTCTCTTCCTTGATACAAGTGACAACGAAATCTGATATGGTTCCTTTCATGCCTTCCTCGAAATTCTTTTTGGCATGATCAAGGTCATTGGCCCGAACGATGTAGTTAAACGCCTTGCGTTTCTCATTGCTCGATTTCTCGTCTATCGTAATATAATCAGCCGTGACCTTATAGAACCGGTCTCCATCCATGGCAAACAATTCCGCTATCCGGAATCTCTTGATATCCACGCTAAACTCACCGGAGATGAATGGCTTCATCTCCTCTATGATCCTAGCCTCACACTCGGTATAAGAAAAGGCATCTACCAAATACTCTTCCTTTACCTTCTTCTTCATGCCGTTCTCGGCATCGGTCTCATAAGAAACCGTACATTTAAACCAATTGTGCATTTTAATCTATATTATTGTTAAACAAAGGATAATCTTTTATTCCTTCACGAATATATCTTTCCGTATCATCATCCACGCCATAAGCCTTCTTGAAAAATATCATAGCCTTATCCGTATCATTATCCACCAGTGGTAGATATTCCCTTGCAAAAAGCGACCTAAGATAGTTCATATTATCAATCCTATGTCTTATATCGGCTACTTTATCCCATATCTCGGCCCGAATTTTACTCATTTTCTTCATATTTCTCTCATATCTCTCTAGCTGGTCTTTATATTCCGCCTCAATCTTATCGTTCTTATCCTTGATAGACTTATAGGTCTCCTCGTCTTTCGTATCAAACATCGGAGTATGTTTGATATTAATTATATCCAATTTGCTGTATAGCTTTTCATTGGATACGGTGAAATCATATCTAGTCCTGTATAGATCAAATTCACTTAATAACTTAGCTATCTTAATAGCATCATTCTGATCAAGAACGGCTATATTCAAGCCCTCCAAATAGTAGAAGAAATGAGATGGAGAAATAGATTTATAGCCATACGTCTTCATGACTGGAGGCTCATCCATAAACCTGACACCTTCCTCCGCACATCTTATTACGACCAATTTCTCTACCTGCTCATCAGTAAGATCATATATCTCCTGATCGGTCATCTTATCAATTGTCTTCATCATCCTCATCCTCCGATATCGTTATAGCCTTTGTAAACTTTTGTTTATAGACCTCACTCATAAGACAGGCAAAAGCCCTATCATCCATACTAGCCATAGTATTGGCCTCTACCGTCAGATCCATCTCGATGTTCTTTACCGAGATTTCATAGTTATCATCATCTTCTTTATAGAAAATGACTTTACCACCATACTCGAAACCATCATCTTCGATCTTAACCATATCGATGATCTTCTCCAATTCCTTTACAAACTCACTCTTTTTCATATGTGTAATTTTTATGTGTCTACAAAAGTAGACATTTTGTTTTTGAATTAAATTAAATAAACATTATTAATAGTTAATATCATCCTTTCTCCTATCATTCATGTTTAGGTATATAATTACCTTATTATATTTTGGTAATTATATACTTTCACATATTGCCTATCCATCAGCCACCCGTAAGGACTGCCACCAAACTCCCTGTCCATCCGCTCCGCCGCCCCGATGATCGCCTTTCGATTCCCGAACGAGAGCCACGAAGTAATGAGCCCACTGACCTCCGCGTCCCGCCCGGAATACCGCCTTGGGAACTGGACGGGGTCGCCGGCAATAAAGTCGGCGGTTTCGTATTTGTCCGCCATGCATTTCGGCATGTCTACAAATTTGTCATTCATTGTTTATCCCTTCATTTGTTCGCATGCCAATCTTTCAAGTTCCGGTGTAACGTTGGTATTCATTATGCCTTTCAAGCAAGGGCATTGTCGCCAGACTATATCATAAATCTTTGACAATTCAATCAAAGCCTCATTGTTTGATTCAACTGTCATAATCCAATTGTCCGGCGATATCTCTATCTCCCTGCATGGTATTTCTTTCTTGCCTTTTGGCATATATCCGTTCTGATAGTCTTTTACATTACATCTACCAAAATATCTTCCAGTGAGTATTCCGTTTTCGTCCGTCTCAAACAACCCTCCTATCCATCCTATCTTATGGATGTTCTCCGTCCACGTTCGAGTGGCGAATAAAAACTTTTTTACAGGAACTTTTGAAAATGCATCAACATCATGGATACTCCCGTCCGGCTCTTTGAATATCGATGATTTTCTTTTATTCTGGCAACTCCCGTCTAAGCCTATTTTTCCCCATTCGCCATCGTCAAATCTCAAAGGAGAGATTATATCAAAACTGCAAAGTTTCTTGACGAGATTGATTTCAAATGGTGCCGAGAATCCGCTGTTACCATGAGAAGAGAACAGCGCGACAGCTTCTATTACCTGTTCGCGCATCCATTTGTTAGGACCGTCCTCTTCTTTGCTATATCCGGCTAATTCCAATTCTCTTATCGCATGTTTACATAAATTACTGTTTGCGATAATATACCGAAGAGCCTTCTTGTTGATAAGGCTCTTCTTGCTCATTTTCTTTACAATTCTTCTACTTTTTTTCATGTTTAATGTTATTTAATGCTTTAATCACCAATCTCCTCTATCATTCGTATTGTGCCATGACCATCTGTTTCGCGAAATCTTTGTACGCCACTATTTTTCGCAGGTTTGCTCGCATTCGTATTTCCCCGATACCGCCGACCGGAGACAAGGCGCCTGTATTAACACCTCTTCCCATGTTTATTCCTCCTTGTTATATAATTGCTTGTTTTTATATTCCAACATCCTTCCCATCCTCTTTAACCCAATTAACTGTATCGCAATACCAACAATACCCTGTCTTGGAATCCTTTTTATGAGAATGGGATCCACATGTGGCGCACCAATAATTATCATCCATATTGTATGTATAACTTTCATCCTCATGCATTTTGGCTATTCTAGCTACCCTATCCTCCAGCAGATCCTTTAGATAATGGCATTCGTAAGGTCTATCCTCTTCCTTTAATATATAAATATCGATATCCATCATGCTCCCCATCCTGTCCGTACACATACACTCGGCGGCATGGCGCACGTTCCCTTCCGGCATCCCCGGAACTATCTCCCGGATCACCGCCTCCATCTTCTGTTGGTATTCGGTGTCTACTTTGATCACCAAATCCTCTAATTTATCTATTAAACTCATGATCTTTTTACCTCTTTATATATAACGTCTATATCATCTTTCCTATCTACATCAATACAATGGGTATCCTTACAGTAATAATTCTTACTATTATTAAATACGCATCCTTCACAACTAGCATCACTGGATTCAACCACCTCCAGTTCTACTTCTTTCGAACCAATATTATATTTAAATATAGAGCCTATCTTATGATACCCTATATTCTCCAAAGTTATACTATTATTTATCATATCCTCATGTCCGAATACGCTGTTAATAAAATCAAGCATCTCATCATTGAATGATCCGCTTTCTTCTTGCAGCTCCCTACATTCATCCTCGGTCAATCCACAAGAAGACACCAGTTCCTCTGCGGCCTGCGTCCATCGCCCGTCGTAGGCTAGCTCCTGAACCGCCAGCCATATCCCTTGGTTCATGCCCTTCATTCTTGCCTTATCTAAAATACCCTTATCCTCCATATCCTCGATCATTTAAATTCTTGTTTATTATAACAATCTCTATATCGTTTAACATTTTATCTTTTGATGTTTTTTCTACTGTTCTTGGAATGATATTAAAATCTTTATTGCTAAGCTTATTATCCACCATAATCTCAATCAACTGCTCTATGGTAAGCCCAAGCTCATTATGGATATAATTCTTTATCGCTTTATATTCTTTACTCATGGCTTTTTATTGTTACTATTTCTATTGGCTCATTGGCGAAAGTCAATGGACCACCTATTATTCTCTCGATTGTTCCGTTGGGTAATGTTACACCATAATCATCATCCCTTACCTCATCCTCATGAACACCCGCGCTATGATCATCTAGATCATCATAAACAAGTTCCCATCTAAGCATAGGTATTTTCCATGTGTCCTCTACCCTATCATAGATAGGACAATCATTAAACACAAGCTCCTCTCCGTCTCTATTGACTGCTAAATATGCCATAAATATCCTCCTTAAATTACTATTTCCAAAAAACTATATATCCATCCTCTATATTGCTATGATATACAACATCATTGGTATCATTATCCAATATCTCATATACATCACCCGACTCATCCATTACCCCACGAAAAATGTTCTCTCTATCCAAAAAATAACATGGTTTCTGTACCTCCGGCAGAGAATTATCTAATGATATCCACTCCGATCCAATTACGGTTATTGTAGCTCCCATATGATTCTTCGTTTAATATGACTATTTTAACCTTGAATTCCAATACATGATTTATCATATCATCATCCACCATATTATCCTCATTGATAACACCTCCGCTCGCAAGATTTATGTAATCTGGTTCAGCCAAATCACATATTACCTTCCCATCCTTATCCATGATCCCATATATATAACCATCTAATCTCTCTACCATATCATTATACGTATTACAGATATAAACAATATGATAATCATTGTATTTTTTCTCGACATACTCATGCACATCCATTTCCAGAACCTCATCATCAGCACTGCCCGCATAATACTCAAGCGTATCCATCACCACTACCGGCCATCCTATCTCCTTGGACATAGTAGATATCTCGTTGATGACCTCCCCCGTTCGAGTCTCGTCATACTTTCCGTTGTTAAACTCATGCATTGCGTAAGTCAACTCATAGATATTATGGCAAATCAGCCCTATAGGTTTATTTTGCTCCTGTTTGATTCTATCTTTTGTATCCATATTTAATAGATTAATATTGTTGTAATGATTGTGACAAATACTTTTAGCCCTTTTTATTATTCTACATAGATTTGTTTTTATCACTTCTATGTCATCAATACTAAGAGATGTGTTGTTATCATCACATCTATCTAATATTGTTTGAATTGTAGCCAAATAATGATCCATATCTTAAATTGTTAATTATATTACCATCTCCCATTTCCCGGCGTAAACAGTATCTCCCCTGTCCTCACCCAATGATTCCAGTTATTTTTAAGTTCATCAATATCATACGCCTCAGCCGACTTACCGTTATCAGATCTTTTTATGACCGACATAATACTTTCCGCTTGCACGCTCCAATGACTATAACAGTCTGTCCCGCATCCGCACGCCGTGGCTCTCCCGTTATCGAACTCCCAGACCAGAGGCCGGAGGCCGCATCGTGGACACGGCAACCATTCCATTGGATTCTCCGGCTCCTCATAAGCATCAATACACTTGTACTTATATCTCTCTACCATTATGATCAACCATTACAGAATTGATTTAATCTTTCGATTCCTCATCTCATTCTTATCCTTAAACATCATTATCCTATTAACAATTCCCTCCGATTCCATGTACGTCGAGAATCCATGTATTCTTAGATATTGGATTGCTGATAGTGATTTTTCTAATATTTCCTTATATTCTATATCTGTTTTAACTGCTTTCCCCATGATCTTTTCCCTCCATTTCTTCTAATATGATTTTAACCAGATATACTACCTCGTCTATCTGGTCGTAATAAACATTCACCCCATCAACTTTATCATTGTTTTCATCATATCCATCAACCATCAAATTATCTTCCCCCGATAAATACACGGATGTTATAGATAAACAAATCAACCCGTTATCGGTAAAGATCCTTATTTCAGCCGGAAAATCATCTATATGGCCTACGCTACTCACATCAAGATCAAGCCTCCCTGTTCTCTTGATCAAATCAACCATAGCTCCATAAGCTACTACGTTCGCATTTAATAGCATTTTATTTAATGCATTTACTCTTTCTACGTCCTTCATAATCTCTAACCCCTTTGTATTACATCGTTATACGTTATTCCGTTATCTTGAATTAGTTTCATAAACTGATCTTCGGTATAAGCCAGAGATTCCCCTCTGTTAGCCCTCTCTATATTCTCACTCATCATCCCTATAGCCTGTATTAAGGCTGTTGAGGAGTTGGCTATCAATTTAGCCGCTTCCATTATCCTATTATCGTCCATAATCATATTACTTTAACTTCCTCGTTCCACAAATGTCTTTCATGTACCATGGTTATTCCTATCAAAATCCCGGTATCTTCTCCCCAATATTCAAGTATTTGATTCCTGAATTTGTGACGCAATTTTTGTATTCCTCCCTTGTTTTTATCATAAGAAGAGTAATCTGATAATCTTACTGTCTCCATCGTTTACCTCCTTCATTTGTTCGTATACCAATCTTTTAAGTTCCGGCGTGGTGTTTGTTTCTTCTTATTTTCCCCCATACTTATTTCTCATTTCATTAATATAGCTCATATACCAATCTCTTATATCCTCTTCACTATCCATGCTATACTCTTTATTGAATGGATCGTATCTGATAAACTCCTCTGTTCGGCAGAATGGGCATGGAATCTCTTCCAATGGCTTGATTAGAACACCATCATCACCTACATTATCCAGATCATACAATATGCCATCTATGCAAGTCGCGTCTGGATAATTCGCACCGAAAAGCGGGAATTCTGGACATGTGTTTCTCATACTTGTACTATTCAAATTCGTTCTCATATTCCTTTCTCCTATCCACTTCCTTTAAATTCAAACCATCAGGTGTCAATATCTTCTTTTCCAACAAATCAAAGAGAAGCATCGCCCTTGACTCCACCTCTGTTTCCCCAAATCCGCTATATACTTCTGTTGGCGAATCGTAGGCATTGTAACGAACATAGGCAGCTTCGTAGTATTCGCTATCCTTATTCGGGAAATATTGTGTCAATTGCAACCAGTCATCCCATATTTTTGATTTACTGATATTTATTATACTTGGTAGTATCTTCCCAAGCTCATGACTCATATAAGCCGGTATGAGGTCGCCTTCTTTTCTATATGAATACCTCATTGTATTTTGTGTAACTGATTCTGTTTGGGATCCCCCTCCTTTCATCTCTTTCACAAAATAAAATTCCGACTCTGAATTTACACCCAACTCATGCAACTTTAATGCAAGCTCATAAGGGCACATAAAATTTTGATATTTCATGTTATTCTATATTTTCGTTTCTGTAATCTCCTGCATAGTCCAACCATACCCTGTAATCATTTCTGTACTTGGTCGCCTTTATTTTCATATTCCGGGATATATTCTTAGGTAATTATATACAACCTTGCACCACAAAGCATGAGCGGACGCCCCGCTTCCCCGACCGCCTTACCCATACACGCCGGCTCCACCGGTAACGCCGCCCATGACATCTTGGATGTCTCTCCCGTAAATCTGATAGTGATCGCCACAGCTCTCAAATGTTACTTGATAGCTGTTTAATCCCATCCTAATTGTCTCGCAATACCTTTCATCTCGCTATACGCGATCCTGTGACATCCAGCAACCAATATATCATTCTTATAGCTATTGATCTTCCATTTGTGACCGGTTGTATCCAATACCATATCGTGTTGGAATTTACTGCCATTATGGAAGAGCTTTATCAATTTCCAAAGTCTCTCAGCTTCAGCTCGTTCTATCTTGATATTCTTGCTAGTCTCAATTATGCCATTCTTGATGCGAAGCCATACGTTAGGCTGATCATCCTCCAAATAATAATGTAGATATAACTCCAGAATCTTGCCAGACTTCCACATCTCGATCTGTTCTTCAAATTTTTTCTTGCGATCTTCTTTTTCTTTTCTTCTTTTTTCAAAAATTAAAGCCTCTTTTTTCGCCTGACTGTCTTTCCATCTCTGACATCTGGCCACATACTCAGCCCACGTTCCTTCACCACAAATCTCATCTACTATCACATTGGTCGTTCCTAAAGTTTCTAACGCTTGATGATTTAGCAATACCTCAAACACACGCTTTAACTCATGGACATATTCACTTTTAATCTTATCCGATTCATAAGATAACTCATGTTTAGTTCCGATCCAGGTGTTTGCGCTCTTTTTAAGAAGACTCTTGGGAGTACCCATATTAAAGAACTCAATATAATCCATTAGACTTCTAAATACTCCCCAAACATCCCTATAAGACAGGCTTGTTCTAACCTTCTTGTATTTCTCGATAACCTCTTTGATAAGCTCCAATTGACTGGTGATAAAAGCCATGCTGCCATCATCAGACATATTATATCCAACAGAAAATACCTTTGAACCAGTTGGTATTGCACTACGAACACAATGTTGATGTTTACAGGTAGAAGAAGAATAATACTTATCGTTAAGCAAATACGCCTTTTCACCACACTTATTTCTTACGATTCTTCCAACCTCAAAATGATAACCATAAGAATAAATACTTCTACCTTCAAAGAAAAGATTACTACCTCTTGCGGATTCTTTCTTTTCGTTTGCCCACAAATGAGCGACCATAGAGTTGTTCATATCTATTAAGTTTTGAGTGTTAATTATTGATTATACTTGCTAAAAATAACATCGACACAAGTTCCGCCAATAGCGTTTGCGTCATTATACGAATAAAAACCTTCTGTTCCCCAATCCACACCAACTGGACAACCATCTGCATGTTTTACAAAGTCATCAACTTCTTGCGCTTCCTCGTTAGATATTCCAGTGTAGTCACCATTAATCAAAGCCCCAATCCAATAAATCGGAAGCCTATATCTTATTATCTCTATATTCATAACTTTATCAATTTACAATTACTACCTTTTCATTCTATTTTATTCAATGGACCGGCATGCGCTTCCCCATTCTCATAATAAAGCTGACCCTCATACTGGTTATGATGAAGCTCCTCACGTATCGCATCTTCATCGTCAGCCCAATGTTCATATTCCTCATGCCATGACTTGAAGAAGTTATCATAACATTGTCTCATCAGATCCTCTAAAGAAAAACCCTCCGGATAAGTACACCATACATTGTAATAATCAATTATAGGTTTCAGGAGATAATAATCATAACACATCCCTGTCAATGGGCAATTATCTCCATAGTCAAACATCACCCTACTATACTTGTGCCTGTATTTGTATTTCCCATCAATATATTTACCTGACGTGGAGAAATACTTGCCCTTGATAATATATGGCATAATATTGTTGTTGATATATCTGAACAGTAATTTGCCGCATAGATTCTCAGGGAATATATCACGATGATAATCTATAGGATGTTCATAAATAGGATCTTTGTATTTAAACTCATAACTAAAATCATATCTCTCGTATCCAACTTCCCAACCATAAACATTAGTATCTGTCAGATCTTCAAAGGCTTCCATTGACTTTTTATAGTCTATGTCATAAGCATCCATACATTGCTCCATTACATTCCAACGCTCACGCTCTATGATCCTTTCTTGTGAGTCTTTTGGTAACTCATCAAACTCATACAGTTTTAATACAATCTTTTTCATAATCCCTCCTCTTTTAATATAACTAGATCCCTAATGTCAATCGAATGACATACGTACCTCCTTATGTTCACGTTTAGAGATATGATTGTGGCTATTCTCACGAACCACCACAATCCAGATTCAGATATTACTCATCCTTTATCTTTACGAATGGGTTTTCTACATAAAACTCCACTACATCCTTAGATTTTATAGATGTCACTATACCGGTGGTATCCACAAATCCATCTGTCTCATCCATTGTCAAATCTTCTATTTTATCTCCCGGCAGAAAACAAAGATTATAGTCTTGATCAATATACATAATCATCTTTAACCTAACCATGTCATCAATGACGCCTTTCATTCTCTCCACAACATCTAATTGATCATCAGTAAGCATTAATTTACTTTTTGAAGATTTTACTAATCTCATGTCTCCATTCTTGTCAACTACAGTCAAGTCATTGAATTTATACACATCTTCACATGTTCTGTAATATGTTTCCTTACAATAAATTTTTCCTTTATTATCTATTTCAACATCAAAACATTCCAACTTACACTTGACAGCTCTTCCGTTTTTGTATTTCCACACATCACCTATTGGAGCGAATCCGTATAATGACTCAAAAACATCATATATTGATAGTTTTGTCTTAGGGATGCTCTTATCCTTTTTAAAACATTCTTCGGACGAATAAAATAATTTCCCATCTAATGTCTTCTCAGCCCTACATCCTCCCCATGTTCCTACATATCTAACTACTCCATATGTAAAACTGATCAAGATTTTATCAATCTCAAACCACTTTAATTTTCCTGACATATCGTCAAAAAGATATCCACTCTCTAGATAAACCGATAAATGCTCTCTTATTTCCATAACAATTTATTTTTTAATTAAACAACATCATTTGCCTTGATCGCTATCAGTCTCAATACTCCTCTAAGTATCATGGTTTTCATGATACAACTCATAATATTACATTGAACTTCTCATTTAAACTATCTAAAGCTCTTTGATACTCCTCTTCCTTGTCGAACTTAATTTGAGTACTGTTCTCCAAACCAAAGGACAGGGTGAAGGATATAACCCAGCCCGATCCGTCCACGGCCTGCCCCTTGGGCCCCCACGACATCACCTGCTTCTTGGATATATACCAATTTCCTATCTGCACGAAGTCAGGATAGTTGTTAGTCAAATACCTTATCTGGATATTCAAACAATCGAAATTATCAAAAGAAATTATGTGATATTTGCTCCTTATCCGTATCTTCAGAAACGGATTGTTCCCGTAATATGCGGCGAATGCCGACACCACGGACATAGGATACCTTACGCCTTTTATTATCACCCATTTCATATACAATACCTCCTTATATTAAACTATTTAATATAAATTCATCTTCCTCCGTTCTCTCATTCATAGGCTTATTTTGTACCGTTTTGACAAGATCAAGCACTTCATCCCAAGTCCTTTCTGATAGCGTCCCATTATTTATGCCACAACACCTACATCCACTAGAAAATACCGGTATCATACTTCCATCACACATCCTAACGAATTTATATCCTACATATTCATTGCATAAGAAACATCTTCTTACTGGGATAAACCTTATTCTACCTCTATTAATGATACTTATTAATACCTCACGATTCATATTATTCCCTTAATTTACGTTTAACCTCTTTAACATACATAGGAGAATGCAATCCCCTATGCAACTTTATAGCCCGATCTATATCCTTTTTAGGATTGTGGTGAGATTGATATATCTCGAACATTTCCCTAGCCTTGACAGGATTCGTTCGATCTTCGTATCTATATCTCCTTTTCTCCCTTTTAAGGCGCAATATCCTATTAACCTCATCAACATATATCCTTTTCATTTGCCACCTCCCTAAAGCCCCGGATGAGGCGTTATACGCCCGATCGTCATTCCTTGACTCCACGAAAGACAAGGCGGCCGCCAGCCTATCCCACACCCGTGCCTCGATCACGGCCGGCTTCGGGGCGAGGGGCATGCCTCCGCTTCCTTTTGGCGGTGTTAATATTATCATCGCCATCACAAGTAAGTATCTTATCATGTTTACTTGTTTTTATAAAACTCCTCCCCGAATTTCACATTATCCACATAATCTTCCATGCACTCATGAACAATTATATGAATATCACCCTCCGTATATGTTACCTCGGACATCAGCCTCTCATTAGTCATCCACCAAGAATAACTATCAATATGCCGTATCTCAAATCCATGATCATGCAACGCATACATAACATTATATCTTAAATCCCTGTCCATCATCATACACTCGTACACGATATAGCCATTGATACTTTCATGAGACCTACCGAACGTATAAACGTACCTACCCATCAACTTATACAACTCCCTTGCCATAGGATTCGGGATCGCCTCATCCATATCAAAATCCCCATCTGGATCAATAACCCACTCTACATCCCGCTCATCAATACAAGCCCTAGGCATTCCTATTGTCCGTACATAAAGACGTGATCGGTGATCCCTACTTAACACCGTCCCGATATACTTTTCCCCTTTGGCATATCCTATATTATGGTTGCCGGTTATATTAAATACAATTTCAGCTCCTATCTTAATTTCATCCATATTCAAGATGTTTGTATCATTTGTTATCTTTTTTATACAAAAAGAGGATATAATGGTATAATATTATGATATCAAGACACGAATGCGTTATCTATCATATTATCATACATATCCTCTATACAACGTCATTTATGGCATTATATCGTATATGATGCCGCAGGTCATAAATACATCTAATTAACCCTTTTTTAAGGGCTTATTGCCATTTAGGTAACTAGCTATGCCTAATATTTTCGAAATAAGGGCTTTTTTAGCCTTATACTCATCGTTTATCCCTATTATCGCATATCTGTATACCATCCCATCCTTCGACACCTCCACGCCCACGTATTTAGGCGCAACGGCATCCCTATGTAATACGATAAACGGGCTTTTGCCGTCCAGCTCATTTATCAACTGGTTAAACTGTCGCCTTGTCATCTGATAGTGATATTATTTCCATGTTATAAATACGATCTCTCTTTACCCTTATCTTCTCGCATAGCTCATCGAAGCACCCATCTTCTTCTAACCTACCAACATAATATGATACATTCGATTTAGAGCTTCCTTGAAGATATATATTTCCTCCTATATTCCTTGAGAAAAAATTAGGTAAGACCATCTTTTGTCTCTTATCCTTATTATCTATGTAAGATATAACAACAACCCACAACTCTGGCTCCCGTTCTTTTACAGATAACATGAGATCAAGACTCGATTGACCATTGATATTCCTCCTGCCAGTTTCGTTATAACGTAGAATAATATAATCATCCGCGTTATCATCCTCAACCATCACGACTATAGGACGATTACCCTTCCCATTATCACATAATATTCTTGGCTCTTTCCCGTTGCGGAGATATACCTTATCGTAATCTCCGTTTTTGTATATCTCAAAATCAAACTCTATCACCATATCATTTCCTCCTATTGATATATTGTTGTGTACGACCTTCTTTTATTTTTTCGAAATAAAACTTATTTCCATATAACCGGGTGAAGCAGATGTTATATCCGAAATGCTCCGCACGTCTGATCTGCGCATATCCTCTACTAATATCCTTATCGTCAGCTAATGTAACAAAACAGTGCATTCCTACTTCTGTATTCAAAACCAAACTCTCCCAATCCTTTACTTCCATATCAAATTTCCTTAAATAATTTTTTGTTATAATTATTGTTATTGTACCATCCATCAATATCCTTATACTGCTTTGGATAAACCCCATAAGCCTTACACCAACTAGGCAACGGTCCGTTCAGCACGTCTAACGCCGTCTCAAGGTCGAACGTAGCTTCCTCCTTGATATGACACCCCGATCCACTTCCACGGCTCGGTATATAGGCTCTACTATATGCTACGCTCATCCCATATTCCCCACGACTCAGATACCCGATGTTAGGTGAATCAGGGAAGGCGTAATACAACATCGTATAATCACCCTTACTCCAACCTCTATTATAAGTATCATCCTGCCATGCGAAAACCCTGCAACCGGCCTTCTTTAACTCATCAGCCGCTTTTCTTAAAATATTATCTCCCATATCATTTATATTTAAATTATGCCAAGGCGCCGGGAACCGACCCCGGACCATATCCGCACACGTACGATCATGGTATTCCTTCCGCCCCGCCAAGGCTTGGTTCAACATTAACAAACTTTCATATCCTCACACATCTTAAAAAAGACCTCTCTTATGATCCTCTTATACAAGATGTATATCTCATCATCATCCTCATCGAACTCCACGCCCCATGAACGTAATAAATATCTAATGTCGCAATTCGCTATATGAATCCTAAATATGGATGGAACGCTCATTATATAATCCTCAAAAGCTTTCTTAATCCCATCCCTTTTGATATGTTCTTTATACTCATCCTTGAACACGTTAAGCATAAAAGATAGATATTCCCTATCATATTTAAACTGCTTCCCATAATTATCTGTATCTATATGATCCAGTATATATATCTCTATAGCGTCTCTATCGTATTTTGACATACTCCTTCCTCCTCCTTTTGATATTTTATAACCTTTTTCTCCCCATACGCTTTCGCTAACTGGATAAGTTGACCGGTAAACACCTTGGTACGGTGTTTTACGATCTTATCCACCAATTCCGGGCATCTGGTTCTCCACCTATAATTAACCTCACCTTTAGCTTTCTTCTTGTAATACCTGTAGAATGTTACGGCTACTACCACTTCCCCATTCTGCTCAAAAGCAACCAAATCGTAATTGTTGTAAGTTATTTCGTTCATCGTGTAATATATTTTATAAATTCAATCACTTTCTTTGGCAGTGAATCTATATCCTTCACTCTTTTACCAAAATTGTACATATGACTTCTATGCGGATAATAATCTCCCGCATACATCCCCACTCCTAATGGATGGAATGGATCCTCACTACATGAGAAAACAGGATAATACACCACCCCATAACCATCCTTTATATTTTTATTTACATATACTATGGTATATCTATCAGCCACTTCGCCGCCAAAATCATATACTCTTACTTTTACTTTCACGCCATCCACATTTGTTATAATATTATCCATATATACCTCCTTTGTTGTTCAATATCCGACTAATCTATTTTCCTTCCATATAAGGTGTATGTACCATACCATCCCCTATCCATATTTACCACCTCAATATGATGTATGTGATAACAACCATTAGCTATTCTGCCGCAATCGGCTATCACCATAGCTATATTCCTATACCCAGAATCAATGAAAACACGAGCCAACCTACACCCGTTAAATATAGATACCTTGATATCGTCTTTCTCTTTTATAATCCTTCTCATATCATATCCTCCTATCAAACTAATCTATCATTTTACCATAATTAGTATATGATCCACACCACCCGCGAGCCTCATTCGACACCCTAATATGATCAATGGGCTTATCCCCGACCATATTATTGGCGTACGATATTACATCCGACATACTTCTGAATCCGGAATCCTTAATGGATTTTATAAGCGTCCTATCATACCCGAATACCAATATCTTCACAATATCTCTTTCTTTCACAGTCCTTCTCGCCCTCATAACATTCTAGCCATAAAATAAACAAACATAAAATCTATTCTCTCTTTGTTATCATCCATCCTATGCCCGGTAATTTCAAAAACAACCCTACGCTTTTCTATAGTCTGTATATTATCTAACTGAATAGCTATGTAAGGATATTTCATAACTTTCTCTCTATTGATGTTATTCAAAATAGCGTTGACATCTTGCCTGCGAAAATACATATTTACACCTATGTAGCTGGCAACCAAAAGACACTCATCTATCACCCCATCAGTATCGAATAGAAATAACATATCATCCTTCTCTATAGTATATTCCGCATCAAGAATCTTGATACGTTTGCTCCCGTCCTTCTTATCAGCTATAAGAATCGCTAGCATCTCCTTATCGGTCGTAAGAATATAATACGCCTCTTCTCTCGTAATATTATCCCGTAGATAAAGCAGCGCTTCATCTTGTAATTCCATAATCTCGTCCATGTTATTAGTATTTTATATTACCACGCCAAGGAAAAGGACGGAGACCGACAACCGCGCCTACCACGCCGTGACACCGCCGCCCGTTCCCCTTGGTGTTATTCCACCACCATCAACCGGTTTTAAATCCAACATTCCTCTACCTCTATCTCCATATGATCCTCCCAATCACATCTATCAACATCCTCACCATCCTCGAAATAATAGTAAGCCCATACCTGTACGCCTCCTACCTCTATATATCCATCACTCTTCCATTCTATCAACCCATCTTGCCTTACCACGTTGGTAGGCTCAGCCCCTAACGATAGCAGATTATTTACTATACTACCGCCAAATACGTTTCTTGCTTCTTCTCTCGTCATATCACTATCAGATTTTTAATATTACACTACCGCCAAAGGAAAACAGGGACGGACGACCAGCGGGGCCGACCCCACGCCATCGCCGCCGCCCGTTTCCCTTGGTTTCCCACACTCCCTCCATCACCCAAAGAAACACATACACCCATACATAGACATACCTCCATACCCATAAGATCCCTATCTATATTGGAGAGTACCATTGTTTGGAGGTTATCCTTATCCCACTTATTCCCCTTATTTCATTTGGGATTCTTGGATTCCATGTTTCACCTGGGCTACTTGATTTCCCTCGATTCTCTTGGTTTTCCTTGATTTACCTTATTCCCCTTGATTTACCTTGATTTACCTTGTCTGGAGGTGTCCCCTCCCGCAAAACAAACCAACCCCACCAACTCCCAGCATAAAACCCGAGACCTTCCTCCCGATTGTTCCACGTGGAACGCTCGATTAGTCTAGGATGTCGAGATCCTTGTTCTTGATTGCCTTATATATCTGCTTTATACAATGTATTGATAATAAAGCCAATAAAAGAACTATGATTAAGGGCAGGGCGTCGCCCGTAGCTATAACATACCGCCCCAACTCAAACGCCATATACCCACAAAACAAGGTAAGCACCAAATATATAAATACACCCATAAAAATATACAATAAGTAACCGTGATTTAAAAACAATACCCAAATAATACAAATAATTGAGTATCAACAACATAATATATATCAAGCCTTAGAGCTACCTCTAAGGAAAGATAAGCCCAGATATAGATAAAAAATATACAATAAGTACCGCCTATTATATACCTTTTAGGATCGATTCACGCATGAAACCATACATAAGGGCACAATATACCCGCCTGCATGGATATAGATATATACAAAATGATATGCAATGAATGATTTTACTTACACATTTTCGATCAAGGCTTAAAATTTGCCGCCTCAACACTTTTATGTGTAAGCAAAACATATGAATATGCTATCATTTTGTAAAATATAGGCACAAAAAAGCCCTTCAGTAATATATCACTACATTACTGAAGGGCACAAACTTTAAAATCAAATAAAAAAAAACGATCTATTGCCGCAATTTGTTTGCCATGTAACTAACACGTTTCCGCCTACATTTATCAGATTCCCTACTACAATCTAATTTATTAGATTTGTATAGCTCTTTGGTAAGCTCAACGTAGAACTCAATTTGAGACTTTCTTGCGGCGTTTAAAGCCTTTTCTTTTTTAAGTGCTAGCTTTCTATTAAGATTATCAAACTTTCTCCTATACATAATTTATTCGTTTTAAATGGCACCAATAAGAAACGGTAAGCCGGGGACAATACGGCCGGCGTTATCGATACTACCAGCCGAACGCCCGCACGCCCCCCTTTTTCTTTGGTTTCGTCCCTTTGCCGACAACGAAGCCGGCCAGATATGCACATACGTTACCCGTGATACATACCGACAAGGCGCACTTTGTCCGTCAATTTAACCGCACAAAATACCCTTATAAGGGTTGTTATTTGCTATCCGTACATATGTTAGGTATTTAAGCTGCCCTAACATACGTCGTATTGATATACTGGCACGGAAATAACACCGTAATACACTTGGTATTAGCTACTCACACAACATACCAACATACGCCCTATACATGCGTATATACACCAATATACCCCGTGTTTTTACACGGCCTACTAGGTTGACCTAGCGTATTTACCAGATCGATATAAACCAAAAGATAATAGCACTATCCTGGACTAGGGTAATACTTAAACCACATTGTTAAGCGGCGGCCTATCTACACAGGCTATCGTAACACTACCCACCTGTGTATGTTTATATCAATAAATTAAAGATCCTACCTGTTTAGTCTAGTCCAGTGGCACGACGGGGACGTACAGGCGCTGCCACCATAACGCCCCTATATATAGAGATATAGGGGCAAATGATACTATCTATCATTTTTAGGGTGAGTTAGGTAGTATGTGACGCATTTTGCAATAAGACTAAATGTGTACCGCTTTATTGGTACGGCACATTTCACAATACGTTTATCTGATCCGTTAAATACATCATAATATACCCCTCCATCATATTCCGTGGGCTCATTATATCCAAATCTTTTATGATTTGTCCCTAATATCGCAATACTTTCTATTTTATCAACTGTCATTTTGATATTTTTATCTTGGTCTAATTTATCAAAATATTCCCTCTCGACCTCCTTATAGGCGCAAAAAGTATTGTCCACACGTGGCAGTATCTCCTTACAAAGTTGTATCACAACCTCCTTATCTTTTGCCAAAGCAACCAAAGCCGGTACTATAGCTCTGTCTACTTTTATATCATTTTCTTTCAAAATCTCGTTAATTTCTTTGCCAGATTTAAAAAGCTGGCACCAAGCCTTGACCGCACCCGTTAACGTTTTATCACTTGCTTTTTTTACCTCATTTTGTACTTTGTTAAGATCTTTACTTGTCATTAGATTTGCCCTTGCCCTAGGGACTTGTATAGGCATCTAGCACGCCTTGTTTGTTAATATTGTTATCTCACATTGCAAATATAATACATGTTTTATTTTCAAACAAATATTTTACAATAAAAATTCAACGATTATATATAATAAAACTAATCAAATGTAAATGTATATTAAAATATTGGTTTATATAATTGATAATCAACGATTTAAATGCAAAATAAGCATTCTTTTTTTTCGGATCGCTGGTTGTTTGCCGTTCCCGTTTCCCGTCCTTCGTGGATTGGGGGGGGCTGGGTCAAAAACGGCAGCCCGGCCGGGCCGATTTCGGGGAGGTGGTCCGTCCCGCATATCCCACATATCCCGCATATCCCAATATGTCCGGCGTCCCAACATATTCCTATGTTCCCATCCCTCATCCCCTCACGACTTAATAATCCCATTAATTTTATTATATTTGCGATATAATTAAAACATAACATATTATGAATAAAGAAGTTAAATACATGGGGGGGGGTATTTTAACCCTCAGATAAGGAGGGGGTATGTTTAGGCGCAGGACTTCTTCTCCCGGTAAGATCCACTACCGTGTTAATATAAACAAGAATATGTGTCTTGGCGTTGTAGATATATATATTGATAGGAAGCCATATCAATCTGGTTTTAACGGATCTTATCTTGATATATATCGCGATAAGAAGATAAAAACTATAAGCATAAGTGGCCAGATATCATATCTAAATCCGAAAAATGAGTACAATGTTATTTTGGGCATAAGTGGAGGTATTATAGAGGGAACCCTTACGTATCAATATAATTCGGGTATGCATTGCGAGTTGGCTAATAAGGTGATATACGGGAATAGGATAACTAATTTTGTTCCTGTAACGGTGATAGAAGATCCTGGGAAGATCATTAATTTCACTTACAGATCTGAATTACATACTCAGGTTTTAGATGAAAGTTATGTAAGTTGGGATGGTGATTATGTATTAAACGATAATTGTATAGTAACTGATCTTTGTTCGGGATGTGAATCTTATGCCTATGGGAAAAGTTCTCATGGTAACTATCGAGTAACGGTAAGGATAGTGTAATCCCAAGGGAAGGAGGGAGACCTCGTCCTTCCGGGCCTCCCCGTCCTACCACCGCCCCTCACGTTCTTTTTGGCTTCTCCATGTATTGTCTTTGACCGGATATCAAAAATTCATATCTTTGGAACAAAACTACAATCATGTTTAGAGACATACTACATAAAATAAAGATCTTCTTCTGCGATGACGATATCGAGAAGATAAATGTAAGGGATAGTACGGTTATCCGCAACAACGAGATACATAAGATGTATGATGAGATACTTAATGAGCTAGGTGATTTGGCCACTGTCGTGTCTAGGAACTACGTGTATGGCAGGATAAAGGACAGGACGGGATTGAGCATCCGTCATATCAGCAGGATAATAAACCATACTAAAGTTGAGGAGATATGATAAAGGACGTAATGGAGAGGGATATGATAAATGAGATATCCACGTTGTTTGTAATGATATTCACGTCAGGGTTGATGTTTGTCATGCCGATATTAGATATAGGGTATAATGATATCCTTGTCATAATAGGATTCGGGATAATACTATCTTTTATGTTAACCATAATCCCGATCTTGCTTTCTTACGATATAAGGGATGAGATCATTGAGTTGATTGAGGATATGGACAGACAGATCGTAGTAGATACTTCGGTATATAAAACGGATCTGCCCTAAGAAATTCCTAGGGCAGGTAATGTGCTATTTTCTTTTAACGTACTTATCTATCATATCTATTGATAGTTTAGCCCCCAGCTCCTCCTCCAACAGGTTAAGGTAGTTCCGGTGCAGGCATCCGCCCCGCTCCACCTCCCTAAAGCCGGCCCCGTCCCGGATCCTGACCAGCCCTTTCCTTGGATCTAGGTCGATAAGATCCCGAAGCTCGTTCATGTTCTTGAACCGGTTCTCTATTACCTTAAATACATCGATCTTAGGTTTATTATCCTTGATCTTTATCTTAACTCTTCCGCTCATGTCACATTACAGGTTTAAGTGAAAGACGATCTATAGTATAGCAGCAGTATAAGCACATAGACGTATAAGGTGAATATATCCTTCCGCATACTGGACATCTCCATCCATACATAACAGGATGTGTTTGTTTGTCAATTTCTTTCAAGCCCTCATTGGTAGTAGATGATGTATTTTCGTTTTCCATATCATTCGTTATTTATCTTATCTGTACTTCCAAATCCATTATCCCCTCTATCAGATTTCCCAAGATCTTCCAATGACTCCACTTCTTCCCATACGATACGTTCCCTTCTACGAATAAGAAGTTGCGCTACCTTACCACCTACATTACAATAATAAGGACTATGACTATCCATTTTTCTGTGAACTATTATAATCTCCCCACTATATCCTTCATCAATGGTAGCAGGGGCGTTTTGCATAATTAGCTCACTATTAGTAAAACCACTACGTGGACGGATTTCCATCTCATAATCCTCTGGCAATGCTACATGTACGCCCGTATGATATATGATCCTGCCTCCGTCAAGTTCTATATCCTTAACGAACAAATCCATACAAGCATCTTCTTTATGAGCGTATTCAGGCAGCTTAGCTCCTTTTTCCAGCCATATCTTGACCTTACACGTATCTATACCATCAAGCAACTCAATTGCCTCTTTATAGCTCATAGGTTGCTCTGAGGCTAATGAAATGGCTCTTGCCAATAAATCTTTAATCTTACTCATTTTATCTTGTTTTTAAATTCTTTCCCTTTCGGGCATTGTAATTTACATTCCTCGCCACAAGCGGAACAGTTGGGTCTCATTCCGGGCACCCCTCTTCCCCCGTACGGCCAGTAGGCGTAATCGCAGACGCTCCAGAACGCCTCCATCGCCTTGATCTTGGCATCGACGGTTATCTTCTCCTTCACCTTTTTCATACTTTTCCTGAACTCGTCTTTCATATCCTTCCCTTCTATCTGTCTGGCCTTACGTCTCTCATTCCACCAATTATAGTAGAATTTGTCAGCCATCTTATAGGCTTCCGGATCAAACTTATCACGATGTAGGATAGGCGCGTCCTTAACCTTTCTCAAATTCCTGCCACAAACATAAGCAAGCCCAGCGTACGGAGGTATGTCCTTAGGATCAACCAACCCATCCGGCACGCAGTAGTAGAAGTAATTGGGGCGGCCGTACCTGACCCAGTCACCGGTCTCGTACAGGGCTTGCTTTCGCGCCTCGAACCAGCCTTGCATTACTTGGTGCTTACCCTCCTTCTCGAAATCCTTGTTATAGTCAGCCAACGAGATCTTCACCTCAACCTCATAAGCGTACATGGATCTGGTTATAGCCAGATAATCAGACTCCCAGTTATAGACATACAAGTTGTTTATAATCCATCTAGGAGATACCAAGAACTGTCTGTTAAGGATATCCAATATCCCTCTTTCAGTGTATTCAGCACCTTTATTTGATTGCCGTGTTCCCATCTCCTGTCATAGGATTATTCCTTAACCCAACCGCCATTATAGCGTTCGATACCAATCTCCGTAATCCACCCATATCCTTATCATGGAACGAGAAAGTAGTTAAGTTATGTGATTCAGTAATCTTATCATAAGACTTTATCATCAACACAGCCACATACTCACCAATCATCTTCCCATTCATGATATCAAGATCGATTATGCCGTGATCTATTAGATCAACCACATCCCATCCTGATGGTAGATACGTTTTTATCTGATTAATGTCCATAGCAAATAGTATTTATAAAAAGGAGGGTCGTGCTACCCTCCTATAGATTACACACGAAAAATAGAACTGAAAGCGATCTTAAGCACGTAAGATTTTGTTGATTCCCGTAGGCTGTCTACCGGTTATCATTAACTACCGACCTACGGGAATATGTTTAAGAAAACACCATGTGGGGAGTGGGGGAATCGAACCCTTATCCACGCTACGATTAGGAATCGTAAATTCTATCCGTTAAATTAACTCCCCTTTAAGCGTCCTGATCCTCCCGGACAAGGACACTACATAAATCTAAACTCTAAACCTAATGACAAATTCTATTAATCCAACTGTGGACCCGGCCGGACTTGAACCGACAACCTGCTGGTTATGAGCCAATTGCTCTTACCGATTGAGCTACGGGTCCTAAATATACCACATCGTCTTTCACAAGAGGATGTGGGACGGAATTTCTCAAAGTTTATATAGTAATATCATGAAACTATTGTCCAACATTCTAGCATATAGCACCAATCCTCGAACGGGAATGTCTCTATACCTGACATACCCCATTCCGTCCCCCAACTGTTCTGTAGGACGAAGCCGGCCTTGTCCCAGCCGGTGAGGATAACGGCATGACCTCCCAAGTTCTGTCCTTGTCCTTGCCAGAATCGATTACCATAATTATAGCAATACAGACCTATAACCAGAGGCCCATTCAGCATCAACGCCACCTTAGCCGATACCGGATCTATGATCCTAGCGTAGCTATTTATCTTCTCCCCGTCAACGCCAACTTTCTTTATAGCCTTGATAGCGTCACGAAGAACCATCCCGTCCTGATCCTTATCCTCTCTCAGATCATATATATCGTAAGGAGATATTTTAGCTGGTCTTTTAATAGCCCTTATACTCTTTCTCCAATTAAGTATCTCAGCCAAGCTTATTGCCGCGCAAATAGGGGAAGAACCTTGATCTACCACGCTATCGACATTATTGATCTTATACTCATCAGGAACAGCCTCATGCTGCATATTCATGATAGCGTCCCTATCATCCGCTGGTGATGGTATGTAACCTAGTCCGTAACTCATTTTTTATCTTTTTTATGATAATCAATTATCTTGATATTAAACGTATCGGATCTTTGCCTAACCTGTATTGACCCTCTAGCTTTTCCCTTGGCGTCGTACAGGGCGGTGAAACCAAAGTTATCGACCCTGCCGTCATCCAGCGTAAACCTCCACTCCTTCCATTGACCCATCACGGTCCCGGAAGATACTATGGAATCCACCACATAAGATATATCAGTAGTATCGTACTCCGTATAATAGGTTCTAGATGTACTACATCCGACAGCCGCTAAGGTAAATAACATTACCAAGAAAAACAAGATTCTATTCATCTTTCTTAGATTTTTTACGTTTCTTAGATTTCTTCTTCTCCTCAGTTTTATTCTCAACATTTACGTCATTGCCGGCATCGACGCTAGTAACCTCAGAGATATTATTTTCAGGTATATCGATATGACCGGAATTAGGATCCATCTTATCCTCATCAACAAAAACCTCATCAGAAACATCGTTGTCTAAAGCCTCTGGATCGACATGATTCTCCAGATACTTGATACGATCGGACATGATCTTGATCTGATCCTCAAGTTCAATGTATCTTCTTCTGGCTTCGCTTAGTAATTTGGATGATAGCTTATGCTTCTTCTCTATATCCATATAAGCCCGTTTAAGAGTCTCTTTCTCTTTTACCGACTCATTATATAACTCTCTTGATTTACTAAGCTCATTCCCCATCTTAACTATATGAGAATCCTTGGAATCTATATCCATATCAAGAGAATCGACAAGCGTATCAAGATACTTTATTTTCTCTTCCAATTCCGTTATCTTCTTGCGGGAATCCTCATAATCTCTTTTTAATCTACTTGAATAGCTAACAGCCTCATCAAGATCCTGTTTTAGAGTATTTATATAGCTACTCTTTACTATCTTCAATCCGAACATCTTTATCACTGTTATAGGTTTCACGAATATCGGCTTTTATCTTGCCGACTATAATTAACTCAGCTATATGTTTGTCTTTCTCGACTATAGCCATATCCTTACGGACATTAGTTACCCTGATCATGATATTCCCGTTATTAGACGAGACGAACGGTGATCCTACCAAAGTAAGTCCCGTATCGCAGGTAAACGACGGCAGCATCATCAACACCCCTATGGTATTATCCGGGAACGATGCCCATACCCCTGTGTCTATATCAAGGACATCACCCTGTCCTAATGGGAAGGCATTACCCTGCTTGATAGGAATATCCTTACCCAACGAGTTCCATGCTTTCGAGAATCTTACGGAGTTAAGGAAGATCTTTCCCTCTTTCTCCACCATCCCTACCATAGGTTCGCAATTCAATCTAACCTCGTTTTGTTTATCATCCGGCTTCTCCTCAAGCTCATCAAGATCTCTGGCTGATGTAAATGACTTACTCTCCAGAAGTTTTTTGATATCTTCAATCGTAGCCATATTACAACTTTATTATTAAATAAACGATCTTCAATCCTAACTTCAAATCAGATGTCTTTTCGAACATCTCCCTAAGAGGTAAGATAGTAGCGTCAAGATCTGACGCTACCCATTCTCCATCCTTATAATACATATTCTTTTCCTCGGAATACGCTACACAAGGTCGATGCCCTAAGTTCTTCATAACCGTATCTACCTTATTTTGGGTAGGCATCGAGACACGGTTCACTTTAGTAGATATATTAAAATTACTTTCCATTAAATTATTCATTTTCAATTAGTTAATCAAAAAGGTAGGTCACTATCGTCTCCAAAAGGAGGATATTGTGGCGGCTGCTGACCTCCAAAAGAAGGTGCTTGGGATGTCTGAGGCGGAGCCTGCTGGTATGATGGAGGAGGCGTCTGCCGCTGGGCCTGCTCCTGATATGACGGCGGGGGCGTTTGCGTTGTAGCCTCACCATCATTGTTTTGGATTGCCGACTGAGCAGGTTTCACACCATCTGTCTTAATGCTTTGAATGTACTTATTAAGCACTTGATAAGCGAAAGCGTCTTGAGCCGTATAATCAAACTTCTTATTCCCCATTATATCAGTACTCTCAACCCTGTCAGGCCATCCATTCTGTCCATTCTTATAATATTGCTGGATAAGCTCATCTTTTCCGTCTGGAGTCTCCCTAGCGTATGAGATAAAGAAATTGCCAGGAGCGTATTGCTCTCCTTTTTTAGTATGCGCAGGATTGATAACAATCTTCCGTTTCAGGTCGATATTAGGCAAGTATCTTACAAGAGACTTAACATAGCTGTTAATCCCGCCTCTTGAGGTCATCAACGGAACTTTTATAACATAATTACCTTCCTCATCGCTTATCTTTATAAATAAGAAATTTGTCTTAGCGCCATTCATCTCCTGCTCTAATACAAAAATATCGGAAAGATACCCTTCTATACCGTTCCAGAAAACCCTCCAGTAGGATACGGCTCCTGTCTTATCATTTATATGTTCCTCGAAACCTTCCTTAGGATCTCTTGACGATTGATATAATACACCACCTCCACTTATATTAAAGTATTGTGTATTAGATGATAACTGATTTTCACGAACTCCCATATTATATATATTTAAACGTTAAACAATAACTGATGATGACAAGAAATACTCGTTCTTATTATCCTCCCCATAAACCTTATTGAAATGAGATTTATGATCATGCTCGATAACGATCCTATTACATGATATGCTTTTAACTATACCAAGATACCTACCACATAGCACATCGCATATAATATCATTACCGTTATGTGATAAAGCCGTAAGCCTTTCCTTACAAGATCTTCCAGACATAGGGTTCTCTGACATAATACCGCATCCTTTTTCAGTGAATATCAATCTACAATGATCGAACTCATTTACCTTGATATTATTCTGGAGGGCATGGACGAGTAGATCCTTATCAAAGACATAGGTACTTGTTTTGACAAAATGCTCATCCACAAACCTCCAGTTAGGATAATTACCGTCAAAGTGAATCTCATACATATCCATATCAGGGGTAGAGAAGTAAGTCCTAGTATCATCTACTTTGATAGACAACGTATCTAACGACTTATTTATATGTTTATCAAGTAATAAAGAGGAGGTGTTTGATACCGGGATGAATACCTTCTCTACCTTATCCTGATTAGGAATAAAATACCTGTAAATAGTATTCCTGTCAGTACTTACTATATTAATATTAATCTCGTCAATATCAATAACCACATTCTCTATGCAAGGGTAAAGCTCGTTGATCTCCGTATAGTTACTGGCCTTGTTAAGAACCGATACATAATCATTCATCTTAACATTAATACCTCCATCAGGGATCTTATATACCATAGGGAAGGTATTTACGTCAAAGGCCGGACAACTATACTCACCAGAGGCGTAGTATATGGTAATACTGTCCTTCTTATCGGAAAGTACGACCCTTATCTCACCATTCTTCTGTTTTTTTACAAACCTAATGAAAGAGCTTGCATCGACCAAGAAGGAGAAGTTAGAATCAGCCTCAACCTCCAATCGCTCTATAACACATACCTTGGCGTTTACGGAAGTGATATAAGCCAGATTATTGACAATATCTATCTTAATATTCTTATAAAGTGAATTAGATCCGACATTTTTAACAACCAGCTCCAATTTACTCAACTTCTCATTTAATGATTTCGACAAGCATCTTATAAGCATAACGAACTACTTTTTATTACATCGCAAATGTAATCATAATTATATTAACTCAAATACAATAAACGCTTAATAGTATTAAAATAACTTAAACTTACGTCTAATATATTCGGCTATAAGCGTAGCGTCACACATCCCATCTTGTATCTTGGTAGGTTGAACTCCTTTACCTGACCATGGTTTTACGAAAGACACCAAAGGGAAAAGGCGTATGGCGCATCGGATGGAGGTAGCTTTCGTATCCAGCTTCGCCGACGTATACACCCGATCGGCTGTCGTATGAAGCTCCTTCTGCCATGTCTTTGGCTGTACCTCCTCGAACATGAACCTGACATCAGGGTGCGATCCGTATCGTTCCATCATATCCACCATCATCGCAAAAAGCGCGTTTGGTTCCCGACGTCTCCCGCCAAAGGTGAAGTTGCTGGCTGCCGAGCTGTTGTGGATGCTATGGACGTCCTCTACGGCGATCGCCAGCGTCCCGCCTCCCTTTTCTTGGATCTTGTCAGCGGCATCGAGGAAGAAGCTTGATATAGCCCTAAGATCTATATCCCCCTTAGCCGATATCCTTGGAGTCATGATTACCTTAACCTCGCCATTCTCCGGGATCATCGCCAATCCTCCGGTATCTATACCCGGATCTATTCCTATCGCTATATTCATAAAGAGCAGTATTGAATTATTAATCTATTCTCGGTAATATCTTTAATCATATCCATAACATCATCCACAGATATATTGTCATATGATTTATATAAATCCATTACCCCATTAAGTCTTGATCTTACAAAAGATATATAGGCATCGTGGTAATCTTCAATATTCATTATATTCAATCTATCATTTAATTTAATCATTCTTATAGCATATTCTATGTTGTCATTATTTGCTATAAGCTTAAAGTTATTAATATAATCAACCACATAATCTTTTGTGATCTCACATTTATCTGGGCTTACGTCAATTATCAAGTTGGCTACTATTCTATTCGTGCATTCTATATATCTCCTATTTACTGAATAACATAATCCGTTAGATCTAAGATAATTAAACATAGAGAAATTATAATTATCACACATCATAGATAATATGATAAGCAACACGCACAATTTCTTAAAATTATAATTATCTAATACAAATGATACATATAACTGTTTGGGCTTTTTAGTATATTTATAAACACCATATTTAGGACCATGAACATGGAAATATTTAAGACTATTACGATAGTATGTATTAATATCAACGTCATTTGATAATTCCGTTATATCCGATACATATTTATTCATAAAATCATCACATCCATATAAATGAAATACCATTTCTGACTTATTCAATATCGTATCTCGGCACATATAAAGATCATCCCTTGTTATTTTGCTGACATACCTTTTAGTACCTAATGTGTTTATAAAACAACGTTTATCTATTCCAGATAGTTTTATAAGTCTATCTATATTAATACATGATTCATCATTATCAATTTCAGTCAATATAACATTCCTCTCACTTTCTATAAGATCTTCACTTATGTCTGGATATACGATAAAATTATAAGAAAAATCAATACACTTCTTGATATCAACATCAGGCAATGTAAATCCTTTAAATACTAATGATCTAGGATCTGTATATCCATTAAAATCAAAGAATAACTTATCACTAATATCATCATCACGTTTTATTATCATATGTTCATAAAAATGAGATAATCCATTCTTTGATGATAATATAGAACTAATATCAGGTATCTCAGCGCATACGAACCCAATAGGTATATTCATACCGCTATTGTAATAAAAACATCTACATCCTAGATCTTTTATCAGTCCAGTGTATATTTTCATATTTTAATCGTATATAATGAATGAAAATCCTCCGGTCTAAACACCTGTATCGATTTATCTGGGTACATACCTATATAATAACCGTAAAAAGCCCGTAGAATGCCATTTTCTAGCCTTATATCCAATGCCTTTACCTTATTCCCTTCAACCATAACATCAACCTCATCAGTCTTGTTAGATATCTTATCGAACCATTCAGGTATAGGATCAATACCGTACCTGAATGCGTTTACTGTTGATTTTATAGAGATATACGTACCCATGATCAGATAAGATTACAATCATCACGTTTAACAACCTTAAAATCTCCCTCTCTAAATAATAAAACTACGTCAGTTCTATTATACTTACACTTCTTGATATCCACCAAATGGTAAGAAGCCTCCCCTACGGCGGGGCGAACCGGTCTCAATACGGCTACGGCTATATCACCGCCAAGCTCAACCCCACCGGTTACACCTTGTAAGCACATGAATATATATCCCTCAAACTCATGTTTCTTGCCGATAAACTCGCTCATAGGAATACCTACGAATAGATAGGTCTTTACATCCTCTTTTTTTACCTCTATAGCGTTCTCAACACTAGAAGGTATTACGTCTACAAATTTTGCTCCGATAGCCATAACCTCAAATATTTAGTTTAGTTCTTAATTCTTGACACAATTCTTGATTGTCTCTCATAATACTTAACGTATTATCCACTCCATTGCCTACTCGGACCTCTCCGTACCAGTACCATGATCCTTTACGGGTAAAGATACCGGTTTCCTCACATAACTTCAAAAGTTCAAGCTCCTTGTCAAATCCTACGCCATAATACAATGCTGTCTCTGCTATCTGGAAAGGTATAGCTGTCTTGTTCTTCAATACCTTTATCCGAACCTCATGACCGATAGAAGAGCCATCTTCTCCTACAATGACCTTTTTCCTTGACATCTCCATACGGATAGAGGCATAGAATTTAAGAGCGTTACCACCGGTCGTTACCTTAGGATCGCCGTATATAACACCGATCTTCTCCCGATACTGGTTGATGAATACCAGAACACAATCGCTTTTGTTTACGATCCCGGTAAGAACTCTCATGGCTTTTGACATCAACCGGGCTTGTAATCCCATGTTGCTATCTTCCATATCACCCTCGATCTCCTTCTTCGGGACCAAGTTCGCCACGGAATCCACGACAATAAAGCCTACCTTGCCGGACTCCACCAGCTTGGCTGTGATGTCAATAGCCAGCTCCCCGTAGCTTGGTTGGGAGATCAAAAACCGGTTTATATCCAACCCCATTTTCCTAGCGTACTCAATATCGAAAGCGTTCTCCACGTCTATTATAGCTACTAGCTTATCTGGATGTTTTTTCTGGAACTCGATCATACTTAACGTACACATCATAGTCTTGCCACAGGATTCCATCCCGACCAGCTCATGAATCCGGCCTACCGCCCATCCGCCGCCGAGAGCCTTATCCACCACCAGCGATCCGGTGCTTTCCCTTGGTATGGATATTATAGGCTTATCATCACCGAAGTTCATTATCGAGCCTTCTCCAAGCTCTTTATTTAAAGATGATACTAATTCATCTACGTCTGAAAAAAGTTCTTTCTTAGCCATTATAATCCGTATTGTTCGAAGTCAAATAAATCTTTTTGTTTCTTTATCATATCCTTTCCGATGTCGGAAATCTTCTCTGGATGTAATACACCCTCATTCTCATCCACCTTATCTATGAAGTCAGATATCTTATCGCTTAGCAGAACCATATCTTCTTTAGGAATTGATTTTAGATAAAGACCGTCTATGGACCTACATCTTGAAAGAGCGGTATATATCTGTCCTATCTCGAAGGCTCTGCTGATATCTACGAATATATTATCTAAAGTCATTCCCTGAGATTTATGAACGGTTATAGCGTATCCTAACCTCAATGGATATTGTATTATATAGCCGCAAGAAATGCCTTCAAGAGAATCATCCACCTGCTTGTACTTTATCTTCTCCCACTTCTCTTTGGTTATCTCTACCTCAGTATCGTTATCTAGATGAACATATATCGTCTCATCAACAGTATCTATGCTGGTTATGATACCCATCGAACCATTGACATATCCATTGCCGTTTCTGGTTATTATGACCTTAGCTCCTACCTTTACTATAAGCTCATCCTCACAGGGAGCTACAGGCTTTTCCCCGAATACAGTAGCATCGAACTTAAATACCTTATTATTGATCTTATCAAGATTAGTCTTATTTATCTCATACGCCTCTTTGTTAGTTGAGCATATAATTATAGTATTATCCATATTATCCGGACACTTGACCCTACTATCCAATATCTGTCTTGACTCATCGGTAATAACACCACATCTTATATCCTCAAGTACTGAAAGAAGCTGAGGATCTTTTTGACGGAACACGTTCTCGAAGGTAATGACCGAGAATCCTGAGGCTCTTAATGCCTTAGATGAGAAAAAGAACCGGCTCTCATAATACCTATCGATAAAATCATCCGCCGTCACCACAGGAGGTAGTTGCGATAGATCTCCAAACATAATCAACCTAACTCCACCGAAAGGTTCCTTGCTACGCCTGCATTGTCTAAGTACGTCAGCTACCTCATCAAGTAAATCAGGCCTTACCATACTGATCTCGTCGATAACGATAGTATCAAGATTCTTGATCTTCTTCTTCATAAACGGACTTACATCCACCTTATTAGACAACATACCTCTCTCGATAGAAGGAATATAAGGATCGTTCTTTATAGAGAAAAACGAATGGATGGTCTGCCCTCCTGCGTTCAATGCAGCCACGCCAGTAGGAGCTACAATAACACATTTACCCAAGAACTTTACGATACGTCTCATGAACGTACTTTTACCACTACCAGCTCTACCGGTAATAAACAGATTCTCCCTAGTGGTGAAAATCTTCTTCAAGGCACGACCCTGCTCTACGTTTTTATCCACCGTCATAATATGACGAAGGAGGTCGTTTTCATTTCTAAAATCTTCTTGTACCATATCTTTTTAAGTTTATGGTACAAAGATACGAATAGTTATAATTAACTATTAAAAATAAATGTGAATAATATTTAAATATTAAATTTTATATCTGATACTCAAATCATCCAGCTTTACTCATCTCAGAAGATTTTTCTCCTAAAAATACATCTCTTATGTATTCTGTCGATATAAGGATATGCATATATTTCCCCTTGTATAATAGTCGTAAGCATCCGATAGTTACGTTCTTCCTGTCTTTGGTATTCGCCATTCCATTGTATTTTTTTACCTCGTCATACAAATCGGATATACTCTTCTTACACATGTCTAAGAACATGCTTATGTATCTGTATATAGTGGATTGAGATATTTCACGCATACCTATGCCTATGAGCTTCTTATTCAACTCATTAAGAAGGTATGCTACATTGAACTTAACTGTCTTTCTTTTAGTTACCTTGTATATGTGATGTACGTTTCTGGTTCTGGCTCTGAATATTATTTTGGAAAGGATTCTCACCCTATCAAGCTTCCGGCTTTTGTTAGCCATTCTTCGTCTAGAATCCGAATCAAGATTCTTATCAATGCAAGTGTATATGGATTCTCCTTTCTTTACAAACATATCCTTTATCCTTGGGACCTTACTAGCCTTATGCTTGTATTTTATGATATCTGACAATGCTATTCTGATCTCTCCTTCAGCCCAAGCCTTTAGACTTATAAGTTGGTAGTTTATATCTTCGTGAGAATCTCTTAATACATGTCGGTAGCAGAAATAAGCGCATCCATCCGATAGAATATCAATAAAATCATTGGTATTGATCTCTATCTGATCTCTGTTTCCATCTTGCATCCTTTTTCTTAGAAACACATGTTTGAGTACGTTTATGATAATAAGATATATCATTGCCATCTTACATTCATCGCTGATCCGGATTCCCGATCCATGATACTCCTCATGTTTCAATGAATATTTTATGGCTGTCACTTTCTTGCCTTCCTTATTAGTAACAGGCTTAAAATCAACTGGACATATAAGTGATCCGGCTGGAAGTTTTACACATCCTAGCTCATCTTTCTTGGTCTGAATATTACGTGGAATATACTTTTCGGTAAGAATCTTATCGAAATTTGATTTCATTTTCTGTAAAAGTGCTATCTTTGTTCCAGACATTTTTTTAAAGTTTTTGCTGCGAATATACAAGTTTCATCAATACGAAACAAGTTATTCGGATGGATGGGTAGCCTGTGAAGGTCGCCCATTTGTTGTTTAGGGGGGGGGATGAAGAGGGTAGATGATGCCCGTAAAACGCTGTGCGCGTGAACGATGGTTTTTTCTCAACCTACTTGTTACGCGCGCGTTAATAGGTATATTTATTAAATATAATTAACTCTATAAACATATACTACTTACTAATATATCTATCTGTACACAGAACCTCTCCTGTCGTCGAGTTCCTGTGTACTCCACTTAAAGTCTCTATTTAATAAAACATTGCTTTTTACCGCCAAGGTATGGTGCCGTCAGGTAGCATACCGCAGGCTAAACCTGGTAGAAGCCGTATCTTATACCGGAAGCCGGGACCCCAGTAGGGGGATCGGGTGGAGCAGAAGCCAAAGAAGAAAAAGAGATGTTATGTGCGGTCGCTCACGCTCCGGCCGTCCGTATCTTCTACGGCAGGCTCCATCGCCCAAGGCTTCCCATTTCCCCTTGGCTTTATATCCCATAACATAGCAAGAAGGAATCCAAAGGGAAAAGGGGTGGTCATGTCCCGTGAGGCAGGATAGAGCTGTCCACCGCCGCTCGGAGGCATGTATGGCCGGTGCTCAACTGGCCTCGTTGCCGTGGCTTACGGTGAACTCATTCGGCCTTCCTCCGCCATTTCCACCACCTTTTCCCTTTGGATATTCGTAAATACATGCTAATCAGCATATATTATGTTGATTATGGCATAATTTCTTGACAACGATATTTTTTTTAAGTAGTTTTGTCGAAAACTAATTTTATATGGCCGAACAGAGGAAAGCTTTCGTATTTGCGTTGCCTTATGATACTAGGTTGGATATGATCCAGCAGTTCTTAAGGATATACAACGGCTATCTGGATTCCAAGGGTAGGAGCTTGATTACTGAAAGGACGATAAACTTACTTTCTTTCTACATCAACTACGGATACTCGGATGATACCAGGGCCAAGTATATGGATTGTTATGGACAGAAGGAATCTTATATCGCTGTCCTTAACAATGAGCTAAAGCGTGGCGGTTTTTTAGTAGACAAGAAGAACGGAAATTTCCGTACCCGTGAGCTGTCTATTGAGATGAGAAGCCTACGTAATTATTTTGTTCTTGACGGAGAGGGTGATGACACCCGTGTAATGGGATTCGTATTCAAGAGAAACAAATTGAATATCGATGGATAGGAGTCTTATTTCGTTCGACAGGGATATTGTCGATGAGGTGGTGAGAAGATCTGGAGGGAAGTTTACCAAGCAACAGGTCGAGTGGTGCATGAAAGCATCCGTATCTTATATCCATCATCTCGCCAGATATACCGATAATATATCTATCAGGATCCCGTTTATCGGATACGTTATCTGCAATCTCCGTGAGATGCGTGTAAGACGTGATAAGATACGTCGCATATATGTCAAGGAGGGTAATCGTTATCCAGACGAAAGGATGCCTATTGAGCTTGATTGTCTGGATAAGAAGATAAAGGTGATAGAGGGTATGGAGGGATTGAAGAACGGAGATCCCCTTATACGTGACAACCATGAGGCTATGTACCAATGCCGGTATGGTATGACATGGGAACAGTTACAGGATTTTCAACAACAACAATTTAAAAAATAATATGCAAACAATTGGTAAAGCCCAGGTAATAGCCCAAGCTTGGGAAGATAGTTTATTGGGCAGGATTCCTAAGGATGAGAAGGATTATCCGGGGTGGTACAAGAATCGTCTTGATTTATGCAAGAAATGTCCTAAGAACTCTTCTAATATAGCTTTCTTTAAGTTACCAGCTAAGGTATTGCTGCAAAGATTGATGGGAAGACAGGCATGCTCGCTGTGCGGTTGCTTTATCAAGGAAAAGGCTTGGATGAAGACAGAGGTATGCCCGTTGAAGTTCGTGGAGGGTGAGAAAGCTAAATGGAATGCTATGGAGGTGATAACAGCCGATCATAACGATTTTAATATTGAGTGCCCTAACGATTCCTTTGATATAGGACTGACGGATGATGAGAGCGAGTTTTATCTAAATATTTTTGATCAGAAAATAGGTGATAAGATAGAAATCGTGTTATTTATCACCCATAATGATGGTTTCCATGTCAAGGATCATCATCTCGGATGTGGATGTATGGGAGATGTATCATATAACAAACATCCTGACAATGAGAATAGAATTATATTTAGGATGACGTTAGATACCTCAAAATATACGGAAGGTCATTTTGAGAAACATCTATCTCTTATGGGTTATACTAAGGACGATCCTGAACGTAATTTCAAACATTTCCCACTACGTATTATAGGGGAAGCTTATAAATAATGCCATGAGGAATCTCGTAAGAAGCAAGATAGATGATCGTATCCATGCCCTTATTGTCATGGAAGTCGGATGCCGTGAGTTACCTGAATATTCATTGGGTGATATACTTTACTCCGCTTTAAGGAGGATAGCTAGGGCTAATGGTGGTAATGTCCGCTTCTTGCGGGATGTTAGTACCAGGGATTTATTGAGGTCTATAGACCAAAGCATCAGTGATGAGATCGAATTAAATAATAATGATTATAATGTGTGATTATAATGGAAGAGGATAAGGATATTAAGAAAGAGATCAGGGATTATCTTAAAGAAGAGGCGGATACTCATATAAGGCATTGGATAGCCATAAAACGTGAGAGCAAGCGTCTGTATAGCGATATTGAGGATAGGACTAAGAAGATAGCCCTTAAATCATCTTCGTTGATAAAAGAGGAGGATTTTGTCGTTCTTCATGAGATGACCCATAAGATACAGATGTTGAATATAGAGGCTGTAAAAGTCAATTCTAGGTTGATGTTCATAATCCAGTTGGCTACCAGCTTCGGTATGGATCTGGATTTAGATACGACATATGCGTCCACCGCCAAGAGCATTATAGAAGACAGAACGTCTGGATTCGTGTTTTATGATGACAAGGAACGTCTGAGATACGCTGACAAGGAGCTTGAGGATATGTTCCATGACATGAGCGTGACGGAAGTAAGTAAGATCGGTGTTGTTCAATCTTATGAGCTTCTTATGAAGCAGTATAATGAATTTAAGGAATTAAAAGAAAATGCCACAGGGAAGACGAAAGCCGACGAGTAGGGACGTCGATCGGGTAAACGATAATCTTGAGGTCATAGCCAAGGCTGTGGATGACGCCAAGACGTATATCGCCAAGCATCCATGGGATAAGGAGAAGCCTGAGGATATGGCTAGGGCATTCGATTTCATATCCAAGTTGATCGATAAGATAAACGCTTGGAATGACTCGTATATGGAGAAGAGTGGGATCATGGATGTATACAGGAGTGTCAGCGATGTTCAGAAGAAGGAACGTAAGGGACAGGTTTCCGGTGGTATAGAATCTGTGTTAAAAAATATGAGAAGATGAGTCTAAGCACGAGTTCAGAATTTTATGTAAACATGAAGAATCCCCCTGTATGGAACGATCTGTTCGGATGGGAGGATCAGGATGATGATGTTAAGCAGTTCTTCACGGAGGAGGCTTATAAGGTCAAGAACGGGGTGACTATCAACGGTACGTTCATCCCGCCATGGCTTTATTGGCATGTTAATTTCTTTCCCGTATTTCAAGACCTTCCAAATGGAGAGCGTGTTCCGGCTATCAGCCGGTTACGTGATAATGAATGGTTTTTCGCCGAGATGTACCAACGTGCCCGTCAGGAGAAGAAAGGGCTGGGGATGTTCGGTACCCGTCGTTTTGGAAAGGCCCTTCTGGACTCGGAGCTGATATATACTCCTTATGGACCTAAGAAGATAGGGTTTGCTGATATCGGGGATATCATATATGGCGATGATGGTAAGCTTACGACTATAGTAGGCGTATACCCTCAAGGGTTCGTTGATATGTATAAGGTTACGTTTGAGGACGGGCGCAGTATAGTATGTTGCGGTCAACATCAGTGGAAGGTTAAATATCATGGTGATTATAAAGTTATGAGCACTATGGGTATCATCCACTCTGACTTCCAGAAGATGACTATAGACATAGGGGAGGCCGTGGATTTCCCCGAGCGGCGGTGGCTGATGTCGCCCCAGCTCCTTGGGTCTCTGACCGCCTCTTTTCTTTGTGGATCTACCGACAGGATCTTCGAGTTAAGCAATAAGGAGATGGATGATATTATTTATTCATCCAAAAAACAGAAGGAGTTGTTTATAAGCTCATTCATGAAGATATCTTGCGGTATAAGTACCGGTGACGATCGTTTTAAGGTCGTTTACAAAAGTGAGTATATTATATCCTTCGTAAGAAGAATATTCTGGTCTATGGGATATTATTGCGTCATGGATGGTGATGATATGTATATATCTAAGACCCATAACAGGCTTAGGATATCCGATATAGATTATTACGGGAAGTATAAAGCTACTTGTATTGAGGTCGATAACAAGTCCCATCAGTTCCTTACCACTAATTTTGTCGTATCCCATAATACGACTATCATGTCATCCCTTCTTCAGATGAACGCTACCATGACGATCGGGCTTAGTCATTCCGTGGTAGGTTTCAGCGATAGCGATTTATCTAATATAGGTGAGTATTGTGAGTATGGTCTTGATCATGTGCATCCTTTTTTCAGAATTAACAGGACCAAGACCGATTGGAGTTCTGGTGTCACCTTAGGCAAGCGTATGTCCAACGGGGTTCGTGATGTTCATGCCATAATATCCATAGCCAATATCAACATGGGTAGGAAGACATCCACGCAGAAGACTGCCGGTCTGACCCCAGCCACGGCTATTTTCGACGAGGTAGGTAAGGGACCTATCAAGAAACCGTACACGGCCGCCATGCCGTCCTACGACACTCCTTATGGCTGGCGTCTCAGTCCTATCTTGGCTGGTACCGGTGGTGAGGTGGAACTATCCAAGGACGCTCAGGAGATGTTCTCTGATCCTGATACATACAATCTCCTGGTCATGGACTGGGATATTTTAAATCGGAGAGCCATGAAAGGGAAAACATGGAAAGAAAGGAAATGGGCGATGTTTGTCCCCGGTCAGATGGCTAACTCCGGTGTTAAGAGAACTATAGGATTGGGCGATTATCTTGGTAAGCCTGATGACAAGAAGCTTAATAAGATCAAGATCGACGCTACTGATTTCGAGGCTAGTACCAATAAACTTAATGAGGAACGGAAGAAACTATCTACAAAAGATAGGGTTGCGTACACTTCTCATACCATGTTCTATCCATTTACGATTGACGACTGTTTTTTAAGCTCATCCCAGAACCTATTTCCGGTCGAGTACGCTATCAAGCATAAGAATGATCTCCTTGAGTCGGGGCAATATAGCGGTATGCTGTGTGATGTCTTTCTTGAGTCAGGTAATAAACTGGGGACTACTAAATCGAATAAGCAACTGGCTGGATTCCCGTTTAGCGGCGGTGTTATTGACGCTCCTGTCCAGATATTCGAGATGCCTCAATCCAATAGGTTTGATGATTTTATTTATGTGGCGGGCCAAGATCCGTATAAGCAGGCCAAGTCTGATACTCCTTCATTGGGATCCTTTTATATATTCAAAAGGCGTGTTGGTATCCGAGATCCTTATGCCTATAGAATAGTTGCCTCTTACGTATCCCGCCCATCATCTATAGACCAATTCTGTCGTACATGCGAGGTACTTCAGAAAGGATATGGTGCTATATGTCTTATGGAGAACGCTGACCAGATGTATGAGCAGTATCTTAACCGTAAAAGCGGTATGCCAGCGTCTTTCTTTCTGTTTGCTGGTGAGGCAATAGCCAATAAGTATGTGAAGGCCGGCTCCCGGCAGAACAGCAAGCTGGGGCTATACCCGACCCCCGGCAACCAGAACCTGCTATTCTCGTGCGTAGTGGATTATTGCTGGCAGGATTTCGTTATTGGTTATGATGATCAGACTGGTCTTGATATAACTGTCAAGGGTATTGAGCTGATCGATGATATAGCCCTATTGGATGAGATAATACAGTATAAGCCCGGATTGAACGTCGATAGGATAATAGCGTTCGGGCATGCGTTGGTTCTCGCCAGATATTTTGACGATAACAATTACATGCCTAAATCGAAGATCGAGGAGATGAATAATGCCCGCAAGGAAGACGCTTATAAACACCATGAGGTATATGCCTCTGCCTTTGGATCGGTATCTATAGGAGCTTTTAGGTAAATGAATGTCAATTAAACGCCTATCTTTGTTGTAAATAAAATTGAATAATCATGGAAGTGTTTAATAGAGATCATTCGTTTCCAGCAAAAGGAGCGTTATTAGGATTACCTCCTCAGGCTATTTCCACGAAGAAAAAGAACAGGAAATGGAAGGAGGATTGTATGGACGCTCTTGAGACGATAGGGTTGAAACAGTATGATCGCAACCAGATGTACCGTGACTATTATCTGATGGCGGATGGTAAGTTATCTTTTATGGAGATGGCGGATGTTATCCCTCAGTTAAGGAACGTACAGAAGCTAAGGAGCGATATAAGGATACCTTCTTTCTTGAAGCATTATGATATAATAGGTGGTATCGTAAATGCCTTTGAGGGATGGCTGACAAACCTACAGGATAAGTATACGGTTAACGAGGTAGGGGATATGGCTATAAGTGAGTATGAGGATACGATGTCAAACTTACTTCATCGTCATATACAAGAACAGTGGGATATTATCGTTAATCAGCGTCTTGTGGAGGCCGGTCTTGATCCTACGTACAATGAGTTTAATTCCGAGGAGGAGCGTCAGGCTTATGTTCAGCAAATCCAACAGGCCAAAGCGTCTATGACCCCTGATGATATCCAGAGGTTCATGAGTACAAGATGGAAGACGCAGGCGGCGGTATGGGGGGATCATACGATCGAGGCTGACCGTAGCCGGTTTTATATGGATGAGCTTGACAGGGAGAATTTCCGGGATCGTCTTCTTAGCGGAAAGATGTTCCGGAATCATTTCGTTGGTTTCGATTACTACCGTCCGGAGGTATGGAGTCCGATGGAGGTATTCCATCCTGACGTGAAATACCCGCAATACGGATCTTATGTGGGCCGTATTCATTATTACGAGGGTGTTGAGCTGATATCAAGATACGGCCATAAGATGACAGCCAAGGACAAGCGTCGGATTATGGGAGGTGACGATGATTATGAGGGATGGGTATCTAATGACGGTGCTAGGTATGACTGGAAGAAAAAGAAACCGTCTATTACCGGTATGTACGAGAATGAGGTTGTCCCATGGAAGGGATACCATGACTATGAATCTATAGTCGCCGCTGAGGATTACTACGGCGTTCCGATGGGTGAGTACCACACCTTCGGGCCGGACGGGGAGGAGCACACCCAGCCCCGCTTCTTGCCCCGCTTCCATCCCTTTGGCTATTTTAACTCTGACATGTCCAATGGTAAGAGATATGAGATAGATTCCCGCCTTTTTAGGGTTATGGAGGGATATTGGGTATCCATGAAACCGGTATTCTTAATAACTTACATGACGGAGACTGGGATGGTGGATCAGGAGCTTGTGACAGATGAGCTTCTCCCGGAGTTCTTGGAGAAGAACGGGATAAAGAAGGTGAAGAGGGTGATGGCAGAAGCCGTTGGTGATCCTGAGGTGAACACCTACATCTTGGAGTATGTTCCTGAGGTTAGGTTTGGAGTTAAGATCACCGGAGGTAATTTAATGGATAAGCCTATATATATTGGTGGGGATCCAATACCTCATCAGATACATGGTGACAGCAGTCTGTATGATTATGTCATTCCGGTTTCGGGATTTATAGGGGCCAGTCTCGCTGATCGCATACAACCGTTCCAGATGATGTATAACCTTGCTATGAATCAGCTATACAATAACGCCGAGAAGGAGATCGGTAAGTTTTTCTTAGGCGACTTAGGATTCCTGCCTACGGAATATAAGGATATGATGGACAAGAAGGGTGCTTTAGCTACTTTCATGCAGATCGTTAAGTCTGTATCGTTTATGGGCGTAGGTGGTAACGATACGAACAATCCTTACCAGAATCCGCAGATGAGTAGCATATATAACCAGTTTGGTGTATATGATCTTACTAATACGGATCAGATAAGATCCCGTATGGAAATGGCGTCTTACGCCTATATGATGGCTTATAGGATGATAGGTATATCCGAGCAGGCAATGGGTCAGTCAACTAGATACGAGAGTTCTACGGGCGTAAAACAGGGAGTTAACGCTACTATGCTACAGACCCAGACTTACTTTAATGATTTCGATGACTTCAAGAAACGGACATTGGATATTCATCTAGCCGTGGCTCAAGTATGCCAGAAGGAAGGATACGATTGGACCGTGATGTACAGGAATAGCGATCTTTCCTTGGCTTACATCAGTCTTACGGATAATAGCTTGTCGTTACGTCATCTTAATGTTATGGCTGTCTCTAATTCCAAGAAACGTCTGGAATTGGAGAATTTGAAACAATATATATTACAGACAAATACGTTAGGTAATGACTTACTTGATATCACTAGGATGATGAGCGCCAACTCAACGGCTGAGATGAATCAGATCGGAAGGGATGCTAGATCTTACGCCGATCGTGTAAGGCAAGAAGAATACCAGAATCAACAGCGACTTGTCCAGCAGCAAGCCGAGGCCGAGCAACAGGCACGTAATGATGAGCATGAGAAGGATAAGGAGCTGGCTTATATCAAGGGTAACTTCGATTTACGGGGTAAGAGCATAATGGCCGCCGGTCAAGCGGCTAGGACACAAGATAACGCAGAGGGTATGGATTATGTGGAAGCTATAGCGGATCGAGCCTTGAAGGAAAGGGATCTGGATATCCGTGAGGAGGATATGAGAACCAGACAGGCTAACGCCGAGGCTGAGCGAAGATCTCGTGAGGAGATAGAGAGAAGGAAGTTGGAATTAAAAGAAAAGGAGATAGATGCTAGAAACAAACGTTCTGATACAGATAGGTTTACGTCAATAATAAACAAGAATTGATTACAAGTTTTGTAAATATTTTTACAAAATCTGTAATCATTTTGGCGTAAAATTCTGTCATATACTATAATGGGTTTGATTTAATTGGTAATTGGATTAATAATACTTTTGTAAAAAGCAAAAAAGGAAATTGTATGAATGACATGGGTGATTTCGCTAAGGGTTTTAAGACCATGAGTGTCGAGGAACTTTTTTACCGTGGTGACGGTGATGGCGATAAGAATAATATCGAGGGTAGATATGATAAGGATGGTAATCCTATAGGTGATACCAATAAAGAGCCTGCCGACGGCGGAGCGGCTGACGGTGGCGTGGATAAGGGCGGCGACGCTACCAACCCAGACCCGGATTCCTTTGGCGAAGGCGGTACTGATAATAATGTAGTATCAGTGTTTAACGGGAAATCTTTCTTGGAAAAGATGGCCGCCAGAGGTATCATCGACAGTATCGATAACCTTGATATTATGGTAGATGACAAGCCAGTCGATCTTTCTACTATCACAAAAGAAGATGATTTACTTGATATAGTGGAGGGGTTGATCAAGGATAAGTCCGATGAGTTGTTGAAGGATAAGGTTGATACCGGTTCTATGTCTGACTTTATGAAGAAGATGATAGAGGTGGATAAGGCCGGTGGTAACGTTGGCCAACTATTAAGCCAATATCAGAGTATTCAGGCTCCGTTGGATAACCTTGATATGAGCAACAAGAATGATCAGCTTGCGGTCATCCAGCATTATTATAAGATGTTGGGTATGCCGGAAGACGAGATAAAGGATAATATGGAAATGATGATTGGTAAAGGCGATGAGTTTATCGAGTCTAAGGCCAATAAGTTTCATGATATCCTGAAAAAGGAGATGGATAACCTTATCGAGGAGGAGAAAAAGAAGTCCGAGAAAAGGAGACAGGAGTTAGTTGAGCAGATGAGAGTCTATAAGAAAGGTCTAAAGACATCTATAAGCTCAGGATTTCAGTTGAATGACACGATGATAGGTAAGGCTGTCGATTTCGTTACCAAGCCGATAGACAATCAAGGTCATACGGCTATAGATAAAGCCTATTCCGAGGCTATTAAAAATCCGGACATGGCCGCTGATTTGGCCTTGTTCTTGATGAATAAGGACGAGTTCCTTAAACAGAAAACCAACAAGGCTAAGATGGAGGTTAATAAGAAGACCATCACTCTTCTTTCTGGCAATAAGGGAGGAAAGCAGAATAAGACTAATATCGATAACGATACTATAGAAGCTAACTTCCTTGATCTGAGTGGATCAAAGAGTGTATAACGTTTAAATATATTGAAAATGAATCCGTTTCTTACAAAAAGTTTCCCGGCTACCGTGAATGGCGATAACGTTATTGCCTTTACCGATGCCAAGAACTATAAGACTTCGCTCGTAGAGCATAACTTAGGCTCATTGGCGAGCTGGTATTACGAGGATCCTGACAAGAATCATCTGGGTCTTTTGAATCTGTTCTCTAATATCGCTAATTACCCTGTACCGATGTATATGGGTATGATTAATAACGGCGCTACGATCTCCGTTAACGGTATTGGAGCTTCTTTCCGTTATGATCTTCCTGTTACAAAGACATTCGCTGTCGTTACGGCAGAGGATACTTCAGGTCATCATCTAAAACCGGGTATTGACGGTAGTTTGTTTGATATCGTTTTGAATACCTCTGAGTTTACGGCTTATGATGTTATTACCTACGATGCTGCTAACGGTTGTAATATCCTTATCTCAGGTGAGATCCCGTCTAAGACAGAAGGTGACTTGACACGTTATTGGTGTCGTGTTATCGGTGGTAAGGCTAAATACTTCCCTAAAGAGAAATTACGTCCTGGTATCCGTTATTGGAAGATCGGTCATGCTCTTGGTGAGTACAGCACTCAGTTCTCTAAGGTATCTGGAGCTGACAAGGCCGGTTCCATGACCTGTGAGTTCCGCTTAGGAAACCACCGTGGTGTTGAAGGAGAGACAACTATGTATGCTGGTATGAAGTCCATGCAGGCTGCCCAGAACAGCACTTCAGAGTTTGTGGAGACCGCTCTTCGTCGTATGAATGCCATGAGAAGTGAGTATGAGGGTAATATTCCTGATTTGGCTATTATCGGTAAGACTGTTAATGGTAGACTTGATTTGCGTACGGCTAAGGTAGCCTCTACGTTGGAGGTGTTCTGTATGGCTGAGTTGGTTAAGTTGGAGGCAAGACAGTTGATGTGGCAAGAAGGTGGTATTATCATGGATCAAAATGGTCCTATCCATTTGAATGAAGGTATCTATCGTCAGCTTCGCCGTGGTTACACTATCTACTATAGCCGTCCGATGGGTATTACTAAGGACACGCTTATGGCTGCCGCATCTTATATTTTCCGTGGACGTCAGGATCTTCCTATTACGGAACGTAAGATTAAGTTCAAGGTAGGAGCTATGGCTATGATCAATTTAGAGAAGTTGATTAGAGAATCTTTCTTCACTACATTGAGTAATTTAAGCTGGGGTATGGGTAGTGACCGTATGTTGCCTTCTAACCCTATCTCTGGTACTAACGACGCTATGATCTTAGGTCCGGTTCAGGTTAAGGGAGCTTTCATCCCGGGCATCGGTAATGTTGAGTTCGAGCATGATCCTTCTTTGGATTACGCCGACATGACAGATCGTAGTGAATTAGTGAATGGTATGTATCCTAGATCCTCTTATTCTTGTATTATCGAGAATATCACTGACGCTGGATCGACTAACGCGTATTCCGCTATTCCTAATACGGCTAACGCTAAGTTAGGTAATATGAATAACAACGTATTCTATATCAAACCAGAAGGCGTAAGCATGTGGTGGGGTTATGAGTACGGTCGTTGGGCGCACAAAGCCAACGGTAATGAGATCGTATCATCCTTGCCGGGCATGAAAGAGCAATTCTGGTGTCATTCTGCTTCCGCGGCATGGGTTATGGATAATAGTAAGTTCTTGATTATCGAGCTTCAACCGAACTACTTCGGCTAAGTTTTTATATATGTAATTTGGTTTTTAGAGGGGAGGATATTCCTCTCCTCTTTTTTTAAAGTAACGCAAAAAAAGGAAATGAAAGAAATTTTAAAATCAAGGAAGGTATTGGCCGAGGTAAACGGTTTCAATATCATGTCAGATACCTTATATGAGGTTGTAGGCAAACACGATGGAAGTGCTCCTCAGGCCTTTCAAGACGCTAATATAGCTAAAGCTCCGTTCCCGGAGAACGCCACTCACGTATGTTGCCCTTGGGATGATTTCTCCAAGGCCTATAACACCGGTTTTTATCCAAGATCAAGATGCTATAATGGTCTTGACAAGAATGAGATCGACAGGCTCGTCAAACAGCGGGTAGATAATATCATGAAGCCTTTCGAGGAAATGTCGCAGATGGATCTATCTCAAACCAATTTAGAATTTTGGGATGACGCTAAGGATAAGATCTTCATGGGTAAGGTTTATAATACGGCTAATACCGTAGATCTATTTTATTTATATCTGGCTGTATTTTCCGGCATGTTGACTCCTCAGGAAATGGATGGCGATCCTGTCTTCATGAACTCCATGTTCTGTTTCGTGGAGAAAGACAATATGAAGGATTTCGTTCAGCAGCGTGAGATCAATAAGATGAACATCAGCTATAAGTTTATCAGCGCCCTTAAGAAAGGCGGCGACGATCGTCAGGCTGTCATCGATCTTCTTCTTTACATCGGTATCGTAACTCGCCCGGATTTCACGGAGGATGAGTATTATACAGGATCTCTATCAAACTGGATGAATGAGAAGAAGACCAATGTTGATTATCTGCTTGATATCTGGGATCGGTCATTGGAAGGTGATTTCAAGGAAGTTCTTGAGTTTTACCGTATCGTAAACGTCCTTCAACGAAATGGTCGTATCAATATGACTCCATCCGGATTACAATATAATGGCCAGATCATAGGACCTGACGTTCGGACATCCGCTGAGTTCTTGGCTACCAAGAAAGACTTTATTAACATAAAGGCTAATGTATTGGATGAGTATGAGGAGATCATATCTATGTCTAATATCGATGATAAGTCCAAGACCAAGAAGGTTAAGGATATTAAGAAGAAGGATGACGTAGAGGAAGGTGATAAGGTTAAGGAGGAATAATTATGACAATCCAAGAAGCGTATCTAAGGTCTTTGCAGAAGAACGAGCAGAATCTGGCCAATGGCGGGATTAAGCTTGATCCGGGGAGGTTCGTGCTGTTGTTCAACGAGGCCCAAGACCGGTTGGTTAAGTACTATCTAAATAGGAAGGATGACGAGACTATACGCTCCATCCAAAACCTTCTTGTTTATTGGATGTCGTTGGATAATGCGGGTAGGATGGATAACCCTGAGTCTACGTCCTTTAACTTACCTGACGACTATCTATGGTTCTCTAACATAAAAGGCGTTTTCTCATACAAAGGGTGTGAGGTCACTGATTTCGTTATGTGGGAGGCTAAGAACGAGAATATCCATGAGCTTCTTGGAGACGAGAATAATCGTCCTTCTTACGACTACCGTGAGACATTCTACTCCATAGGGGACGGGAAGGTCGTGGTCTACGAGTCGGGCTTCCGTACCGAGGAGGTTAAGATGACGTACTACCGCCGCCCTGTCAGGGTGGACCTGTCGGGGTATATCAACGCCGCCGGTATCCAGTCGACGGACATCGACCCTGAGCTGCCCGATTATCTTGTGGAGGAGATTCTGGATATGGTCGCTAAACAATTCAGCCTTAACGAGAACGAGTTGCAGAGGTATCAGCTTGATAAGGATAATGTGGCTTCTTTTAAATAAACAACGTTAGTTTTGATTGATAAGCCTGCTCAGAAATGGGTAGGCTTATTTTTTTTATCATCCTATGCATATTTTCTGGAATCGGAGATTTCTCCGACTCCAGAAATCGTAAGTATGGTTTTTGTGTTTTACAAAATATTTAATATAATGATTTTATATTGGAATATTTTTTATCTATATATTTTTACGGTAAAACTTTTATTTATATATTTGCTTCGTATTAAATAATTAAATATATATAATATGAAAACTAATGTTGTTATGATCTCCAAGGATAGGGATCTTTTTGGTGTTACTATCAAGCAAGACACTAAAACGTCTTTCATGTCGTTGACTGATTTACAGGAAGCCTATACAAGGAAAAGGATTCAGGAGGGATGGAATGATAAGAGAATAGAGAATATTCTTTCTAACAAGGAGAGTGCTGAGCGAATATATTATATTCTTGAAAAACAAGGATATATGATAGAAACAGGATTTCCTGTTTTTATGGAAATGGTTGAAAAAGAGTCTCTTATAAAAGTAATGAAAAAGTTTGGCGCTTATAAGACGGTTGGTAGGGGCGAGAACAGGAGAACTATGTGTAATCCTTATATATGGGTTCTTGTAGCTATGGAATTGAATCCTATGTTGTATGCCGAGGTTGTTACGTGGTTAACTGATAAGCTTATTCTTAATAGAATAGAGGCTGGTGATAGGTATAATGCTTTGTCTAGGGCGGCTTCTAGATTTAAGGATGTAGATTATGTTAAGATTGCCAAGGGTCTTAATTATATTGTTTTTAATATCCATGAAAGTATGATCAGGAATAAGGCCACGGAAGCTGAGCTGAAGGAATTGGAGCAAACACAAGGCAATCTTATATGGGCTATAGATATGGGTTATATAAAAAGTTTCGATGAACTTATTGATATGATGAGGAAGATGTATAAGAAAAAGTGGCTTAAATAATGTTTTTACAAAAAATGTAATTTATTTATATGTCTATACACTCGTGATCTTGTTTTATTGTTGTGAACTCGTTTATTATTATGTTTGCGTTAGGTAAATGATTTTTTAAACTAAATATTGATAATATGTTGCACAGACCGCAAGACCGGGTACTTTTCGTATCCCCACATGCTAAGATGGTGGATGTTGATTCCATCTTCTTGAAGGAAGGACAGATCGGTATTTACGATACTAAAGATACTTCCGAGAACGGTTGTAAGGCCGTGATTGATTTTACCGGTAAGCCTCGTAATGACAAGCGTTATGAGATCCGTATCGGTCGTAATGAACAAGCGGCTTCCCGCTCTATCTATGATAAGGATTTTTCCACGCCGTTATTCTCCTTGAACGAGATCACGGAGATCTACGCTTCTTGGCCGAAGAAAGATCATGCTTATGTCGATGATGTTATCTTAGGATACAATGGTGTCTCTGACGACACGGCTTTCTCCGTTTCCAAGGGCGACCGTATCGTTATCCGCTTGGTTCTCGCTGGTCGTGCCTTTGAGCTTCTTGGCTATGAGGAGGGTCGTGTTGAGATCAATGACGCCATTCTTTTGGATGATTGTGATAATACGCCAAATCAATGCGAGGAGTGTGATCCTTGCGAGGAGGTTGATTTGTTGCCCGCCGTATTGAAGTGTATTGAGCGGATGAAGAACCAGCCTATCGCCGGTGGTGGTAAGGTATCTGATTATATTGATATCACTCCGGTCACAAGATGTACTAACGAGGCTACGGAGCCTGAGACGGAGGACGTGAACTTCTATTGCATGGAGGTATGTGATACTGGTGATGATCTGGCGTTGGCTGAGGTTCGCGCTCAATATCCAGGATTGAAGATCGTACGTGAGACTATCGAGGGTAGCATGTCACGTTATAAGGTGATGAAGAAAGGCGCTAAACCGGCTGACTATACTCAACGTCTTATCTCTATCATGAAGGGATGTACGGATTGTCCTCCTAACTATACCGAGGTTAAGGGTGGTTATCTGTATTCTATTTCTTTGGAGGATGACGGTGTCGATATGTCTACTACGGTGGAATCATTGCCTAACGTTGTAGCCGATACGGTTAATAAGATGAGTCAGATCAAGGGATCAGGTTTGTATATTGCCGCTACTTCCAAGAAATTGACGGATGAGGAGATCTCTACTTTCGTGGAGGCCAATCCTACGGCTATTATCTACTATGTGGCTAAGACATCCGATATGTGTGAGAATCCTACGGTTCGTACCGCTTCTTGGTCGGCTTGTGGTTCTTGCAAGGTATCCACCGAGAAGTATTATATCACGATCCCGGATGATGAGTGCGGAAACAGTGCGTTGGAGGAAATCAAACAGGCTTTCCCGGAACTGGAGATCACTGACTACGGTACTCCTGCGGCTTGCCAGCATAGCTTCCAGACAACGGTATATACTAACATGTTGTGTGATGAGTGCGACAAGGTGTTCGAGGGATTCTTCACCAGCGAGGCTCCGGCGTCCTACCGCAACCGTATGTGGAAGAAATTGGAGTCGGCTCAGGAACTTGGTACTAACTGCAAGTGCGGTATCCGTTTCCGTGGTAAGGAAATGTTATTATCTCCGTCAGAGTGCTTGATGGATAAAATGACTTATGTAGAGGATAGCGTTGAGATCGTTGGCGCTAGCGGAGGTTATCCTGATTCTCTTGACGAGGGGTCTCCTATCTGGTGGGATCAACTTAATTTCGAGAGACTGTCCAGCAAAGCACCACGTACTCATGTCGGCGGTAATATGATGGATGACGAGTTGAAGGGCTATGCTCATTTCAACGGTTTCCCGAAACATCAGGATTTCATGGGACGGACATTCATGAACGAGTACAGCCGTGTAGAGCAAACGGCGCAGTACGTGGACTTCCAGATCACGATTAATCCTCATAGATACTCTCAAGGATTCGGTAAGGTTCTCGCCGATGATCCGGTTAATCTGATCTTACGTGTACGCTATGGCGCTCATGAGGGTGTTCAGGAGATGATTAACATGATCGGTGCTGCCGCTGGTCTTGGACCGGCCATCGTAACTGAGCCGAAATAAAGAACCTTTTTTGCGTTCATATATTTCCTAAAGGGGAGAGATTCAATTCTCTTCCCTTTTTTTGTTATCTTTGAGGCAGTAGAATTAAAATATGATATTATGTCTGCGATAAATGAGTATTTAAAGAGACTGGCTTCTATATTCGGAAGCATGGGTTTCTCCGTTCCGCCAGATGACTTCTCAGGTGTTGTCATAGACGGAAAGACGTATCCGGTCATGATGAGGAATGACGGTTGTTACGTGTACTTCGATGATAAAGGAGTAAAGAGACTTGTAAGCGAGGTTCCTAAAAAGGACTATCAGTTCATTAACATCAAGGACGCCCGTGTGTCGATCGTCAACCAATGTTATCGTACTCCGGGAGGTCAGGTAGAGGCTCGTATCCATACCTATATGAATAATAAGGGAGAGATACTGGCCGAGAAGATATTTATCATCAACTCTTCAGATGTTGATACACCTATTGGCACGGAATTGGATAAGATTCCTGCCGAGTGGGTAGCTATAGATTGTAGCATAGCGGAGATGACCGATCGGGAGTTGATATTCGTAAGTAAATGTTACGCCACGGAAGGTGGCAAGGTCCAGATCGAGGGCGTTGAGTCGGTAGACCCCCGCCTGAACCCGGAGGTATCCCATTATGAGGTGGTGAATACGACTGACGATAGCAATCCTATCGGTACGGAGTATGATAAGATACCCGATACATGGAGTCGTATAGTATGTGATTTCCCGGACATGACCCAAAGGGATATAATACCGGTGCTTAAATGTTTTGATACCGGGACCGGAAGGGTACAGATAGAGGGATATAAGATATTTGATTATGAGATGGGTACCAGAAAGGAATGGTATCGCGTCAAGCAAAGTACCGATCCTGAGAATCCGGTAGGTGAGTTTATCACCAGTATAAGTGATGACTGGGTTGAGGTTGTTTGTGACTTCACGGATATGGAGGATCGGGATATTGAGGTAACTGTAGAATGTTATAAGACACCGGCCGGTAAGGTGAAGCTGGAGGTTCTCACGTCATGGGACGGGAACATAGGAGTTAGGGATAAGAACTATAAAGTCCTGGAGACTACCGACCCGTCACAACCTGAGGGCGCCAGCTTCAGTTCCTTGCCAGATACGTGGGTAAGGACTGTCTGTGATTTCGACGATATGGAGGAGCGTGACATCAGGTCTTATGTCGAGTGTTATGACGGAGGCAATGGCAATGTCAAGCTTCGTAGGTTGGTTTCTTATGACTCCAAGATAAAGGCAAGATACGTCCGCTTCGAGGTGCTTGAATCGGATGACGCCGGCTTCGTCCCGGGGGCCGAACTGGCTACCCTCCCCGAAGGTTTCTCTTTGGTTTCGTGCGATTTCGTTGATTTTGAAGATCGTATGCTTCAGTCCAGAAAGGAATGTTATGATACCGGTAACGGACGTGTACAAGTATCACGTATTACTTCTTACGATGGTGATATAGGTATCCGTGGAACCTCTTATGTAGTTACCCGTTCGGAGGATACTGATGTTTCTGTCAATAGGGTATATAAGGATATACCGGGAGGATGGACCCGCATGGTATGCGAGATGGATGACATGGAATCACGTGATATCGAGTCTTATATTGAGTGCCATGATACGGGTGATGGCAATGTCAAGGTAAGGAGAATCGTGTCTTATGACGCCAAGATAGGTGACAGATATACCCGTTACGAGGTAATGGAGTCGGATAACGGCGGTTTCATACATGGGCAACGCCTGTCCACCCTGCCCGCTGGGTGGTCTTTGGTGTCTTGCGATTTCGCGGATATGGAAGACCGGATGCTTTCTAATACGGTTGAATGTTATCGATCAACCAATGGTGTGGTACGAATCATCCACACGGCATCTTACGATGGCGAATTAGGCGTCAGGTCAGAATCATGGGAGGTTGTTAGCTCCACCGATAACGGAATCCATGTAGGCGATAAGGTAAGCTCGTTATGGGGAGGCCTTACCCGTATCGAGTGTGAGGAACCGGATTACATGGATCGGCTTATCGATACCACGGAGACCTGTTATGATACCGGGAAGGGTACGGTGAAAATCAGGAGACAGGAGTCGTTGAACGGGAATCTGGATGTAAAGACTTTCGACTATAAGATCGTTGAGTCTACCGATCCTGATTATCCTATCAATACTACACCTACGCAGACGGTTATTAACGGCTGGACGGTTATCAGTTGTGATCTTAATATCATGGACGTGGATGATTGTTATGAGATCGGTGGTCATAAGATACATTTGAAGGGATTCAGGACAGTCAATCCGGCATTGCAGGATATTAAGTCTATATTGTATGTCGTGTACTCTGATCATCCTGATTATAATGTAGGTGATGAGCTTACGTCTATACCGTATGGGGCTAAGGTGACGATCTGTGATTATGCGGATAAGAGCCAAAGACATATGGTTCCGGTGCGAGAGTGCTATGAGGTGGCCGATGGCCGGTTCTATGTGGAGGGGAGCCGGTTGATTGATAACAATATGGTCGTAGAGCGGACGTCGTTGATGGTGATGGAGTCATCCTCTCCTACCTACCCGGTGGGGACTACGCTGACCGCCATTCCTGTTGGCGCTACTATCGTGGCTTGTTTATGTCAAACCTGTTAATCTGAACGGCTATGGTTAAAGTATGTAATGATTATTTTATGATTGACGCCTTAGCTGGAGGTCAGGTCGTAAGAAAAAGGAAATATCGTCGTGAGAATACGATGATAGGATATAAGTGGTATGATTATAATGGGGTCGAGGTAACTGACCCCATTGAGATATCACGTCTTGACGGATTGGCTACTAAGCATCAACGTGTTGATGAGGCTTATGATGATCATGCCATTTTCATGTCGTCAACAAACTACGTTAACAGCGTTTCCGGTATACCTATGGATAAGCATATGGTTGTCGTTGAATGGAGACCGGATAGCGAGCAAGGTTTTGTCACCATGGCTCATAATGAGGGTCTTGACGGGGACAGCTATTATATAGTTGTTATCAATACCGGAGATAAGCAGGCTACGATCTACACCCCCGTGGATCCTGAGGATCCAAAGGATGGGACTTCCCGTGCGGTTGATGGCGATAACGTTTCTGTTGGCGGATCATATGTCTCTATATCCCCCAAGCAAGTAGAGAGGATAAGGGTTACTTTCCGTGATGGTAAATGGTATTATGAGTTAGTCACAAAAACATATCCTAGTAATACCGGAGGCATTAAGATCGGGGATGTTGATTTTGTGACGTTCAGATATTTATGGGAATCAAGTTCCGGAAGGGACTTGGACACGATGACGGAAGCCCTTAATTCTAATGTTCCCACCATAGATAATCTTGCTGTAGGTTGGTCTGGCCCCGGAAATGGATATAGCTCTGTTAGAGAAGTTCTTAAATGGGGTGGTGATAATACCGGTTCTGGTAAGGAATGTGTTTGGATGTCGGTGAAGGATTTAAGGGCTAAATATTATGATATCCTACCTGAAGAGACGTATTTCATGGCCTACGCTACATGGTTTGGATCTAAAGGTACGGGTAAATGTTCTTTTGAACTTGTTGGATACAAGGGAGGTACGATGAGCCAAGATGGATATAATTTCATCAATACCGGTGGATCTGTGGTGTATCAAAATACGTATGATTTTGTTTGTCATACCAGTAAGGGTTCATCTACGTATAAGACATCCTACGAGAAGGTGGCTCGTGTTACCTACAATAAGCTCACTAACGAGGTTTATATGTCCATCGGCGACGCTATAGATCAGGAGGATAATTATGATAAGTTAGAGCGAGAGATCAATAATATAAAGGAAAGACTTAGCGATGTCGAGAGCGAGTTGGCTGTCGTAAGACGTATAGCTGAGGGCAAGAACACGGCGTATATCTTTGATACGGTCGATGCCATGAATGAGTGGCTGGCGGTCCCGGAGAACACGGCTAAGCTCCGTGTGGGGGACAGCTTCTGGATCAGGGAGCAGGAGGTACCTGATTATTGGTGGGATGGAACTCAGGCTTTAGAGCAGGAAGGTCCGAAGGTTGATTTATCTCCTTATTATACGAAAGACGAGATTAATAATATTGTCAATGATATCAATCAGAAGATAGAGGATAAGAGTACGTCTATTATCTTCGATACTTATATCCAGATGAAGTCTTTCGTGGATGATCCAACTAACGCCGATAAGCTTAAGGAAGGTACTATCTTGTTGATACGAGAAAAAAATGTACCTGATTATTATTACGATGGTGCTGGGATAGTTAAGATGGAGGCCGATGTAGAGCAATGTCTTTACGTTACTTTGGCTAACAAGCCTACGGAAAGCACTATAAGTTATACTCAAGATCGGGAGGTGACTAATTTCGCCCCGGGTGCTATAGCTAGATGGGTTGACGCTGACGGCAATAACGTGTTCTATAAGCTTGTTGAGATAGTAGGTGGTAAGGCTAAGTGGATTACGTTGATTGATACAAGATATGGTAATGTTACGTTGCAAAGCACTTATGACAAGAACTATGAGATCGTGAATATCGTATCTGGGTCTAGGTTACAGGCTATAAATAGCGAGAAGAATGATATCAAGTTCGTTAATAGCGCTACGGGTAACGTGACTGTCGTGTTGAATGGTACCGTATCAGGGGGAGCCAAGAAGCTGGTGAGTATGCTGGCGGTGAACGAGGTAGTCTTGACCCCCGGAGCGGCGGTGTCGTTTACCCGGAACGGCGATGAGTTCGTGCTCACGGAGTTGTTTGGCGTTACCATCTTCCCCGATCTGGCGGATGCCAATCGTGAGGGTGAGTGGGTTATGAGCGTAGGCATAACCGGTAAACCGATCCTTATGGAGGTAAAGGAGATGCGTAAGTGGGATGAGAGTATAACTAAGGAACTTACGATAGATGAGCTTAACGAGAAGTTCCCTAACGTGGATATCGGATTCGCCGTCGTATGCAAGACCATCAACAAGGTATATGAGATGGTTAACGGATACAAGGAATGGGTGTCTTATGATATAAACTCAATTAGTTGATATGGGATTTTTAGTAGGATATGATACGGCCCTGTCCTCGGTGACGTTTTATGTTAACGAGGATAGGTTCCCTTGTTATAATGGGAGGAATGCTGATTATGTGCCTGATCCGATAGTAGATTTAGGTAATTTTAATCGTAATCTCAGGTTCTCGGCAAACAATCCAGGATTCGTGGACGTCGATTGGGGTGATGGGACAAAGGATCAATACCCTTTGGTCAAGATATCTGACGGTAGTTATAGGATAGTATTCAGGTCTTTAGATATTGAGTACAAAAAGAATCCTGACGATACTACATGGTGGTTCAGGAAGGAGGATGGATCTCAGTATATACCGGTTCCTCCACATAAGTATAGAGATATCAGGCGTAGGGAGGTTACGATGAGGTTCTCTAACGTAATCGATGGGGAGTTCAATATGGATGGTATTGTCCTCCATGAGTTTCCTGTAGTTAATCTACCTGATATAACTTATTTGGCTATGGCCAGATCCGTTCTTAAAAATGGCGATATCCCATATGACAGGATAAGTAAGAGCGTTAATCTTCGTAATATACAGATGGGGTCTTTTTCTCATCCTGGTGTTTGGGACAATTGGCCGGAAGGTTTTTTAAATATGAAAAATCTGAGGTATTTCGGATGTAATAGTATTTTTAATTTCGCTGATAATCCTGATTCGAATTGGAGAAGATTCTCGGAATGGAAGAATCTTACAGAGTTTAATTTCAATTGGTGCAATATACCTTCGTATGACCCTGCATTTGATTCTATTCCGGCAAAAAGTATAAGCATTATTAGCGATCGGAATAATATACCTGTATTTGATGAGGTGGATAAGGTAGGGGATGATAAGGAAAGCGTTACTTTTATGGGTGGTGGTAGCTCATGGAAACAAGATCTGGCAGGAGGTAAGTTGAATAAGATTCAGGGCACGTATTGTAATTCAGGCACGGTGCCGGTAGATGATCTTCCGGATTGGTTGTATGAGGTAAGGGAATTTAGGGTATGGACTTTGTATGATGGTAGATTTATAAATACGCAGGAGAGGGCTGATACATTCGTAAATACATTTTATGATAAGATAATGTCGTGGAGTTATATAACGATGTCACAGACGGCTTCTGACGGTAATAGGAATCAGTTTTATAAACTTACCTTAGATTTATATACTTCCGCAGCTCCTACCAACAAGAGACCATCTGGCGTTTATCAAGCCCCTGAGGGGTTTGTTAAGGGTGTTAGCAACGGTAATCCTACGACGCCTATGGAGAAGGTGTATGTGCTTACCAACAACTACGGGCAGACATGGGTCTTGGCCCCTGCCCCAGCTTCTAAGGCCGCCCTTACGAGGGCAAGGCGGGCTGGGAAGGCTAGGATTACCCCGTTCGTCCTTGGCGTAAAGGACGGTCATGTGTCAGTATTCAGCGGAGATGTATTGGATGATAATATGAGTAAGTATAATTTCGCCGACAAATACGAGGCCATAGATATCTGCAACGATCTAGGATTGGACAGCTCGCCGGTTGTCGAGTATTTCAGGAGAATAGAGGAGGGAGAGGCATGAAGTTGATATGTAAGGATACGAATAAAGGGTCTATAACCTTTTTTACTAAAGGCAAATATGCTTTTAGGGGCGTTAACAGGAATGATACTACTGATGACGTGCCTGATCCTATATTGGATGTTAATAATTACAATGAAAGTATACAGTTTTATTCCAAGACCCCAGGAATGTGTGAGGTCGATTGGGGTGACGGGAATAAAGAGCAATTCCCTTTCGTGAAGGATAGGAGCGAATCCATATACGGGCGATATAGGTTGATGTTCAGGAGAAGGGATATAAGTTATCGTAAGAATCCGGATAGTCATCCATGGTGGTTTTATAAGGAAGACGGGAGTGAGTATATCCCTGCGCCTAATCATGCTTACGCTGACGGGCTAGATAAAGAGCGGGTCATTACCATGACTTTTACGAATGATATTACATACGTTCAAACAGCGAGGATAATGATGGTAGGATTCCCGATATTAGACGCCCCAAGTATTATCAACTTAATCTTATCCATTACCGGAGATGGGAATATAACCGATATTCCTAAAGATAGGATACGTAGATCGGTAAATATAGAGTATATAACACTTAACGAATTAGGTGTAGGGACATTGACATCCATACCAGACGATTGGGATAGGTTGACTAAGTTAAAAGGCATTAATTTAAGTCGAACGGCTGATTTTAATGATACGGAGTCTTCTAATATAAGGAAATTCCCCTCTATGTGGCCTAATCTTGTAACATTATCTTTGGCAGGTTGCAGGGTTAGGGTATATCCAAGGGAATGGCTGTCTTTTAGCAAGCTAAAAGAATTATATATATCCCCAGGAGTGGCTATGCCATCGTTTGACCCTAATACATGCCCGGCTATGGATGAGGTGGATAAGATAAATCCTAGCTTAAGGACCTTCGACCATATAAATAGATGGTATGGGTCTGTCGTGAGCTGGCATCCGTATATGATCGGCAAGGGGCTGGAAAATATCACTAGCCTTACCGCCTCATATGGCTATAGTAATATAGATGTAAGTAATCTACCGGATTATATATATGAGATGAGATCTATGAGTAGTTTTTATATGAATATCTCCTTGTTGACCCAAAGTCGATGTGATACGTTTATATCAACATTATATGAGAAGGTGATGGGGTTTGATTATCTCACTATGTCTTCTTCTGCTTCCGATGGCAAAAGAAATCAGTTTTATGGATTGTATCTAAGTATATATTTGGCTGCCAATCCTGTTGATAAAAGGCCTAGTGGCGTATTACAGGCTCCCTCTGGTTTTATAAAGGGTCAGTCTAATGGCTCTCCGTCGACTCCTATGGAGATGGTTTATGTGCTTATGAATAATTATGGATGGAGGTTTAGTATGGCGCCAGAGGCTTCGGTGTTAAGGTCAATACGATCTTCTGATATTGACACGAGGTCGTATAAGCCATATAAGCTTATCGTATTTGACGATGGGCGTATCTTTGTAGGAAATGGAGATGTTTTAGCTCATGATACGGATAAGGTATTATCGTTTGGGGGTCAACCAGAAGGGGAGTATTTATGTGATTCTATGGGATTGGACAAGAATGTTATTGTAGAATATTTTAACAAGATAGGTAATGGCTAAGACATTATATAAATATGAGGCTTCATCAAATAAGTTCGTATGGTTCACTACATGGGACAGGGCACTTAGAAATTATTATACCGATGATTATAATTATGTACCCGATCCTGTCGTTGATAATCCTTTTAATACGTTTGTTGAGTTTAGATCCAGAAAGCCCGGTATGGCTAATGTGGATTGGGGGGATGGAATAAAGGAACAGTTTCCTATGACCAAGGTTCAAGGGCAGGATAATTATCGTATCATATTCCGTTCTTTGGCAATACAACACAGGAAAAATTCCAATACTACGTGGTGGTTCAGGAAGGAGGATGGATCGCAATACGTACCTGTGGATAATCATGCTTACGCTGATGGGAGGAGGGACGTACAACGGGCTGTGTCGATAGATTTTACTTGTGATATTTATTATGCCAATATTCAAACTTGTAAGATGACGGCTTTCCCGATCGTAGATATTCCAGGTCTTGAATTTTTGGTCGTATCGCATACGATGTATGTTAATGATGGCATACCGGTAGATAAATTGTCGAGATCTAATAAATTAATTTATATAGAGCTTTCAAATGTAGGGCAAAGAATGACTGAAATGCCTGAGGCTATAACTAGTAAGACTGAGGTGTATTATTTAAGTATGTTTAATATGCTTGATCTTAGGGATATAGAATCTAGCGGGATAAGAAATATAAAGAATATGAAAAATCTTCAAACCCTTGAATTATCTTCATGTTATTTGGATAGGTATATAAAGGAGTTTAATGATCTTCCTAAATTAACTTCGTTGAAAATACATCCTGGCCCTTCTGATATGTGGAATTATTTTGATATAAACACCCTTCCTTTTTTCGAGGTAGATAAAATAAATCCTAATATTACTGATTTTTATTTTTTAGATGACTGGGTAAGTGGAGAAAGGAGGACGGGTTGGAATGATGATAATATGTCTGGAAGGGGATTGGAGCATCTTACTAGTTTCATTGCAGCTAATAGCAATAGTCTTAGAATGGATAAGCTTCCGGATTATATTTATGAGATGAGGGCTATTACACGGTTTAACGTGAATGCATCCACTCATAGCCAAAAAAGATCAGATGATTTCGTGAACTCTTTCTACGACCTTGTTGTAGGATGGGATCAGATTACTATGACATCCGTGGCTAAGGATGGGAAGAGGAACCAGTTCTATAGTCTTTCGGTAAGCATGTATAATGCTATTTATCCAACCGAAAACCAGCGTCCTTCCGGCACGGAGCAGGCCCCCGAGGGATTCGTGAAAGGCCAGTCCAACGGATCTCCCGCTACGCCTATGGAGAAAATATATGTATTAAAAAACAATTACGCCCAGAAATGGACGATAAAGCCAGCTTGAAATGAATAGAAATGATATTGTAAAAGAATTAGGTTCGTATTTTGACATAGTAGAATTGGTATGTCCCCATACATACAATAAGTGGAAGGAAAGATCGTGGCAGTTCCTTGACACAGGGTTTCTCCATAATTTACTTATATTACGTAGGGATATAATCAAACAGCCTATGTATTGTAATAACTGGGATAAGCAAGGACAGTTTTCCCAGCGTGGTCTTAGATGCAACATGTGCCAGATCGTCAAGGATAAGAAGGATGTTTATCTATCCGCTCATGTATTGGGTAAGGCCGGTGATTTCGATGTCAAGTCGATGACGGCGGAACAAGCCAGAGGTTTGATTTTAGATCATCAGGATATGCTTCCATATCCTTTTAGGCTTGAGGGTAAGGTGAATTGGTTGCATTTTGATAGTCTTGACACGAGGAACGGTATACATGCCGTGGTGTTTTAGGTACTTAATGGTATAGTAGTTAACTTTGCGAGTAAGGTATAAAATGAAAGACAAAGACATGATAGAGCGAGTGGGGGCTTTGTGGAATATTGCGCTTGCGTATGGTGCCTCTTGTTGGGCTTATTTCCAGCCAGTACACCATTTATTGACCGTATTACTTATAGTATTAATAGCGAATTTCTTGGCTAGGTTAGCGCAAAGCGTAAGGGGCTGGAAGCTCCGACGAAGCCGTAGAAGACGGTTTAGTTTTAAGAGATGGCTTAGGGAGGTCAGGTTTACTGATATTCTTAAGGAGTTCGCTTTGTCTTGTTTTATAGTAATGACATTATGTGTTATATATAAGACGCTATACCCGATCGAGGAGGAGGCTAGCATGATACTTACCGTTACCAAATATGGGGTGTATATAGCCCTTGTTGGATATGTGATGCTTTTCCTGAATACGATAGGGGATGCTTTCTCTGATGCTTATTTGGTGAAGGTATTCAAGGCTGTGTTCAAGAGAATAAACGTGTTCAAGATGTTTAGCTTCTCCAAGAACATACCTGATGAGACGTTTGACGATATAAAGAAGATCGCTGATGATGAGGTTAAGGATAAGTCTTAAGGCTGTTTTTTGTTTAGGTCTGTCGCTATTCCTGTCCTCTTGTGGAAGCAGGAGGCAGGTTAGCGACACGTCTATAGATAATCGTTTGATAAGCAGGATAGAGACGATGATAGATGAGGTCATGGACAGGAGGATAGTGGAGATCAAGACGTCTGATCTTAATGCTGATATTGTCATAATTGAGAGGAAATTTGATACTACGAAGGAGGTGGATCCATCCACTGGGGAGCGACCCGTGTCCTCCCAGACGGACGCCCATATCGTCATCGGCCGGCGGGATAGCACGGTGACGGCCGATTCCGTTGGAGTTAATAAGACGAGGAATGATATAAAGGATTTGGACAATAAGATAGATATCAAATCTAAGGATGTAGATGATAAGAAGGGATCAAGATGGCCTATAGTGTGGATAGTAGCTGGTATCTTGATGATATTGTTGGTATTGGTATATATATTAAAGAGGATAAAGATTTTATGAGAAGAAGAATGTTGAATAATAACAATGATGATCTTGTTGATGAACATACAAGGTTTTTGATGAGATTTGATAATAATTTTAAGGTTGGTGGATACCCCCCCCTAATATCGAGGATGGTTTAGAGATCAAGGGAGGAGAGTTTGTCACCGATTCTATAGGAACTGGATATAAATACACAAATACGTCTAATTCTTATGGGATGATTAATACATCTAGTACATTGTCGCCTGATTTGTTTGGAGATGGAGATCTGTTTACTATTGATTTTTGGTATAAGCCATTAGCTGTCATTAATGCCTGTTCCGTTGGTCATGAATGGTATAATGGTTCTTTTTATTTTGGTATAGCTAATGATAACGGTTTATGTTTGTATTTTGCCACTTATAGAGGATCGTATGGGATCAATGCGGGTAGTGTAAGTGTAGGTAAATGGTATCATGTTGCTATAGTAAGGAGCCTTAGCGATAGATTGCTTTGTTTTATTGACGGTATTTTTGTAGGACATTTACCATATCCTGTTTATTCGTTGAGGTTATATAATATAGATTTTAATAGACAAAGGGATAATGATTATAATAGAGGATCTTTTGTGATAGATGATTTCAGGATAAGTGATGTGGCTAGATGGATGTCAGATTTTGAACCTCCAAAAAGAAAGGGGCTATGATCCCTCACTGCCCCTTGTCTGATTAGTTTTTAAAGGATATGCAAATAGCATAGAGGTCAGTCCCGGATTCGAACCGAGGTATATGGTTTTGCAGACCACCGACTAAACCACTCATCCAACCGACCATGACGCGAATATATTCATTTTTTTGATAACATATTCATCCATCATTATTTTTGGATCAATTTTTCAAGATTCGTCTTTATAGTTATCTTTGTGAAAAAGAATACAAATGAACCAGATCAATATCATACCGAAGATAATTCATGATAAGTTCGCCGCAAGGATTATCATGGATGATTACGATATAGAGAAACCTATCGTTATTACTGTCGTGGCTAGACGTAACGATGGTGAGTATAATACCCAGATATTGACATACCCGACATCGGGAGTCGATTATGAGGGTAATGTAAGGATGGTGTTTTTTGATGTCGCTAGGTCTCATGTTTGCCAGATAACATCGGTATTTATCAACGGGCATGAGGTCAAGACATATTATACCGATGTCCCTGATCTTGATATGCAGGCTCGTTATGACGATAGCTTGTGCCGGTACGACAAGAAGGTTAATATGAATGATATTCGGCTGTCATTTCAGGTGCTAGAGACACGTGATCCAAGGGTATTGCAGGTATTGGATGAGTCCGAGTGGGGGCTGCTGGAGGACAGGAAGGCGATCATCGAGATCACTACCCCTGGGATGTCCGACCCCGTTACGTTGTTTCTTGGCAAGAATCAGGTCAATACCTTTACCAGTCTAACGCTAGGTCTCAATTGTTTTAATTACGATGATTGTAATGTCAAGTACCTTGATCTTCCAGATGGTATATATGATATTAAGATCATAGGTAGCCCTTCCACTTACAATTTCAGTCGCAAGTATCTTAAGACGGATCTTATACGCAGGCGTCTTGACCGGCTATGGATCAAGACTGATGTCTTATGCGAGGACAAGGATAAGGGTCTTATAGACAAGATACAGGAGATGGAGACACTTATGGCCGTAGCCGAGGCGAATGTCAGGTTGGATAACATAAGGGCCGCCCATGAGATTATTGATCGTGTCGGAGAGCTTCTTGAGATGGCTACCAATTGCGTGGATTGTTAAACATAAAAATATTTAGTCGTGGGTTGTAATACTTGTAAGGAAAAGGCGTTAAGGGCCGAGAGAGAAAGGATTGAGAGAAGCATGATGAATCATTCTTCTTCTACCGTTGTTAGCGATATGGAGTACGCTTCTAGAAGCACCGCTGGTTGTATGGTTATGCAAGATCCGTTGCAGACCATGGAGCGTGACGTGGTTAGTATATATAAGCAAGTTCGTACCAAGGGTGATGGCGTGGGTGTATCTTATCTTAATATGCAGAAAAAGATCCGTGAATGGATCAAGAACCTGCCGTATGGATGCCCGCCTGACGAGGAGGTACAGGAAATGAGAAAGGAGATACTCGATGGGCGCGCAATCTATATCAAACCTTGATAGAATAGATCTATGTAATGTCGTAGACGAATGGCTATCTTGTCAATGGGGTGGATACATGAGGTATCATAGGTATAGGATCGGGAATAAGCCTGATGTGTCTTATTGGGGTAAGATAATTCGTCTGCAAAGGTCATTGTGTGATAATGATTGCGGGTTATGCCCGGATGAGGTAAGATCGTTAAAGGAACGTATCAACAAATTATTGGCATGAGAAAATACAGTTGTTCACATATAACTCCGTCCACTTGCGTACCTTACGAGGGTGATCTTCCGGAGTGGTCAAAGCATAAGGACTCTGATGAGTGTGTTATGATCTCTGATGTGATAGAGGAGATATATGACGAGCTTACCCGTATCAGGGAAGCTATAGATGTCCGGGATCTTGGTGAGTCTTGCGTGAAGGTAAGTGGTGATAAGACCGTAGCGAAAATCCTTTACGCTATTGAGGATAAGATCTGCAACGGTTAATTAATGTCCTGATTTTAGGATATTAAAAATAGCCAATCGGTTTGTGTTTATCATCCCGATTGGCTATTTTTGTATGTCCGCCGACTCTCACGAGGGAGCGGACATAAAGTAATTAATTATTAATCTCAAAATTAGACTAAAAAATGAAGACAGTAAATGTTTTAACAAGAAAGATGGGCGATTTTAACGTTTTTCAAAGAACTAGTGATGGTTATTTTGATGCCAATAGTTTACTTAAGCAATGGAATGATAATCCCGATAATATAAGAAGAAAGTTTTCTGTGTTTATAGATAGTCCTAAAACCATAGAATTTTTAGAAGCTCTAAAGGATGATGAAAGCCATAGTCCAAAAATGGACAATGGTGATAATCAGTTATTTGTAAAAGTAAAAGGTAGAGTTACAAAACATGGCAAGACACCTGATAAGATATGGATGCATCCTTTGCTATTTATAAAATTCGCCATGTGGATAAATCCTAGATTTGAGGTTCAGGTTTTGAAGTTTGTACATGATCAACTTATAGATTACAGAGATAAGGCTGGTGATGCTTATAGGAGAATGTCTTCCGCTTTATCTAAAATCGTGGACTCGTCAAGGTTTAAAGATAAAATACAGGATTTAGCTAGATCTTTGAATATAATAGTTTACGGTCTTCATGAGACTATGATAAGAAACTCTGTTGGCGAGGAGGTCAAGGCTAAAGAGTTGATGGAGCTAGAGATTGATATAGCTAAGATGATTGAATTTGGGTATATAACTACCGAGGAGCAGTTAAGGGATTATCTGTATAAGGTTTTGAGAAGCAAAAAGGCTCTTCCTTTGTAATTTGGATTTTAATCGTATATTTGTGTCAAAGTGAATTACGATGGTATACGGCAAGGTGATTATATTCTATTTTACACCAAAAGCGTAAAACAATATACATTTATACGGAAATCCGTACCGGGTTCCACCAAAACCCTCTACCTTCTGGTAAGGTACTTACATCGAAGGCTTCTTTTGCCGATTTTCTAATGATGTTAAACGCACCATTGATATCGGCGTTAATAATATTGCCGGAAGATGTCTTGAACAATCCTCGTTTGATACGTCTTCCAGCATATTCCTCATGCTTACAAATCTTCTCGTTATCCAAAAAACTACATTTTGAGGTATAGGATTCCTCAACGATCTTAACATTAATACCATCAAGTGTAGCTTTATATGATATCATTGAGATAAACATATTAAAAGGAATAGATACAAAATTCTGGTTATTTCGTTTTCCGATATTGATCTCTTGTTTCCAGCATCTGTTATGACCGATTACGATCGTATTAATACCATTAGAAACTACGTGATTAATCAATACCCTACTGGCTTTATGCAGATAATCCTTGATCTTGTTATTCCTTTTGTTGGTTAACGATCTTATTTGCTTTGAGACTTGTTTATTATCTTTTAATCTTGATTTTAGATATGCTAGTCTTTTATTATAATACTGGTTGATAGATTTTAGAGGCTTACCGTTGATGATAAAGCAGGAACCGGTATTTGATACACAAGATGCAAGATTGTTAAGTCCAAGATCAATACCAAGATAATTACCGTTATCATACATAAGATATTTCTCTTTCTTGTTATATACGATTTCAAGTATAATATATCCATTCTTAGGGACGAACCTGAGTTGTTGGATATTTTGCTTATTGGTTCTCGTGGTGAAAGAGAATTGCTTTGGCAACTTAATAATGCCTTGCTTTATCCATTTCTGAGAAAAGGCTGTTGTTGGGAAAACAGCCATAAACATCCCGTCTTTGTCAAGATACTTAGGTATTCTTACTTTCTCAGAATATTCACCTCTGTTTTTCTTGTTAAGAAGATTAAAGAAGGACTTGAAATTCTGGTCGACCATCATAAGTACCTGTTGGGCTACCGGTGACGGTAAAGCACGATAGTCAACGTCATCTTCTATTCTTAACTTCTTTTCAAGAGAGTAGTAGTTGAGGTATTTATACTTAACGGTATTATCATCCTTATATTGAAAGTAATGTTTCCTAACAACATACAATCCTTTGTTGTATAAGTTTTTGCACTTATGCAACAGATCTTGAATCTCATTGTAATAGATTGAGCTTTGCTTGATTATATGTTGTTCGACTAATCTCATGGCACAAATATATAGATTATTATTTATATATAAAAATAATCTATATATTTGTAGTGTAAAGTTGTATATAATCACCTTCCATTTTTTTTGCCAAAAAAACTAATGATTAGGTAACTGTATATTTGCATTTACGGTTATGTGTCTCATATTGATAAAATATCTATCTTTGTAACAAAGTGAATCGTAATGATATACAGTAATAAAGAAATAGTACGGACGTTCACCAGAAACAACCCTCCTGCTGGGTACGTGGGCGGCTCTGTTGACTACCGGGTCCCGGCCAACGTCTATTTTGGCGATACGCAGGAGGAGGCTGACAACAAGGCTGAGGATGATATCAAAGCCAACGGTCAGGACTACGCCAATACATATGCCGACATAATACCGGCTGTATGGTATAATGATCAGGTATGCGATGAGTTTATCAAGAACAATTGCGTAAGCGGTAGGGGGTCCAAGGAGCAGGTATGCATAGAGGAAGGCAGGTTTGTCTCTTACGTATCTAAGAAAGATGCCAATGATAAGGCCAGGGTGGAGCTTGGACGGATCGGGCAGGGAGAGGCCAACTCCGTCGGGGCTTGCTGCGAGGACTGGGCCTCACAGCCTCTTCGTGGCTTGTTTTACAAGAACGATTGCGATGCTGGCACATCAGGCAAGGAAGGTATTGTATATGAATTACCAGCCGGTGCTGTCATATCCGATATCTCCCAGATAGACGCCGATACGTTAGCCTATAGGAAGTTCATGAAAGAAGGTCAGGAGAAGGCTAACGCCGAGGGTAGTTGTTCACCTGTATTCTATAATACGAAGATCGGTGATTGGTTTGAAAAGGTATGTCCATTCGGATATAAGTCCGGTAAAGTATATTACTCTATCAAAGCCAACAGGTTTAGGTCATGGATATCGGTTGAGGATGCCAACGCCAAAGCCCGTGAGGTTTTGATGGTAGAGGGGCAGGAGTACGCTGATCTTAATCTTGAGTGCGAGAAATGGATTGAGAATATCGATCAGGATGATCAGTGTTATTGGTGATAATGCGTTTGTGTTTTCCATAATGTTAGATTAGTGTTTTGGAGGTAGAGGCTTATGGTCTCTACCTCTTATTGTTTCATACGTCTTGTTGTCTTATAATCAAACCAAATAAGTATCTTTGCTAAAAACATTAATATTATTAATATGTGTAATACAGGTGGTTGTTGTCATGATCATTCACGGGAACGTCCCGAAGAGTGTTGTCATGGCGTTAAGATAGATAGGTTTCTTAACAAATGCCCTAACGATCCTTGTGATCCTTGCGATCGGGATTGTCAGGACGAACCTTGTGTTGGTTATGGATGTCCTATAACCTTGTATGATAAATGCGTCTTGTACTCAGGCGATGAGTTGGTGGTGGATGGTATAGAGAAAGGTACTGATATCTCTGTAGTTATAGACTCGTTGAGGCGTATTATAGCGTCTAGGGATAAGCAGATAGATTTATACCATCGTGAGGTTCTGGATTTGAAGAGGATTATAAACGAGCTTGTCAACGCCGGTGGTAGCGGCGGGGATAGCGGAACTGAAGAGGAGGTTTGGTGATGAACGGTTGCAACAAAAAACAATACAGACCTACTGTAGACGACACGAAAGTACCGTGCTCTACGTACATGAGTACCGATTGTATTTATCCCGGTGATAAGGTTCGTGTGGAGTCGCTGGGATTGTCCCCTAATTGTGATATGTCTGATGTCCTTAACGCTATGATAAAGGCTATACGGGATAGGGATGCGGAGATATCCGAGTTAAGAAGAATGATCAATAAATTAATTTGATAATATGAGAAATTGTAATCCATGTAAGCCGGAATATAGACCGGGGAACGAATGTAGTATCTACAGCTCCCAGATCATATATGACGGCCAGTCGTTTCCTGAGGCAGATATCAGGAACGGTGATGGCATGAATAACGTAATCGAGTCTCTGGTAAGGAAGCTGGTTGCCGTATCTGGCGCCACGGCGTCCATCCAGCGTGACTCGTTCAAGGGCGTTCAAGCTGTCAGATTAAGATACGAGCCGTTGAATGTGCTCAGTGTTACCTATTGTGGTACTATCGTCCCTAATGACGGATATGTCGTTTCTGGCAGGTCCGTTAAGTTTAAGAAGAAATATTGCATGGGTGATGAGTTCACTGATGTTAATATCGTATATACTACATTGAATAGCAATATTTTAAATACCTCATGTTATGGCTAAAAGAGTGTACGATACGGTCTTGGCTTCCGAGTGTGACGGCTGGGTATGTGGTGAGACCCTCAAGAAGGGATCTCTTCCCGTAGACAGGTTAGAGCTTGACTCTTTTTCAGAGGCTGTCAGGGAGCTTATAGAGCGTTTTTTCGAGGAGGGATGGTTGCCGGATATGATCTGTGATCTTGGTTGTGGAGGCGCCAGCGTGTTTGAGATTAAGCCTACTAACTTCGAGTATCCTCCTGAGGGTGGTGAGCAGATTTTGGAGATTATCGTAGGTAAGAGTGATAAATGGACTATAACGCAAGCGGAGTGATATGGCTAGTAATTTAAAAGATATTCTTGCCAAGATCGAGCAAGGCTCCTCATGGGTGTCCTACGACAAGATTTCCGGTACCGGTCCCGACAAGGTGGCTATCAAGGTAGAGCCGGGATGGATGGGTAGGTTGCCTAGGGAGACTTACGTGGCGGTCGAGAAAGGCAAGGTTACGAAACTCGCTACTATAACCCAGAAGGGTATAGAGCGGGTAAGCGTGGATCCTACCAGTATCATGTTCGACATGGAGGGCGGGACGGCGACCATCAACGCCAAGCTCAACTCCGCCTCGGTCAAGGCTTCCTGCCTTACCCTTGGTGGCTCGGTGAGCAAGTCTTATATAGTCTCCATGAACGTGAACGGTTTATCCATGAAAGTCCCGGAAGAGGATAGCAGATATATAGTGTATGCCGATCCTGAGGATCCCGGAGCCACTGATTTGTATGAGGCTAGCTTTGTCATAGCTATGCCTAAGAATATGGATAACGAACAGCATCATGAGATGTTTGTCTTGAACGGTAAGGTTGTTAATATCAATCAACAGCCTAATGATATACCTTATATCATACTTGATCATGACTTCGATAACGTGACTAGCGAGAACGGTCAGGTTGTCATCGATATCAAGTCCAATACCGAGTATGATATCGAGCTGGTATGTTGCACTTGCGGTGATGGTAGTGAGCCGGAACCGGAACCACCCTTCAACGTGGATCCGCAAAGGTTGACGCTTAATAAGGATGGTGATACCCAAATCGTGAGGGTAGAGGCCGGAGATGATGTTTCATGGAGAATAACTGAAGGATAATATGGCAAGGGAAATAGATAAGAATTGTGTCGAGGGTAATTGCTTTGCCATTAACGACAAGAGCCATGGGGTAGGCGATAATAAGCTCAATATCGTATACAAGGCTAATTATACCGGTCAGATCTGTACGGCTAAGTTCCGTATAACGTCAAAGGACGGTAATATTGTCAAGGAGTATATGATAGCCCAAGACGCCAAGCCCGTTTATTATAATATCAAGATGGTTCAGCCGTTCACCAAGGACGACTGTCTGGCCAACCAGCATGGATCGGTGGTGTTGTATACGGTCGAGGAAAGGACTTACAAGTCGTTTATCTCGCAGGAGGACGCAGACGCCAAGGCTATGGAGGATATAGCCCTGAACGGTCAGAAATACGCCAACGAGCATGGTGAGTGTATAACCGATATCTGGTATAACGAGGAGCAGAGAAAGACGTTTATACGTAATAATTGCGATAAGTTTAGTGACGGTCAGGAGTATGTTTATATCATTCCTGAGGGCAAGTACGTATCTTCCATCTCTCAGGAGGACGCCGATAGAAAGGCTCTTGAGGATATTGAGAAGAACGGTCAACAACAAGCCAATTTGGAGGGTGAGTGTAAGCCTAAGGAGAATATCTATTATGGTAAGTTTAGCAAGACCTTTACCCGTAACAATTGTGACTCCACCCAATACGGTACTGATGTGGTTGTCGATGAGACGATGGTTACAGGGGACTTCAGATCTATCGTGTCTCAGGAAGACGCTAATAGCCTAGCCCAAGCCGCTGTCGAGGCTCAAGGTCAGGATATAGCGAATATCAAGGGTAACTGTGAGAAGATACCGGTATTTACCGGATCGTACTCCAAGGTATTCCAGAGAACCAACTGCCCTGAGGGTTCTACTCCTGTTGACTTCACTGTGGACGAGAAGATGTGTTCTGGATATCCGTTCACTTCTACGGTATCGCAGGATGCCGCCAACAAGCTGGCGCAGGACGCTGTCGAGGCGCAAGGTCAGGCTATCACCAACGAGCGTGGCGACTGTCAGACTAACGTCTACTATAACGTAAGGATGGAGAAGATAGTCACTAGAAACAATTGCGATGAGTTCCATATCGGTCAACCTTATACTTATGTTGTAGCCGCTGGTAAGTACTTCTCTATTATCTCTCAGGAGGATGCTGACAATAAGGCTAAGGCCGATCTTGAGGCTAACGCCCAGCAACAAGCCAACCTAGAAGGTGAGTGTAAGGAGAAGACGATCTACTACGGTAGGTATAATAAGGAGTTCACTCGTAATAACTGTGATGAGACCCAATACGGCACCAAGGTTGTCGTGGATGAGACTATGGTGACAGGAGATTTCAGGTCTACCGTATCTCAGGAAGACGCCAACAATAAGGCTAAGGCCGCCGTCGAGGCTCAAGGTCAGGATGTGGCTAACGTGAAAGGTAAGTGCGAGAAGGTGCCTGTATATACCGGTACTTATACACGTACGTTTACCCGTAACAATTGTGGTGCTGGCACTGGTGGTACTTATACGGTAAATGATAGGATGGTTGACGGTTATCCGTTCACGTCTACCGTATCACAGGAGGATGCCAACAACAAGGCCAAGGCCGCCGTTGACGCCCAAGGACAGGCTCTTGCCAATATCCACGCCCTTTGTACGTACACCGGCCGTGCTTCCTTGGAGTTCACGAGAAACAACTGTGGTGAGTGTAAGATCGGATCTAAGGTGACAATCACCCAAGATATGGTAGAAGGACACCCATTCCAGTCTAACGACTCCCAGACCGCCGCTGACGCTATGGCTATGACCGCCGTACAGACTCAAGGACAGGCTTTGGCTAATACCAAGGGTACTTGTTCTGACGCTACTATGTATACCGGTAAGGCTAGCTTCGAGTTCACGAAGAGCAATTGTGGCGCTAATCAGGTAGGAGATCCGTTCACCGTGACACAAGATATGGTGGAAGGTCATCCGTTCCAGTCTTGCGTATCACAGGATGAGGCTAACTTAGTCGCTATGGCCGCTGTCATGAATCAAGGTCAGAAGATCGCCGATGAACAAGGTACTTGTCATGAGGCTCCTAAATATACCGGTCATTATAGTGAGGCGTTCGAGAAGAATAACTGTCCGTCCGGTCTTATCCCGTCTTCAGTTACCGTTACTGAGGCTGATGTAACCGGAGGTCCATTCTACTCATACGAGAGCCAGTTCGCCGCCGATGAGCTTGCCAAGGCCGCTGTTAAGGCGCAAGGTCAGGCTATAGCCAACGATCGTGGTACTTGTGATGAGTTGAAGATATATGTCGGTAATTATAGTAAGGAGTTCACTCCTAAGTGTCCTACTTGCCAGTACGCTGATCCTATTACCGTAACCCCGGATCTTATGGGACAGTTCTTTACCTCTACCCGTTCACAAGAGGAGGCTGACGCTTTGGCTAAGGCCTACATTGATAGGATGGGTCAGGCGTTCGTTAACAAGAATTATGATGACACGTGCCATACTAAGGATGAGCAACCGGTTTGGGAGACTATCGAAACCGTATGTAAGGACTGTATCTCTAAATTACATCAACGTAATACCAATACCTGCTATACTGATCCTGAGAATCAAGAGCGGTATATAGCTGGTGGTAATAAGACATGCTTCTGGTTTGGTACGGCATCTAAGGCCTTCACCCGTCAATGTACGGATGGTGGGGTTGGAAGCTCTGTTACCGTGACTCAGAATGATGTTACGGATCCGGCTCCTAGCTCTGACGGCAAGTTCAAATCATGTGTATCTCAGGCTGACGCTAACGCCAAGGCATTGGCGGCTGTTACGGCTCAGGGACAGAGCGTGGCTAACTCGAAGGGTACTTGTACTTGGACAGGAAGCTATACCGGTCAGGTCCAGAAGAACAATTGCGCTGATGGCGGCGTAGGAGACATGGTATCCGTAAGCAGCAGCAAGCTTCCGGGACATCCGTACACCTCCAACATATCTTTGGCTGACGCCAATAAGAAAGCTGAGAATGCCGTTCGTGGAGCTGAGGGTCAGGCTTACGCCAATAAGAACGGAGGATGTACCTGGACTTACGTGGCAAGCCGTGACTTCTATAAGAACAACTGCGCCGAAGGCGGGGTAGGCCAGAGGATAACGGTGACCTCCACACAAGCCAACGGCGGCACGGCTATCACCAGCAAGGTTTCTTTGGCGGATGCCAGAAGCAAGGCTGAGCAGATCCTAGACCAGAAGGGGCAGGATTACGCTAACCAACATGGAACTTGTGTATGGACCGGTACCGGAAGCGCTACTTTCTACAAGGATAATTGCGGCTCTTGTAAACAAGGTGTGGCTATATCAGTTCCTTATAGCTCGTTAGGATTAGATCCTATAACATCAACGGTCTCTCAGGCTGATGCCAACAATAAGGTTCAGGAGGCTTTCAGAAGCAATTCGGCTACCAGAACCGCCGCCCAAGCTTACGCTAATAAGAACGGAGATTGCGAGGATACTCCTCCTAATTGGAGTGGTTGGAGCTATGATGGCGGAAACTATTGCTCAGGTGGTGATGTTTGGGCTAGATATAGAAGGACTGATAGCACTGGATGTCACTCTGACGAGACTGAGAACAGGTTGCATGAGTCTTGCGATTGTGGATGTTCAGGTGGTTCTTGTGATAGCTGTTGTGATCCTAATTCTTGGAGTAGAATAGGAGAGGCTGAGTGTAGATCTGGCGAAAGTGTAGCTTTATACAGAAATGATTGTGGAAGAGAGGAATATCTAAGCTATGGATCTGCTTGCTGTAATACGATCGGTTTCCAAGGAGGATCTGCTACTAGTAGGAATTGCCCATCTGATAGACCTTGTGGAGTAACGATCTCCTATCCGGGTGTACCTTCTGGATCTATATGCGCTTCTAGCACGTCTTCTGCCAACGCTCAGGCTAGCGATAAGATAGAGAGTCTTAGATCTCAAGCTCAGGCATTAGCGGATGCGGGTTGCAGTGGAAGAGTATGTAATGATTATGTAGAGGCTACTGCTACCAAGCAAGGTTGTCCGTCAGGATGTACGGCTCCGAAGGCTTCCGCTTACTGGGTTTCTGGCGGAAACAATGGCGCTTGGTGTGAGTGTAACGGTGATAAGGCCGCACTTACCGCCGCGGCACAGGCTGACGCACAGAGACTAGCGCAGGAAAAAGCCAACGCTATGGAATGCGATTGCCCCAAAACATGGAGCGCCAACGCTATGCTGAGCGGTGATCCTTGTAATGGCCTGTCTGGTTCTACATCCACCTTAAGGTGCTCCTATGAAGTGTCTTACAATAATCAATGTGGATCATCTAAATCAATAACTGTAACTGTTACTGGTAGGAATGATCATGGACAAACCGTTACGGCTGGAAGTACTACCGTAAGTATACCTACTGGGTCTGGTAAAAAAACCGGTGTCATAGGTTTTGATTCAGGAGTACAATGTGGATCCATAAGTGTTTCTGGGGGAGGATCTGGGAACTGTTAAGATTCTGATGTATAACAAAAAAAGGAGAGGCTAATAAGTCTCTCCTTTTTATTAAAAACCATCACAGCAGTGATTGTCAACAATTACCTGAATCATGACCAGAGATTGTTACATCTCCACATACCACTTCTCGGCTAAAATACACACTTCCACTCTTGCTTCCAGATCCTGCGGGAATTGTAAAGCTAGCGCTATTGACCTGCTCTTCTCCGTTTTGTGTATACCCTATACCACTCACAGAACCAGATATAGATCTACCACATTGATTATTATACGTAATCGTAAATCCTCTTGATGTGACAAGTTGCTCATGACTCATGCAATCATTATTCATAGATACAGACCATGACCACGTCTTCTGCTCCGGGCAATCGCATTCCATAGCGTTGGCTTTTTCCTGCGCTAGTCTCTGTGCGTCAGCCTGTGCCGCGGCGGTAAGTTGGTAGTTTCATCAACCTCTTTTATTCTATTTTCGATAGAAATGACTAATATTGTATCACTAACATTAAAAAAAAGTAAGACTATGACATGTACTAAGAAAAAGAAGATGGCAGAAGGAGGCAAAGTCTCCGAGAAAAAGAAACCTCAAATGAAATGTGGAGGCAAGGTTAAGAAAAAGAAGTAACAACAGGAGGGGTATATCCCCTCCTCAGTATTTAGCATATGAAAAATTCAGAATTTGTATCTAGGATCATGAATGACATGAACTCCATTAACAAGGACGCTCATGTCAGTAGGAGGTGGATATTATCCATAGGCAGACAAAAAGCAAGGTCTTATATAGCCCAGAAATACGCTGACGGTACTTTGTTCGGCGAGGAATCGTTATACACCCATATCAATTGCCTGGAGATGGAGAGAGTTCGGAAGGTTGATTGCTGTTTTGATGAGTTCAAGTTATGCCGGATTCTTATGAGATCTAAGAAAAGGTTGCCCGATATGATATATACCCGTATAGGACCGGCTATTATAAAGGTATCGAACATCATGGATGATATCATATTCACTCCTATATCGTTAAGAAAATACGCTAATAATAAGGAACGTAAATATGGTAATATAGATCAATATTATTATTACGTCAATGATGGATATATCTATATACCTGATATAAATATAGAGGCTATAAACGTGGATCTTATAACCCTTGACAGGAAAGCGGCGCTAGAGCTAGGGGGATGTGGAACGGAAAAAGATGATCCATGTATATCTCAATGGGATTATGATTTCATATGCCCTGATAAGTTACTGGAATATGTGGTATCTGAGACGTTAAGAGAGACGATAACCAAATTGCAGATCCCCACGGACGAGAATCCGGATATGGATATTAACAAGAAAACTCAAAAGATTCAGTGATGATAAATATAATAAGGTCAATAATTAATTTCTTCGGTTTCAATGATGCCATAGTTGATGGTATAGGCGAAAGAGGAATGAGGGATAGCTCAATCATAAGATATAACGAGATACATGATATGTATGATAAAATTATAAAGGATTTAGGAGATGTATCAGCATACGTATCCAAGGGTTATATCTATGATAAGATAAAGGAAAGAACAGGATTAAGCACCAGACATATTAGTAGGATATTGAATCACACTAAGAAGAAGGATCTTAGATTCGTATAGCATATTTACCGCCGCAGCCCTAGAGAACCTGAAACAGTTATGTCAGGAAAGAGCCAATGCGATGGAGTGCGATTGCCCCAAAACATGGAGCGCTAGTCTCTGTGCGTCAGCCTGTGCCGCGGCGGTAAGTGCGGCCTTATCACCGTTACACTCACACCAAAAGTCATCTAAATATTACTCGAATTAGGATAGAATTGTTATATTTGTGGCATGAAAGTTAAGTCGTTTAAAATACTTGATCAATACTTTCTTCGGTTCTACAGGTCTATTATGTCTAAGAACGGAAAGAGGAGGAAGCATACGATCGTGGAGAAGAATGATATTCTTGAATGTCAGTCGTTGATCTGGAAGGTCATACGTGATAAGTACTTAGATAATGAGGGCGGGGTTTATATAAATAACATCGGTTATCTATGTCATAAGATTAATCCCAGCCGTAAGATATATCTGAATAAACTTACCGGGACTATAAACAGGCGTGGGACAGGTGGATATTCTTACGTCCATACGTGTATGGATTTTATGCCGAGGAATAAGTATTTTCATTTATATATCTCTCCAGCATTAAACAAGGAGTGTAGGATGGCTATGGAGTCTGGAAGGAGATATAAGTTCTTGTACCGGGAAGTTGAATCGGAAAGTAAGGTATTTGGAGTTAAATGGGTTTATAAACTGTAGAAGTTTTTGTGATCCAGTTAGCTCGTGAGGGTAGACTGGATTTTTTTTGTATCACGGATTCAAATACATATCTTTGTGCAAAAGACTTAAATATGACGATAAAGGGCTTATTGGCCGAGATCAAGGCCGATTTACATAAATACGATGATAGCGGGGCTATAGATACCTCATCTGTTTATAGGTGGGCTGAGATCGCTTTAAAAAGGTTTGGGGGTGTTATAGCCATCATGTCCGAGGCGGTTATCAAGACCAGTAACAAGCAGGCGGTATTACCATCTGATTTCTTCGACATGCTTGACGCTTACAGGTGTGAGCCTCTGGTTTGCGAGATCCCTGGCGGCGATAAGGTTAAGGCTGACCTTCAACACGAGATCGGCTGGGTTGAGCGCACGGAGCGCGGGTTTCGTTGGAACTCCTGCACCGAGTGTTGTAAGGAAGAGTTTGAGAAGACGATCACGGAGAAGATTTATATCGGATCCCATGAGGTTCGTTTCCATTACCATCATCCAGTAAGGTTATCTATAGGTCGTGGATTGAGGCGTGATTGCGCTGCTGATAAGTATCGGGATAAATACGCTTGGGATAATTATGATATAACTATATCCGGCAATACTATGTATACCGGCTTTGACGGATTTATTTATATCGTATACAGAGCTACTCCTAAGGATGAGGATGGTCTACCATATATACCTGAGACGGATTTAGGTTATCTTGAGGATTATGTCGAGACGTATATCAAGATGAAGATCTTCGAGAACGCTGCCGTGAATGGCTTGATACAAGGCGCTGGTGAAGCTTATAAGCTATACGCCCAACAAGAGCCGGGTAAGTTCGCTAGGGCTATGAAGGAGCTTAAGATGTCGATGATCACGTTAAATGATTATCGGGAACTGGCTGAGGATAATAGGAGAAGGATGCTGTCTCATGAGCGTATGTGGCCCAACGCTTTTGATAAGTATATTAAACTTATTTAACAAAATACGATGATATGGCTGATTGGATACATTTAGATAAGACAAGTGGTACCGGCCCTGCTGAGGTTAGGGTTACCGCTGATATCAATGAGACTGGAGAGATACGTCAGGCTACGTACAAGGTTATAAAAGAAGGCACCAAGGAGGAGAAGACGTTCGTGTGCAGGCAGGAGTCGGTTCCGGTGGTGATCATCCCGGAGTTCGATTACCTTGTGCTTAGGTATATCTGGGCTGACGAGGACGGCATTGACTTTGACACGGCTACCGGTTTCGATAACACCGGCCTCCCGGACGTGGACGGCAAGCTGGTTGGTTGGAGTAAACAGTACCAGACCACGCAGGAGCGGGTAGGTGATTATCTTATCCACGGTGGTGATAACATGGAATCAGGTAATGAGGCCGCCTTGATCCAGATGGGGCCGTTGTTGGATGGCGATAATTATGATAAATTACCTCTTGAGATCAGGTGTAGTATATACGGTAACTGGTATGGTGGTCGTGAGAAAGGTAATGTCACTATCAGGTTCACGGCATATAAGGGCGGTTCTATGGAGAAACGTGGATATGATTTTGTCAATATCGGAGGCGAGGAGGTTTATACCGGTGATGCCCCTACCAACGTATCCGCCCATGGTGAGGATAATTGGCAAAATATAAAGACCTTGTATTCTAAGGTAGGCACGATGATCTACAACAAGGAGTCTCGTGACTGTATTGTAAGAATAGGTGAGTAATTATTCTTTTTCATAATACAAATATCTATCAGCTCTCTCGTCCGTGAGGATGGGGGAGTTTTTTATTTTTTAGTCCTTTACTTATGACATATTTGATTTTTTATTGTGCAGGAATAATCTAGCTTTGCCGAAAACTAGGATCATGATAACTTTAAATGATGTAAATAACGAACTCCATGTCCGGTTATATATACTGGAGGTGCTTAAGGATTATATAAGAGATGATGATTTCGACGAGCTTTTAGATAAGGCGTTGGATTTTGTCATGGAAGGCGTTTCTATGCCTAAGGCTCCGGCCAAGGATACCACCATGAGTGACATATCAAAGAGCGTTTTGGCTTTGGTAGCGGGTGCCGGATTAGATGAGAGGCTAAGCAAAAGCTCTTTAGAGTTAGCTTACGATAGGTGTAAGATGAGGTACGTATTCGATCCTCGAAATCGGGATATACACGGTGTAGTCGTAGGTTATTCCAATGACTTTAATAGTCTGGTAGCTGTGTGTGATGAGGGATCGAAGAAAGGAGTGGATAAAGGATCTAATGATTTTGTGGATGTCAATGAGAGATACGTGACTAACGGGTTCTTCTACATATCCGTAGAGGACGCCGACAAGCAATCAAGCTACATGGGGAAAAATCTATAATTATTATGTTTTTGTATTTTCATTAAGGGTAAACGTTGCAAAGTGTTTAGTCTTCCTCCTGACTTGTGAAAGTTAGGGGGATTTTTTATATTCGCGTGATTTGAATATTTTCGCATAATACGTATGGTTTTTACTTAGATCCGGCGTGTAAGTGATTATCCGCCGGATTTGTTATCTTTGCGAAAAACATAACATCGTGCAGAACAATTCTAACATAGCGGTTCCCGACTCCGGGATGAACAGGGATAAGCATCCACAGGATCTATCCCCGTCTGAGTACAGCTTTGCCTTGAACGCTACCATAGAGGGTGACGATGGAAGCCAGCTTAAGATCCAGAACGAGCCTAGTACCCTTTTATGTAAGCGATTTGATGGCTATAAGGTTATTGGGTATAAGAATGACATAGCTGGTGATAATACTTATTTCTTTCTATCTAATCCGGATGATAATACGTCTAAGATCACATTCATGCGGTCATTGGATTATATCAAGACCGTGGAGGATCAGCTAGCTGGATCGGGGAAGGACATCCATCGTATCCTTGGCGAGAGGCTTGAGGAGTCGGATGGTCGTTTTGATGAGATATGTGATTTGATGGAGGTCTTGATAGAGGACTGGGTTGATGACCCTTGTCTTAATTTCTCCATTCATCATCCGATCTTCGATATAGAGATCAAGGACGAGAAATGCGGGAAGGTGATATACTGGACCGATGGATATAATCCTCAGCGATATGTTATGGTCGATAAGGCCCTTAACCCGGATGATGATGGTGACTTTTGGTATCATTACCATGGGTATAAGACATGTGGGGATGACAAACCAATAGAGAGGTGTAGGCTGGCCTGCGAGAAGCTGCTGGTGTTCCCGTTGCTGACGGTCCCGTGCGTGGAGCCCGAGGTCGTGGAGTTCGGGGGGAGCCTGCGTGCCGGGACCTACCAGTTCTGCGTGGCGTTGTGCGATGAGTTCGGGATTGAGAAGACTGGATATTGCTCATTGACCAACCCAATCATGTTATTCGATCGTCAAGATATGGTTATCCGCGATGGTTTATGGGGTAAGTCAACCAACATGGGTATCCGCCTTACCGTGTCTAATATAGATAAGCAGGTATCTCATTATAAGATAGGTGTTATACAGAATACGGTTGGGTTTAATGGTGAGCAAAGCCCGGTTCTTGAGTATTTCATAGAAGGTATACATCCGATAACGGAAAGGACTATCTATTATCTTACGGATCAATATAGCGAGCGTACGACCATGGAGAAGTTATCCAAGGAAATACCGGTATATAAGACAGCCAGAGGCATGACGTCTGTCGGGAATCGTCTTCTTCAATACGGATTGACCGTGGAGAATGAATGGAATCTTCAACCGGTCGTTAATTTCTTGGGTCATTTCGTTAAATGGCAGACATCGATAGCCACGGAGAATCTGTATAAAGACGGTGTGGCTTGCTCTAAATACGCCTCTTTCATGCGTGACGAGGTATATCCGTTGGGTATAAGATTCTTTACCAATACAGGATACAGGACGGCTAGATTCCCGCTTATCCCTCGTCCGGCCACAAGGGAGGAGATGGAGGTTATCGTTGATGAGGACGGTAACTCTGACGACCTGTCGGCTGCGTCGGTGCTGGAGAACAACCCGCAGTGCGCGGGGAACAGCCGCCGTCATCTTTGGCAGTTTAAGAATACGGCAAAGATCATAAACGACCCATCTTGGGGATTTGATGATTTTGGAGGAGAATGTAAGAATCAGTTAGATGTCAAGCAGCTCAGATATGTAGAGCAGGAATATGCCACGGTAGGAGAGACCCAATTCGTTATCAATACGATGGGGGAAGATGTTACGGTAGATGATGCTATTGATTATATCGCTGATAATATAGAGAACCTGTGTGATATCATAGAATCTAATGTAGGTATTACTGACGAGTTATGCGCTGCTATATCATTGCCGGAGGATCAAGACGGTATAAAGGCTCCCGATTTCCCTAGTGGATGTGATGATATCGAGAGGATAGAGACCAGGACTATATTGGATAAAAACTCTTTGGTGGATTCTAGGATTGATTTTACGTATAAGCTGGCTAGTGATTACGTGGAGACCGAACCTACGACATTAATACAAAGTAACGCCGAGTCACAAAGGAAATTCTCTGTATTGTGTGATTTCGATAATTACTCCAGTGGAGGTAAGAATATCATAGATCTGGTTCAGGAATGGCTGGATGGTCAGGATGAGGATAAATTCCCGTCTGATATAGACTCCTCCGCCTTGGTCTTGTGTCAGGATATGTCTAATGTCCGGCAGTTATATGATGAGGGTATATGTACTAATGGGTGCTCGGTAGGTGATCCTCATGTGAATCCTACTATTAACGATGTTCAACTTCCTACATTCCAAGGGAGTAGGTCATTGGGTAAGTGCACATATTTGTATCAATATCCCGGATGGAAAGGAAATAAGCATACGGAAACGATGCTTGGTCAGTTAATGGATACGATGGAGGCTTATTTCCCCCAATATGAGAGTCAGTTTGGTATCGAGAACGCCATGTGTCTTTTTGGCGATGGTGATAATTCTAAGTTCAATACTGGTATAACTACTGACTGGGAAGGTCGTGTGTCTGTGCAGAATGATATTGACGCCAAGACCAATTGGTTCGGTAGAAGCAACTTGACTTATTTCAAGTTCTATCCACATGTATCCTCATACGCCAGATGGGTGGAGTTGGATTACGAGAAATACATAAGTGGTTTATCCGATCCTGATAACGGTATTATGTACATAGAGATGATGGGTAACTATAATTATCCGATCGGCGACTCATCATCATACAATAAGGTTCGTATAACGTTTTTCTCGGACAAGGAAGGTACCGTGGCTCCTAATCCTTTGGCTAATGATGCCAAGAAAGGTGTTATAGTGAATTACGTGGATCATAAGATATTTATGATGCCAAAGTACTTGTTCTGGAATGATGACAAGACTACTTTCCATAAGATATATGTTTGCATCGAGCCTGCGGTATGCGTGTTCTTCACCGGTTTCGCCATGAGGCAGGATATGAAGGAGCTTGCCGGATTCTATACGGCCGGCACCGCCATCTTCCCCGCCCCGTTCTGTTTTGGCATTCGGCCACTGGAGGTGAAATACGTGTTCTTCTTCACGAAAGAATTGAAATTAAGGAGATTTGTTACCTATGAGGCGAAATGTGTCTCATGTGGGGATAAACCCGCTGACTGCGCTCCCAGGCCATATCAGTATGGTGATTTCGGATATTGGGAGTCTACCAATAAGTACCCGGCTAATTTTGAGTTGTATGATTCAAGTAAGATCGGGATATCATCGGGAGGATCAAAGAGGAAGGACATAATAGATTCTTTGACGAAATACTATGGGTCTCCTAGATCCGTTGAGGGTAAGTCTTATTTCACCGGTAATGGGGGTAACGCTGAGTACCCCAATACATCAACCACGTTTTGTCAGAGACCTATACGTCATTACAAGTTCCCGGATAACTCTGTCGCTCCTTTTATGGGTAATCCGTCTCAACTGACCGGTCAATATGGAGTTGACTCCTATATTTATCCTATGGGGGTGATGCTTGATGACGATATCGTTAATGAGTTTCTGGATATAGCGGTAGAGAACGGTCTTATAGATAAGGCTAGAAGAGATTCTATAATAGGATATGAGTTGTATAGGGGCGATAGGACGTTGGATAAGAGCGTTATCGGAACTGGTCTGGCTTATGATATGTTTAAGTATGATGATCCCGACGGCTCGGCTAACCTTTATCCTAATTACCCTTACAACGATTTGTCTGATGATATGTATATCTATAAGGATATTAATCGTGAGAAATTTATAACGCATCCGTTTAACAGGAGGGGTAATATCTGGTATTCATTCTTAAGCCCTGATATTGCCTTTAACAAGCCTGACGCTCCCACCGAGTGCCTTGTTGATGGTTATCAATTAGGTAAATCCTCCGGTATATTCAGGGAAGTGGAGGATCACCCTAAATGGACGATATTAGGGAGTAAGGCTTACAGTATGGCAACATCATTGGCTACGGTGGAGGCTATGGCTAATTTAATATCCGCTATGGCTGAGTATACATATCAGTCGGCTTCACAGCAATATGTCGGTGGAGGCGTGTTCTTTTTAGCCAACCCTGTCGGCATAGCGCTGACGGCTATCCGTCTGGCTACGGGTATCGCCAAGGCCACAGCCCAGTCCGTGGTGGATATAGGCAAGTACAGGTATCAGTGGTTAACGGCATTGATAGATAGGGGACCTAGACGGAACTATGCTTATTATTATACTTCTGTCGCTCATTATAATTTATTTTACCAAAAAATAGGGGAGTCAGAGTTACGTGGATTGTCAACGGCTAAATATATCAAGAGCGGGTTATATCCGGTAACAGATATCTCTTCGCAAGGGGAGACCGTAGGCGGTAAGCCTATTATCATAAACAACCTCGATCGTGAGCATTCATTGTTCATGTCATTTGGTATGGATAAGTATATGCTTGAATATCCGGAGTTGGTTTCAAGTTACGATACCAGCCGTATTCAGGATGAGTGTAATATTCGTAACGATGAGGTGGCTGGTATGACGCCTCATTTTATGACACGTGAATCTTTCGTATCCTGCCCCTATATGAGGATAAAGAAATATTCTCCGGCTCAATACGGGCAGATAGAGGATATCAGGTGGGTATCGTTAGGTGGTTGCGGGTTGATGGATAAGGATAAGCGTAAACCTGTTTTTGGAGGTGATGTATTTATATCAAGATTCTCGCTTAAGAGGAAGATGCCTATGTTTTATTTGACTCAGTTCGGTCAGGGGGACATGATACCATTCCCTTATTATGATTATCGGAACATCGGGTATCCCCGTTATTTCGTTAATTACGATACCGGGGAGGATTATCTTAATAAGACCGATACGGATACCGGATCGCTATACTCTTTCCCTAGCCGGAAGAGCGCTTATGAGATGGTTTGCAAGACCGGAGATATGTATCTTAGCGGTCGTTTCTTCCTATACTTCTATGGCATACCTCAGTTTCTTGTGGAGTCTGAGATCAATTGCAATTTCCGTATAGCCGGACCTGAGCCTTACGAGGGGTTCTATCCGGAGGTGGGGGATTATATATCATGGACTCAGGAGCGTAATGTCCCTATATCAAGGGATAATGTGTTTAAGATAAGTCCTGTGTATAAGAATCGATTTACGTTAGGTGGCAGGTCATTACCAGAGACGTATGATAGCAATTTTTGGGACTGCGCTTACCAAAGACCCAACGGCGTCATATGGAGCACCGCCGACGTGTCGGAGAACGGCATGACCGATCCTTGGCTGTCGTACAAGCCTATGGATTACCATGAGTTCAAGACATCTTTCGGGAAACTTATAAGCATGAAAGGGATAGAGTCGGATCAGATACTGGCTCGTTTTGAGAATCAGGTAGGGTTGTACAATGCCATAGACGTGTTGGCGGAGAGAATATCCCCGGAGAGTAGCGAGCTAGGGACAGGTGGTCTTTTCGCCTCTCGTGGTATCGAGTATAATAATACGACGTTAGGATATTCCGGGACCCAGAGCCGGGATATGATCAGTTGCGAGTTTGGGCATTTTTGGGTCGATTTAAGGCGTGGTCAGGTGTTTAAGGTAGATTCTAATGGTAGGAATCTTACGGAGGTCACACCGGGGCTTAGAAACTGGTTTAAGGAGCATCTTCAGATGAAGATCATCCGTAGCCGGATATATAACGCTGATACGGACGCTGAGTTGTCTTATTACGATATCGATAACAAGTTCTTTGGTATAGGGCTATCCATGGGCTGGGACAATCGGTTCAAGAGAGTTCTGATAACCAAGAAAGATTATATACCGGTAGGGAATCCGAGCGAGTACCAATTCCGTGGCGGCCGGTTCTACAGGAACGGGCAGGCGGTGGAGCTACAGGACGCCAGCCATTTCACGGACGTCTCGTTCACCGTTGGATATAACTGCCTGAAGGGTGAGTGGAAATCATATTTGTCCTACACCCCTGACTATTATATCGAGCACCAGCATTATTTCCAGTCTGGTAAGAATTACTCTAACGACGATCGTGAGATAGGATTATGGTCGCATGGTCTAACCAACCAATCTTATCAAGTATTCTACGGTAAGTTATATCCGTTCGTCATAGAGGTACCTGTCCGTGAGCAGTATGTGAATAAGATCCTCACGAACTACCAATATCGGATGGATGCCAGAAGGTATCAGGACGAGGTTAATTATCAGGTTAGAAGAACAACTGGATTTAATAAGGCATGGTTTTATAATGATACCAACAACAGTGGAGAGCTTAGGATGGTTATCGCCGACAAGAACGATATGAGCCAGCGGTTAAGGTATCCTGTAACCAATGACGATAGCCGTGAGATACTGGTGACGGAAGTGGATCAGAAGATCAACATCAACGACTACTTCAACGAGGTTAAGGACGATACTAATAACCTACCGGTATGGGTTAAGGACGTGAACGATATTGGCCGTGAGATCGACCCCAGGGCTGTCGATTATCACCGGAGGTGGCGCGATCGTCTCCGTGGCGATTGGTTCTTGGCTAGATTCGTGAACGACATCGAGAGCCGGTTCAAGATGATAGTTCGTTGGTTCAGCAATGATGAGAAAGTTTATTAATTTATTAACATATGGGGGGGGTATTTGCCGCCTCTTCCTTGTATATTAAAACGATATGGAAGATTTTATTGGTAAGTACAATGGAGGTCAAATAGAAAGTAGGCTTGATAAGGTCAAGGATATGGTTGGCGCTACGGCGTCTCAGGCTGGGGAGGATGGATTGGTACCAGCTCCGGCGAAGGGAGATGAGGGTAGGTTTCTTTGTGGAGATGGCACGTGGAAGGATGTGGTAGTCGAACCAGATTACACAGTGTTTGACATTGTTATGGAGATATCATCAAGTGGTAACCTATCTATATCTCAGGAAAATTATAATAAATTATTAGAGAAACTTCCAAGCAACGCTGTTAATATACTTCCAGTCAGAGATAATGAGGCATATATATCAAGTTTTCTTGGTGGATATAATGTTAATGATGATAATTCTATTTGGCTTTATCTAGAAACAAGTACTGGAGTACTACAGGATTATTCTATACAAATCTCTATATATCAAGATTTAACTGTAAGTATAGATTCTGGTTCAAAATATTTATTGCCAACAAGTAACGGAATTGATATATTTACAAATCTAACATACGACGTTTCTGAGAATAATACTAAGCAGTTAACAATATATACTACAGGTGATGGAACTAAATCTTTAATGGATGATGGTAAGTATCGTAAGTTACCTATGTACGGGAGGAACCTGTTGTTGGGATCGGGTAAAGAGGTTAGCAACTCGAATTACAATATAGCTAATTATTGGTTGGCGGAACAGATACCAGAAGGGGCACAAGTAACTGTTACTATATGGGGTGAGTTAGGAGAAGATGTCACTTCGTTTGCCTTATATAATTCTGGCGGCGGTGCTGGTGCTGGTGTTCCGACTCCTCTTCTGGTTCCGGTGGACGGTAAGGCGAGTATAACTTTCAATTGGAATACTCATGATTCATCCTCAGCAGTTTCAAATACGCATTTGGCTATTTTTACGTATCCGTTTGGGAGTACTCCTACAGATATCTCTACCATCCACAAGATCAAGCTCGAGTATGGAGACTTATCGACCGAGTGGTCTCCAGCTTGGGAAGACATACCAGATCTAGAAGAAAGATATGCGTACGGTGTTGAATGGGATACTGCATCATCTAGTCCTGATGGTGTTAGAGTAGGTAATATGCAATTGCATAGGGAGTTACCTATCCAGAGTAAGATGAAAGGAGCCGTTTTGGATAATAAAGGTGGGATAAATAAATATCTTGGAACCAGTTGGAGCGATTCAGACGTTCAACTAGCTTCCGGTGAACCTGAAAATTTTTCAATAATGACAATGATACCTAGACATTGGTATAAATTTTACTTCAATGGTACCAAGTTTAGATGCATGATATCTGCAATCCCATTACCAGGATATAAATACGTGGATGATTTTTTTATAAGTTCATATGAGGCTACAATATACAGAAGCAAAGATCTTCTTATGTCTCGTCTGGGTGTTGATTCAACTTATAATGAATATCGTGGTGGTGACAACACCGCCGAATGGGACGGCACCTACCGTTCCTTGCTAGGCCGTCCCGTCACCAACCTCACCCGAGACCAATTCCGGCAAGCCGCGAGGAAAAGAGGCAGCGGATGGGAGATGTACACCTACAACGCCCACAAGATACTGTTCTGGTTATTCGCCGTCGAGTACGCCACGCTGGACAGCCAGAAGCCTTTCAACGCCCAGAAGGACGCTAACGGTTTCGCCCAAGGTGGCTTAGGTCCGGGACTGACGCAAATGACGGATTGGACTAACTTCAATAACACAAATCCGCTTATTCCATGCGGCTATACCAACGAGTTCGGGAACGGCTCGGGAGAGAAGGCATATGTGGTGAAGAACGCTTCCGGCGGTACTCACGCCACGTTGATGGCTAACAGGTATCGTGGTATAGAGAATCCGTTCGGCCATATATGGAAATATACTGACGGGGCCAATATACAGGTCACCACGGGCGATGCGGGATTATCCATATTATGGACTACCGATGACCCATCGAATTTCAGCGACACCTCTTACACCGGCTATGACAAAAAGGGCAATATCTGCCGTACAAACGGTTATGCCAAGAAGATGTTGCTTGGGGAAGATGGCGATATAGTGGCCACGGAGGTCGGCGGTAGCTCCTCTACCTACTGGTGCGACTACTACTACACCAACACATCGGCTAACCGCATGCAGGTGGTGCTGGTTGGCGGTAGCGCGGGCAACGGGTCGGCTGCGGGCCTCGCTAGCGTGGATACGGGTTATGCGCCTTCCGCTGCGCCTCGTAACGTCGGGTCACGCCTTTGCTTTTTCCCCGAATTTCGTAAAACGTCGGCGTAGCCGCACGTCTCACGTCGAGGATTTTTTAGTAACTATTAAACGATAACATATGAAAAGAACATATAGCGACACAGTGCCTATCACTGTCGAGAAGGATGGTGACGGTTCCTACCTGTACCGGTGGGACGTTAGAGAGGAAACAAGGGAGATGGGTGACGATATGTCCCCCGTGATCTCCTATAGTTACAACGAGGTCAGGGTATGGCCAACGTTGACGGCCAACAAGATATTGGAGGCCTGTATCGACGCCCTATGGGGTAGCGGTGTTGAGCAGAAGATGCTGAACGACTATAACGCCGCCAAGTTAGGCATACTTGACTCGTCTTACATCGAGTCCTATAAGGTATTTCTGAATGACAGGAAGTCATTGAAGGAGCGAGTGGACGGTGATTTTCTGGATTGGGAGAATGGCTAGTTGACACGCTAGCGCCCTCAATGGGGCGGGGTTTGGTCTTATGTTGATATCATGGGCGGGTATGTGATGTGGATCATGTTCCCGTCTCGTGTTTTAATATCCGTTTGATTGTGCGTATATTTGTGGAAAAACGTGATTTATGGCTAAGAAAAATAGACCGGAGAAGATTCCTTCATGGATAAAGGATTTGTATAAGGAAGATCTTGATCGTGTTGTAAGAGGTGAGCGTCCCATGTATTTTAGGGGTATGAATGATGGTCCTTTAAAGAACGTATCCCCGGAGTTTGATGTCCTTAGCGGAGGAGCCGCAGTTAAAGGCATGAATGGGATAAGAGGTACGTTGTCCCCGTTGAATAACGGTATGGGTAATTATAATTTCAGCATCAGGGGTATAAATAAGAAGATCGGTGAGTTGGTTGATGAGGCGGGGCTATATTTACCTGAGAAATTAAGGCCTGTATATCGGACTGTGGTGGATGCTATGTCGAGTTCCAAGGATAAGGGGCTTGGTCATATCACGCAGCCTCTGGCCAACGCCCTGTACCCAGCGGACGAGCGACGGGACCGGCGTCTGGAAGGGGAGCATCCCGTTGGTTATGTGGATGCCATAGACGGCATATGGCCTAGGAAGAAATATGGGCTATGGGGAGAAAAAATTGAGAGGAAGCAAGATGGAGGAGAAACAAGAGAGTCTGTTCTTGATAGACCTAGATTCGGGAGCAGGGTATTGGATAATTACGTAGCTTCTGCTCACCCGGTTTTGTCAATAATATATGATATCGCTAATTCAAGGTATACTGATGGCCCTACTCGCATAAATAAAGCTGCGTATTCATCAATAGATCCTATGGGGAAGAACCCGGAATGGTATGAGTATCCTGTTCATTTTATGAAGATGTTCGGGAAATATATATCTGGTGATTTTAATAACAAGTTATATAGCGATAGTGATAATGATGATTTAGGCACAAGAACTAGTGATGAGGCTTGGGCTAAATATAATAAACTCCCTTACGATGAGTCTGTATTGATAGATAATGGTGATGGTACGTATAGTATACGAAAGGAATTATCTAATAGGATGATACCTGATTCGTCTATCGTAAGGAATAGGATTGATGTGAATAGGAGTCTGTTTGATAAGGAAACTAAGGAATACAATGAAGGACTTATAAAAGCTTTAAGTGATGCCGATCCAGAGGAGTATGAGAGGATTCAGAGGGAATATAAGGATCTGAAAAGGGTAAGAGAGGGTGCCATATCAGCGGACGAGATGAATATAAAAGGGTTGAGGTCTCTTTATGATAAGGGGTATGGTGTCGTGAATGAGTATAATTATAGGGATCGTAGACTTGATAAGAACGAGACGGGTCCTCATAGTGTACTTGGTGATTATACGATATATCGTGACAAGGATATGGGCGGATACAGATATAGGGATGTATATGATTTCAATCCCGCTGTCCAGTTTCTTTTGAATGGGGATGTATTTAAGATAGATGGTAGTATTGATAAAAAGGATAGAGGAGGTTCGGTAAATACAGGGAGGGCTTATGGTTCTGGCAAGTATGTAATTGATCCTCGTAGATCAGAGGATAGTAAGATGGCTGTATATGACGAGATATGGGATTATCTGACCGACAAGAAGGGAATACCACAAACGCAAGCTATCGGTATCCTGTCGAACATCGCCGCCGAGTCCGGAGGGGACACCGAAGCCCTAGGAGCCGCCGGTGATTTTGGCATCCAACAATGGCTTGGACCGAGGAAGAAGGAGCTACAGCGCAGGTATGGTAAGAAACCGACATTGACCCAACAACTGGATTATCTTGTGGATGAGTATCAAGGTCGTGTACCGGGGCTAGGTTGGAACTACATGAACCAAGGCAAGTTCTTTGATAAGGACGCTCAAGGCAATATATATAATTACTATATGTATTCGAAAGCTGATTTTGATAACGCCACGAATTATAAGGACGCTACCGTAGCATGGAATCAAGGATACGGAAGACCCCTTGGATCGACATTAAGAAACGAGAAGCGGTTTGAGTTCGCCGATATGTTCTCCAACAGATACGGTGTCCCGGAGAACGAGCCAATGAGATACGAGTTCGGGCAGCGGGATTCTGGTACGGGAGACGGAGGTCATCAGCCCGTGCCTGAGACGGTAGCCCCCGCCGGCCCTTCTTTGGCTTCCCATCCTGCCGTGGATAGCTGGTGGGAGAAGGAAGGTCAAGACCTGTTATATAAGATGCTAGCTCAATCAGGCGCCAACAAGAAAGCTATAGAGGATATCGCTAACAACATCAAGAACGATCCCCAATCAGAGGCACAGGTAGCGGAAGCTGAGCGTATGCGTAGAGAACAGGCAAAAAGGCAGCTGGTGCTTAATATGATACCGGGGTTAAGTCTTAACATAAAAGGTATGAGTAGAACTCGAAATTAATACTACATTTGTGAAATTATTAAATGTTTTAGATATGAAAAGATTGTTATTTTTATTTGCTATGTTATTGACGCCGTTCGTTTTGATGGCGCAAGAGGTAATCCCATCAGAAGGGGCTATCACTATTGATTTAACTACCTTCACCGGCATCATGGCTTTCGTCACGATGTCAGCTACGCAGTTAGCCAAGGTTGTGCCGTATATTGACACCCATAAGTGGGCTAAAGTCCTATCCGCCGTAGTCATAGGTATGCTGGTTTGTATATTAGCGTGGTTTCTAAAGGTGTCTCCATTGCTTATAGGGAGTGAATGGTGGGAGGCTCTATTATATGGAGTGGCTGTAGGTCTCAGTTCTGCCGGTTTCTATGATTTGGTTAAGGCTATAGGATCATTATTCATAAAAAGAATTTAATTCTGTACATAATAATAGCATTTGCTGAGAGACTCATCGTTGTGAAATGATGAGTCTCTGTTTTTTTAAATTATCTTTGTGTCAGAACGAAATTAATTAGACATGAGCAAATACGTAATCAAGAGGAAGATACCTAAATATCAAGAGGCCGGGGAAGTCGGGTCGTATATGCTTGGTAATATGGACGGTATACAAGGGTTAGGTATAGAACCTTTGGTGAATACCAACCAAGGATTACCCGCGCCGGTCAATCCGCTAGGGATATATTCTTTGGATACTCCAGATCAGTTGAGGACTAAATATGCTAATGCTTTTGATCAGGATAATGTGTTTCCGGCTAGCTTCAAGGGTAGTTTGCAACGTATAGCTGAGAATTATCAGGACAATGGTATTACGCTTAATAACATAACTGTTAACGATGTTGATAAGTCTAAGAGCGGTTCAGGCGAGACGGATGTTTTTGATTTTACTACCATCCCTTACTATGGCGCTGATGATATAGGGTCTAGATTCACTCAGATGGGTCGTGGTATAGGGCGTATGAGAAGCGAGGGATATGGAGATTTATCCACCGGGGCTAAAACAGCTAATACGATAACCACCATAGCCTCAGGAATTAGTGGTATCATGGGGTTGGCTCGTAACGTGGTTTCTGGGATAGCGTCAGAGAAAGGTACTCGTACCAATATCAGGTTAGCTCAGGAGCGTGAGGCCAGACAAAGAAGGCAATCCCAGATGCAGTACAAGGATGGTGGGGGTGTTTATCTAGGACCTAATAATAGGTTCGATAGCGGAAGCCTTACCGGTGAGTACCTGTATCCGTTACCTAAGTCGATGGAAGATCAAGCCAACGTAGAGGTCGAGAAGGGTGAGTACGTGACGCAGCCCGGAGAGGCGCCGATGGAGGCTATGGGGCAGAAGCACGCCGATGGTGGAACCCCCGTTTCCTTGGATCAGGGAACGAAGGTTATTACCGACGACACAACCATAGAGCCGGATTTCGCTAAATACATCAGGGATACGTATGGGATCAAAGCCACGCCTAAGGATACGTATGCTACGTTAATGGACAGGTATAAGGCTAAGATCGGTCTTAAATCGGCTTACGATGATCAGAAAAAGGCGCTGGAGAAGCTGAAGAAAAACGATAAGATAGATGACGAGAATACAAGGCGTTTAAACGCCTCCGTATTATCTAAGGCTATAAATGATAGCAACGATACCGTTAATGGATTAGAGGGAAGATTTACGGACTTCGCTAATGTCATATACAAGGAGCAGGAAGACCGGAAGATGAAGAAGGATGAGGATACGTATTTCGCTAAGGGTGGTGAGATAGATAACATCATATCCAGATCTATGAAAGAATACGGTCTTACGGAGGAGGATATAGCTGAGGCTAAGAAAGAGCTGCTTAAGAAAGTGGCTGGTATTCGCCAGAAGATGGAGATAGGAGGCACGTCTTTGTTCGGTCGTAAATTAACTTTCCGCCCGATCGAGAATAGGTTCAACAATGATCCTAACTATTTCGGTTATCAACGCCAAGGAACTGATGGCTCTTATGGAGGTATTAATACGGATGAGAGGTTGAATTATTATAAGACATTCAATCCGGTCGCTTACGATGCTTATATGGGAGCTTCAGAGGGCACTAGGGCTAGGGCGTTGCAAGACGCTATCTACGGTCAGACAAGTAGCTGGATGGGCTTGGCTACGGCGGAGAACCCGATCATCGCCAACGCCGAGGCGCTTCGGGATTACACGACGCTCGTTTCCTTTGGCGGTGAGGATAGTCAAGGTAATTACCCGGAAGACAAGAAAGCCGCATATCATGATAGGATGAGAGACAATAAATTAGGTTTGTTTACCACATCTCGCCCTATGATCGGTCTAGACGTTGTTACAGAGGAACAGCATAAGGCTCTTAACGATGCTGGTATCACCCATTTTAGCCAACTATTCTCTGACAAGAACAAGGATGTCGTTAATAAGATACTTGGCGAGGATATGCTTAAGATGCAGGCATTGAGATCCATGAAAGGAATGGAAGGTCTTGATTTTATACTTGACCCTCATAAGGTGGCTCCCGGCCCTATGGATATAGGTGATGTGGAGGATCCTGATGTTAAACTGGATATGCCTGAGCTGATTGATCCCAATACACTTCCTAAGACCAACACAAATGCCGGTAAGTCGAACGGCGGCAATGGAGGCAGGAATATAGTAGGTGGTGGTCTTGACTTTCCTGAGGTGTTCAGGATGACCCCGGGAGCCGTGACAACGGAAGGTCTGGAAAGGCATTACGCTCCTACCGTGGATCCGGTGTTGAGATCGGCTGATCAGTATATGGTTGAGGCCAATCGTGCTTTCCAATCACAATTGGATCAGATGGGTAATGTCCCGGATTCCCAGAGAGGGGCTTTATCATCCAACTTACAGGCTATCATGAGTTCCAATATAGGTAGATACATTAATGAGGTAGAACAAGGGAACGTGGCTCAAAGGACTTGGGCTGATAATGTAAACGCCCGTACTTGGGCTGATACGTATGATAAGAATATAGCCCAACGTCAAGCTTACCAGCAACGTATATTGCAGGGATTGGCTATAAATGACGAGAACTGGGCTAGGTATTTCGATAGCGTAAATGACGAGATCCAGCAGAAGTGGAATACGGCTACGACCATGAATACATTAAGGTCTATATTTGGGGATGTAAAGATTGGTCCCAATGGACAATTAATCGCTTATCCTCAAGGAGATATATTGAGTTATAGGATATTATATCCTGCTCAGGAAGTAACTAAAGGCAAGAAAGGATAAAGGATGGCTTCACAATATAGTATATTAAGGAATTACGGCAAGTATGTATCGCCCTACAACATGGATGTCATGATGCAGGGGATGGGGTACATGCAGCAGAAGATAGATACCAATCGGCAGGCTATAAACGAGTATGCTGATTATATTATCAATTCTGACATTATAAAACCTCAGGATAGGGAATATCTTCAGAATAGGTTAAATGGGCTGATACAGGACGTGAATAACGTGTATCGTAAATCTAATTTGGCTTCCGACGGTATAGCCAGAAGCATACAGGCTCGTCTTGGAGAAGCTCTGGATACCCGTGTGTTGAATGCTATTGCCGGTACTAGGGAGATCCGGGCTTTTAGCGAGAAGATGGAGGATATGAAGCTGAACAATCCCAAGATGTATAGTCCTATAAACGAGGCTGAGGCTTTTGCGGATGCCGTGGCTTGGATGAATGACGGTCAGGTAGGGACACGTCTTAATCCTATACATTATACCCCTTATACGGATTACCACGCTGAGATTGATGAGAAGATGAAGAATTTCATCTCCCTTAACAAGGGGAAGAAAGTTAATGTGCCGGTAGTTGACGCCAATGGTAATAGGACGGGGGAGATGCGTGAGATGTACATAGATGAAATGAGCTACGCTCAGGCCAGGGATATAGCTATGGCTTCCATATCTGAGAACGGTAAGGCCCAGATGCAGTTAGAGGGAAGATATATGGCTAGGACAAACCCTGATTTATTTAACGTCCAAAGCACCTCTGATTTTCTTAAAGGATATATTGATGATTTTAGCACCAAGGAAGAATCTATACGTGCCAAACTAAAAGGGGTAGGTAATGATAAGATAAAGAAAGCTAAATTGGAGTCGGAACTGGCAGATATCACCAAGCAGAAAAATGATTTCGTGGAGGAGGCTGAGGGCGTTATCGGCGACAACTACAGTCCAGAGCGGGCCGGCATGTTTATGGTGCGGCAGCAGTTCCTTCGTGGTGTCGGATTGAGATGGTCTTATAATAACTCATATGAGACGTTGGGCGTTGATGATTATTATTTCAAGGCTAATCAACAGATGATGGAGAGGGCTAAGTTCAATGAGACAAAGAGACATAATCTGGCTATGGAGAAAGCTGCGTTGATGAGAGCTGGCAAATCGGGTAAATCAGAGAATGGTGGTGGAGACGATGATATGACAGGACCTACCGTGGTTACTAAGAGCGCTAACCTTGAGGACGTAAATATAAGCGATGAGTTCATGAACGGGTTCATAGCTAACGAGAGGGCGGTGACTACTGGCATGGATAATTTCGTTAAATCACTATCAGATGACGCTAGAAAGAAGATCGACGCATGGGCGTCTGATCCTGAGAATAGTAACGTGGTCAAGGATATGGATAAAGACCAGATCATCATGACATATTTCAAGGCTAATGGTGGATCTACGAATACGCTTCTTGATTATAATGGCAAGGATAGTTATATAAAGCTTCTTGGGCTAAATACTCAAAGAGATAAGTATAATAAGATCAATGATGGATTCAATAAGGCGAGCAATGCTGTTTTGGATGGTATTGATACTATAATTCAGAGAGAAGCTAGATCGGATAGTGGATCAGGTATAGATATTAGTTATGGATTCGGCACATTCAATCTTGGAGATATTAATAACAATGGCGATAAGGTTTTTGATATAAATGGTATAAACGATATAACGTTAAACGATTGGGCTAAACTGTCAGCTTATAGTTCTTTATTGAATGATAATATAAATGTTGTTAATAGTCCCGTTGAAGGGGAAGCGCCATCTATATCGGTAGATTCAGGTCAATCTAGTGTCCTACTGGATAAGATAAATAATCTTATGGGAACATCCTTCTCGCTTGATGATATTGAATCTATAATGTCTCTTGTTGTGTCTGGTACTAATAGGAATATACACGTCAAGGCGATAGAGGATAGATTTGCTGGAGATAATAGATCGATTGGTGTCGCTACCGCTTTATATAATGGAGCGTATAGGGAAAGAAACGATTTGTTAAGACATAAATGGAGTCGTGGTGATCTAGGTAGGATCGCTGATGACGCTAAACGTGCTGGCGAGGATTATCTAAGACAATATCGTCATGAATATGCCGAGCGTGAGTATATCTTCTCTGGTGATTATCCGTCTAAAAGCAAAGCTGAGTATGATTATATAAAGATTAGTGATCTATTCACTCGTGGTGGTGGTTTTATCCCCAAGGATGAGGATAATGCCAATAAGAAGATAACGTTTACTATATCTCCTATAGGTGATGGCAATTATCAGATCATTGGTAATAATGGAGGTGATGGAAGATCTGTTGTTGAGGTAAGTGAGGCAGATCTAGCCGCCAATGACCTTACTTTTTATAAGGAGGATGTAAGTATCCCATCCGAGACCTACGACTCTGGTGTTGTATCTATATCGTTTGCCAATTCAAGCGATAACGCTTATGGGAAGATGGCCAAGGCATTGCAGGTAGCTCCTGTGGCTTATGCCAGCGGAGCTAAGGATATGACAATGCCTTATATAGATATGTTCACGAATATAAATGACGGTAATATCAGGAAGAATCAGATGATGATCGCTACCGATGTGTTATTTGATAACGCTTCTATGTATGAGTTAAGGGCTTCCGGATATAAGTATAATAATGGTTCCTCTGGGATAAATGTTGATATATACAGCAAGGGAGGAGCAAGGGATGGCGGTACTCCATTATACTCAATTGATCTGGATGGCGTTAATTATGCTGATGAGGTAGCTAGAAAAATTGATTTCAGCCCTCAATATTATTTGGTCATGGCATGGCAACAGATACTTAGCAAGGAGAATGAGGTATATTGGAGAAGTGAAGGTAGATCTACTACTGATGATTTTGAAAGCTTCATCTCGCCTATAGCTAGTATGATCGATCAGGAGATAAGAAACAGGAATAACGGAAATAGTGGAAATAATGGAAATAGTGGAAACCAATAATAACGCTCCCAGTGGAAGGGATCTTGCCAACAAATACGGGTATCCTACTATGAGCGTGGATAATATAAAGGCTGTTGGATCGGATCCCTATAATATACCGGATCGTGACTTACCTCCGGTATTGGATCCGTATTCTGCTTCCGAGAGATCAAAGTCCCAGATACCGTCATTATCAGAGAGGATCAAGAATACGGTAAAGACTAATTATTATGATAACATGAAGCATATGTCCCCTTTGGGGTATATGGCGTCTGATCAGAGCTATAAGGGTAGGTTTAATCTTACTGGACCGGAGATATCGTTAGAGGATTCAAGGTATCGATTAAGTAGTGGAACGTGGATACCCAAATACGAGTCTTATATACCCGGTGTAGATAATGATACACGTCTATCAAAAACCCAGAGTAGGACTGAGAAGTGGATGAGAGGATTGGGTAAGCTTGCCGGAAAAACCGCCTTGTACGGATTAGGAGGCGTTATCCAGCCTTTTTATGGTATTTATGCCGGAGTATCCAAAGGTAATTTCAATGCTGTTTTTGATAATGATTTCACTAGATGGTTAGATGATCAGGATAAGAAGATGGATTATGGTCTAGCTCATTATTATAATCGAGAGGAGCGGGACATGAACTTTCTTCAAAGTATGACTACGGCTAACTTCTGGTCTAATGACTTTCTGTCGGGTCTGGCTTTTACCGCTGGCGCCATGTTATCATCCGCCGTATATTCCGGGGCCGGTCTGATGAACCTTGCTCGTACCGGAGCTAGGGCTGGGGTGGCTTTAGCTAGGATAGGCAAGGCCGCTTCGGACACCAAGAAAGCATTCGGAGCTTACCTTAGGGCCGCCCGTATAGGGCAGAGGGTAGGCAAGGGGCTGGATGCCGCCCTATTTCTTGGTACGTCTACCTCATGGGAAGCTTCAGTGGAAGCCAGAAGTATGTTGATGGAGGCCGAGGAGAATTTCAGGCAATCTTATCGTAACGCTTACGGGAGGGAAGTCCCGTATGAGGAGCTTATGAGGTTCAGGGCTGACAATGCCAATGCCGCTAACGCCGTATTCGCCGCAAACGTCGGCATATTGTCATTATCCAACATAGCTATGTTCGGTGATATGTTTGGCATGGATCTGGGCGTGGATAAGTTCATAAAACGCAATATATTTGGCGTAGGAGCCGAGAGAATGGATAACGGTGCACTAAGGGCTATAACACCAAAGAAATGGCAGAAAATAGCTGGTAATACGTTTAATATCATCAAGCGACCGGTATCTGAGGGTTTGTTCGAGGAAGGTCTTCAAGGTGTGTCCAGCAAGTCCGCGGAGGATTGGGTGGAATCAAGATACAATCCCATGGCTATTCGCCAGAATATAGGTTATATGGAGGCTATAAAGAACGGGTTCAAGGAGACTTACGGATCTAATCAGGGCTGGAAGGAGATCGGCATCGGTATGATTATCGGATCGGTTATGGGTGGAAGAAGCCTTGGAGGTATAAAGGAATGGAGTCAAGATATGTCCCGTAACAAGGGAATGGTGGAGGCCTATAACACCAATGCTGGCGCCTTGACCTCGGCGGCTGTCCAAGCTATTCGTGGCAGCATGGCCCTGAACGCTCAATTATCAGGCTTGAGTACGGATAATAACGCTGACGATATACCTAATTCTAGAATCGTAGATAAGACTTTTAGTGACGCTGTATTCAATCGTCTTCGTTATGATCAGGAAATGGGGATGTTAGATGATACTAAGGAGAATTTCAAGACAGTCATCGAGTCTATACCTAATAGCGATATAGCCTCCGATATGAATATGACAGATGAGCAGGTAAATGAGTATAAGTCCAACCTTATCAGTGAGTTCAATAAGAAGGTTGATAATTTTACTATGGCCAGCAGATTTGCCGACTCCCTTACCGATGGTATATCCAATAGATCATTTAACACCTATATCTCCAACATGGCTTATAACGGTCTTGAGGCTAAGGATAATTTGGATGATATCGCTAATCAGTTAGGAAGGATATACAATACGGATATAGGACCTGCTTTAGATATATATTCTCGTCTTAATCCTGATTCGAGCAGGGATCTTGAAGAACTCAGGAAGCTTACGGATGATATACAGAGGATGGAGAAGAATATCTTGAGGCTTCAACAAGGTGTTGCGTCGAAGGACGCTCTTGAATCTGATAAGGTCAAGTTAGCCAAGGAGAATGATAGACTTCTTAAATTGACGGAGGATAGAATTGCTTTGGAGAGGAGATTAGCTACGTTAGTTAACTCAGAGACAGATATATCTAAGCTGTTATTAAACAGGAATGAATCAAGGATCAGTGCCGCCGATCTTATGGCAGCTTATGAGACTATAGTTGGTTTTGAGAATGCTGTATCTATCCGTGGGGTTGATAATTATAAAGAGGCTATGGCGTTACTTAGCGAGTATCGTCATAATCTTGTGACTTATAAGAATATAAATGAGTCTCTTCGCCGTATGCGTGATAGGAGATTCATACGGTCGCAGGAACGTGGGTTTATGAAGGTCTTGTCAAACATATGGGGAAAGACTTATGAGGAGGATAATAGTAGATATGATTTCAGGAATACCGATGATCCTGATGCTAATTCCCTTTATGCCAATGATCAGGCCATAGATAAGGCTTATCAAGATGGTCTTATAGGGGAGGATGAGGCATTTATGTTTAAGACATATAATCATATGATAGCCAGATCCATGGAGAACGATATTAAGGCTGATGAAGGTAATATAGTTGAGAGAGTTCCTGATGATGAGGATATTATAAATCCTTCAGATGATAGAGCCAATGATATAGCCATAAAGATCTGGAACGGTAATGAGGATATTTTATCCCCTAGGGAGAAGCAGATATATGATAACAATAAGGATCGTATTGATAATCTCGTAAAAGGATTTGGCGATAACCCTATAGCTAGGATAAATAGGGCTAAGTCGATAATAGATAGATTGAAGATCCATGATAATATTTATGATAATATCAAGGACGCTGTTGATGATATTATAGATATGAATATTAATGGTCTTGATCAGGATCGGGTTAAGGAGGCTATAAAGACCTATAACGATCTTATGAATGAGGCTGACAATGGCAATGAGGTTGACCAGGATAAGCTTAATGAGGCTATTGATATTATCAATAATTATTCCGATGGACCTCTCCTTCAGTTTGTGGAATGGATGAGGTTGTATGATAATGGAAGTATAGCTGTCAAGGATTACGATAAATCCATACCTATGGGTGATATCCTTACAGAGAGCGAACCCGGGACATCCACCGGCAGGACGGAGGTCAACGCCGCCCAGAATCCGGTGGTGTTGATGGCTCAGAAGAGGGAGATCGGTGGGGTCATGTACTATGAGGTTGGTGGAATGAGGCTTGACAGGTTTATGGCGGGGTCCGGGCTTAAAAGGTCTGATGCCACTGATACTGATAATGGAAGGGTGATGGATTTCGCCAACGGAACCGACATATTTACTGTTATAGAGTCAGATAACCACTCAAGATGGATGATTAGCGAGGATGACGCTCAGGCTTTCGAGAACGCTACCGGTGTCATACTGGGGAGGCAGACCGCCTTATCGACCTCCAACTGGTTCATGGTGTATCGCAAGGGGCAGGATGGATCTGTTGTTCCTTATTATACAGGAGATGCATTTGGCTCTAATAATGAGTCGATAAATCAAGAAGCTGCGGCTAGTCTTCGTAAGAACGATATCGTGAGGTTCAAGGTAGATATGTTAGATCCTTATACCAAGGAATTGTATGATAAATACAATAGCCTTTATGCCGTTGATCCTAATTCTGACGAGACCAAGTCTGCCCGTAGTGATTTGGTTAATAATATGGTTATTAAGATCGTGGATGGTGACGGTAATTTTGTCTCGGTGCTTAAGGCCAATGATCCAGACTCAAAAGGTAGTAACGCTGATTTAAGGAGTATGGCCTTTGAGTTATATAGGGATAATGTAGGATCTGTCGCTGGCGAGATTGATATACCGTTCGTAGGCGCAGTCACCAGTGTTTTGCCGGGAAGACCTAATTTTAGCATAAGTGATGATAATGGTACGTTGATGGTATCCGAAAATGACTTTACCAACGAGACGGTTGGCAAGGTAGAGAGCGTAGGATATATAGAGAATGGGGAGGTTACGATGAGGGATAATATCAAGTATAACATATTCCCGTTCTGCACGGCTATTGTTAGGGATAAGTATGGTGATTATAAAAATTCACGTATCCCGGTTGTAGCTATAAAGACAGGAAATGGAAGAAATTACCTGTACCCCGTAAGATTGAAAAATCAGGATATATCATCATTCTCATCTATGATCGGATCGATGGCTGATAGGATTATAGAGGGTCTAGGTGGTGGAGTAAGTATTGATGATATAATGGATCTTAACAACGCTATAGCCAGATCCGGGCTGGATAACAAGACATATATGATTCCGCTGGCGGGAGACGTGGATGTTATCAAGGGACGGCTAGAGGCTGTCAAGGAAGCCGCTAACCGGATGCCTATGACTACTGACGTAAGAGGATGGATAGGTGATTCTAGGACCAAGGAGGATATTTTGATGAATGACGTTACGATCAACATCGATCTTAATAACGATCCTTTCATAGCCCCTAAGTTCAGGATGAGTATCAGGAGGGATGAGACGTTCTTCGAGGATACGGAGACCCCGTTCGTCAACCCGCCCGGTTCCCAATCGGAGTTCGCCTCGCCTACGAAGGCGGCCGAGGATAAGTCTTTGGCTTCCGAAGGTAATATAGTATCGGGAGAAAAAGAAGCCGATGATCCTTGCTAAATAAATTATCTTGATTTATCTTTGCGGTGTCAGTCCATCACCTGACGAGTAAGATATTTAAAAGTTGGTCCCTGTCGGGTGTGTGATGGCCCCGGTGGGGACTCTTTATATTATGCAATTAGATGCTTTTTTACACCGAAAGATTATGCAAGACTTACGCCTCCAGCGAGTGAAGGTCTTGATGATGTTATACACCAGTCATTATTTTGTCAATAACAGACAAAGGCAGTTACTTGACCATACATACGCTTTAAGCAGAAGTCAGGCTTTCGATTATATGACGGAGTTCAATAAAAGACTTAGTGATAAGATAGGTATAGAATGTACGATGGATATTCTTCTGCCTACCGATGATGATAACGCTAATATCATAATCGAGTACAATGGCATCATTAAGAAGTTGATGAGGGAAGCCGAGAAGCTGGAACTTGACACTGACGCTATTAAGGATATGATGCGCGATCTACTTAATGAGTTGAAAGATGATGTTGATCTTAATATCTTGATATTTGACGTAACCCAGTTACTTATAAAATACAATCTATTTAGGTTGGATGCCATAACCGAGCAGGAGTTCAAGGACTCTTTCGTCAGGATGGATAGTAGGAATATGGAGATAAAGAAATTAACTTTATCTGATATTAAGAAGGTGGTGATGATGATGGAGGATAGATATAGTTATATTTCGTCTATATGATAGACAAATATAATTGATTACGTTTTTTGTAAAAATATCTCCTATTTGTTTGTTGTTTTAAAATAAGTGTCTATATTTGCGGTGTCTATCCGTTGCTAGACCAGAAGAAGATATTAATATCGCTTAGGCGTAGGCGATAAATGAGAGCTATCAGTGGAGTAACGGACGCTGGTGGCTCTCGTTGTTTTATATTATGAACAAAGATCATATTTTGGGGTTGTATAATGATTTAAGTCATTTTTGCCAAACAGGGAAATTGAAACAAGCTGATTATTCAGGTTATTCTAGAGAGTTAGAGATTATTGTTAAAAATTTTTCGAGCGATTGTGATCGTTCAAAAAACGACAATGTGTTTATTGTTAAGGATTGCAGAATAACTTTGAATGATAGCGATTACAGCAATTTCCTTTATATGGCGCTAATAACGTTATTCGGTAGAAGTGATTTTGATCTTGATTATGCCTTGAAGTTATATAATTATTTTATACTTGCAGCCATAGAACGACAAGATGAACTATATGATGCGGGTTATGATGAGTATATAATTGATAGAATGTGTTTAGATCATGTTTTTAATGGTGTTGTATATAATATCATTATATCAAATACAAATAAGGATGTTGATGATATTCATTTGACTATATCTAATGATCTGAAAGTAAATAACGCTATACCTATGTTGATGTCCAAGATAAGACCATATTCGACAGAATATGATTTTTATGGTTTGTATGATTCTATAATAGGATATACTTATTTTCTAAAAAATAAAAAGAACTATGGATTAAGAAATAGTGGACTGTTGCGTACCTATATAGGAGTAGATATTAGTAATGGTCTTGTAAAAATTGGTAAGTCTAAGGATTTATACACTAGGGAGAGTTGTTTAAGGGTGAGTAATATCTATTTTTATATGATTGCATATGTAGATATGGATATAGAGCGTGAGCTGCATATTAAATATAGTGTATATAATGTTGATAGAGAGTGGTTTCATTTGAATAAAAAGCAGGTTAAGGAAATTATAAGCAAATATAATTTTAGAATTATAGAATCAAATGTTAAATATATTGACAATATATATGATATTTGATGAATAATGAATTTCATTTTTTTTGTTATTTAGGATTGAGCTTTTGCTTGTTCGTGAGGATCGGCAAAAAGATTTGCACTTTTCGGAGAAACATAAGGTTTGTTATTATGTTGTTATTTTGGTGTCCCGTCCGCTCGTGAGAGTAGGCGGGATTTTATATCTTTGTGTCAAAACGATTTAGCTATGGGTAGATCTTGTTATGTTATAAAAAATAAGGAGGGTGGGGTAGATAATGTCCTTGCCCCGAACGACCAACCATCCGGATTATACCAAAGGGCGATGGAGGTGCTTGGCGACCAGAAGCAGGCCTTATCGGTCTGGGGTACGGCCTACTCCCCCGACTTCGTGTCCTTCTTTGGCGATTGGATGTCCATGCCATCAGAATACGACTTAGATAGCAATGGGGAGCCTAAGTATGATGATGTCATGTCCTTTATCAAACAAAAGAATTATGCTGTGGGTAATTTCATGGCTGACGAGGTTAAGGATATCAATAATACCCTTACTTCCTTGGGCGTTGATAATATCAATGATCTTAATGATATGATCGTATCTAACTTCCTTTCCGGCGGTGATATATTCCTCAATAGGTACAATCTTGAGCGATCGGGGATGTATGATGCTGATGAGATTGATAATATCATGACAAACCGATCGGAGTATGAGCGGGTAAGGGATATGATGAGGAGGATTGTCGATTTTATGTCTGAGGGGGATCTCAATGAGAAGGATACATATTTCTTGTCCTCCGAATCAGGCCTTGGTGATGATTATATGATATATGAGGATACATATGACTCGTTAGGGAAGAGAAGGGGCTTGAATCCAATAGAGGTAAGGGATACGATCATGAGGGCGGTAGGCGGTATCAGCGACCGCCGGGAGTTCGATCAGGCTTTCGCCTCCATCCCATACCCTTCCTTGGCACTCCGGTATCAGGAGGATCAGGATTACGCAGATCGGATGTATGACACGTATCGTAATATGACCCGTATGGAGGTTCGGAGTCAGGACGGAAATACGATTACCGACTCGTACTTCAATAGTACCACACCGTATATCAGTATGCCTAAGGATATGAAGGGTCTAAGGGATAAGGTTGGGGAGATAATCGATATGGATGATTTTAAGGACATCAAGGACGTTGCCGGACGTCTATATGACATAGCCATGGATCTTTCCGATATGGGCGTTGATATAAGCGAGGCGATTAGCGATGAGATGGTTATATCTAGGCCGGAGGATATCCGTGACCTTATGGCGTCGCTGGATGTCATGTTATCTTCCATACAGAATGGTGATCCGGTATATGATGACTTTATTTCCGATCTTGATAGGATAACAGGGAAAGGGAATCCGATATACGAGGTTCAGGATACTAACCTTACCGGTGATAGGATGGTGTATGTAAGGTCCGGGAAAACATCTCCTTCCGATATGTATGACAGGAACATGTTGTATGTAGGTAGAAATACATACCATAACACGACCCCGATAACCGACACCGATCAGGCCTATGAGGTGCTGGCTGATATCGGGATAGCCCAGCCCTCGTACTTACCGACAGGCGTGGTTCCCCAAGGGGCTTCTCGATCTGATATTGGCGTGGTCAAGGATAATATCAAGAAGTTGGTTATGGATAACATCTCATCCTCGAATACCGAGAACATGATCCTTACCAGATTGATATACCAGCATCCCGTAACCCCTAAGATGGATGATATCGATATTGATCGGGAGTTCAGGAGATACGAGGCTAGACAGGGAAAGGATTGGGATTTTATCAAATCCTGTACCTCGTTGAGGAAGACCCAGATCAAGGAAAGGTTAAAAAAATCGGATTTGTATAATAATGTCTTGCGTTTCCTTGATTTTAATGGATTTTATAACGTATCTTTGAACCACCATGACAGAGGTACGTTAAAAAACATAGAGATGTCGTTGCCGGATGGTCAGGTAAGGAATCTTCTGTTTGACGTGGCTATCGAGTCCGGTGACAGAAGCATGAGAGATCTTTTCTATCTGGATGGTCAGGATAGGATGATGGATGTCGGGTTTTACAGGTATCTGTACCAAAGGAATCCGGGCCTGCTCCGGGAGGTCAACGGCGGCGTCGAGGCGAGACCGGACGGTTCATTCTTGGCTCGTGGGAGGTATGATGATTTCGTGTCATTCCAATCCGGTTTATATGAGAAGGTAGGTGAGACGGTTAATGGTGGGATATATAGTTTCGTGGACAATTTTATATATTCGGACCCATCATCATATCAGGATAGTATGGCACGAAAGATAGGTGACGTTACGGTAAGGAGTGACGATAACCGTCTATCAAGGGTAGAGGATAATCCCTCATCCAGTAAGATAATTAATGAATACACTGCTAATACAAATAAGTTGATGCGAGATTTTTCGTGTAGTTAATCTCTCTTTGACGTCGTGAGACGTTTTCTTTCGAGCATTGAAACATTGGATTTTATAGATTTGCATGAATCCGGGCCGTAGTGATACGTTCCGGATTTTTTGTCTTGTACCGGTTCTTATTAATACCAACTGCATGACATGACGTGCTTTGATGATGACATATATCACGATCCTAGGATTATTAATTTTTGAACTTTGTAACGCCCGCTATCAGGTGGGGTTATTATTAATTCAAAAATAAATAGACATTGGTACAAGTGGAGACAAAATCGTGCTGTTAGACGGCATGGGTTCCGGGAGCGGTAGCGCCGCTAACGGTTTATTATCTATGATTCCGGGTATGTTTACCAGCCTTTTGGGTGGAAATAAGATGGACCCGAATTTAGTTGCGGCGTTGATGAACGGCCGTAACAACCAAGACCAGTTCGGAGGAGCCAATGGCTGGTGGTTGTGGATCATCGTCCTGTTCTGGTTGTGGGGCGGACGTGGCTTCGGAAATGGCTTTGGCAATGGCAATGAATGTTGCGCTAACGGTCTTCCAGCTCAATTGAACAACGACTATGGTCGTGAGTTACTGATGCAGGCTATCCAAGGTAACAGAAGCGCTATCGATCAGATTTCTAACGCTCTTAACTGTTCTACCTCTCAATTACAAAACGCTATTTGCAACGTTCAGGGAGCTATTGATAAGGTGGCCGGTCAGGTAGGTATGACTTCTCAGGCCGTTATTAACGCCGTACAGCAACAAGGATGTGAGATCGGTAACCAGATTAGCGCATGTTGCTGCAACTTACAAAGCGCTATGGCTAGTGGATTTAACAACATCCAACATTCGTTAGACACCGTAGGATGTAATATCCAGAACGCTATCACCCGTCAGGGATATGAGAATCAGTTGGCTATTACCGGTCAGACGAACGTATTGCAGAACAACTTGACTAACGGCTTCAATAACGTTATTCAATCCAATCAAGCCCAGACGCAAGTGTTAGCCGCTAAGATAGATGCCCAAACGCAGATTATCAATGACAAGTTCTGTCAACTTGAGATGCGTGAGATGCAGAATACTATCCAACGGCTTCGTGAGGAGAAACAGGCTTTGGCTACTTCCGCCATCACCCAACAACAGACACAGAACATCGTTAGTCAGTTAGCTCCAAAGGCTCCGATTCCGGCTTACGTCGTACAGAACCCGGGTTGTTGCTATACTCCTACCGTAAGGGTAGCTAACGAATGTGGATGCGCTTGCGGCACTACTAACGCCGTATTATAAGGAAGGGGGACAATATGGCTGATTTCAGAGGATATATGATCGGTTCATTCGCCTCCTCCCGTCTTGATAGGGGAGGCATCCCGGTAGTAGCCACTACTGGAAAGGTATCTGACGCTTCTGCGGCCGAACCTACGGTTGATTTTGGCATCAATCCGTGTCAGTGGAACTCACTACCTCCAGAGGGAATATTGTTATGGAAAGTCCGTCATCCGGTAACGGAGACCGAGGCTGATTATCCGGTCACGATCGTCCTTCCGTCCGGCTTATCCACTACCACTCCTGTTACGGTATCCAACGCCGGGGTTATCGTCAACAAGACACCTATAGTGGATAAGGTTGGGGCACATATGACAGGGCAGGATATTACGACTCCCGTGGCATCTGGTGATCCTATAGTAGGGGCCTACACCGAGCATCTTGTGTATTACAACAAATGCACCGGCGTGTTCAGGATGTTGGGTCATACGGCTACGGCGGCTACCGCCCCTAGCGCATGAATTTACTAAGAAAGAACAGGGAGGGTAACCTCCCTCCCATTTAAAAAGATCGTTATTATGTTTAAGGATTTAAAGAAAGGATATCAGGTTTATACGTTGGACACCTCAGGGGTTCCTAAATTCTTTATGGGTACGGTGGTTAACGTCTCGGAGCCTAGGTTCGCCCAGTCCCAGTTAGGTCAGTATCAGCAGTTGCAAGATCGGGTCATGGATCTTACTATAGAGGTGGACGGGAAGTCCATGACATATGTAGTTCCAGAGAACCAGAACGTGGCTATGGCCAACGGCATTACGCTAGCCTGCTCCGTGGACCCGATAATGAACCACCTGAACGCCATGAAACGAACCAGTACGGATATCGTGAATAGCGTGGATAAGAATAAGGAGATTATAGAGGCGTGTGACAGTATCTTGGAGGATATCAATCCTACTTTCAAGCAGTCCAAGGATCAGGATCGGAAGATAAAGGGCCTTGAGGATCAGGTAGCGAAGATGGGAGAGTCTTTCGAGGAGCTTAAAAATTTGTTAATTAAAAAATTAGGTTAATATGAGAGTTATAGATTTAGGCAACGGCCAAGAAGATTATAATGACGAGATCTACGACCGCAGAGGCGGTAGGGGACGCTCACGCCGCTCCGATGGGACTTACATGGGTTATGGTGGTGGAATATATGACCATTATGGCAAGGAGCATGAGGAGAGGATGGAAGAGCTAGAACGCAGGGAGCGTGATCTCGAAAGACGTGAGAGGGAACTGGAACGTGACGAGCGGGAGCTTGAGAGACGTGAGAAACACCACGAGCGGGAAGACGAGATGTACCGTAAGGGCTGGTTCGGGGAACGTGGCATCCGTGACGAGTACGAAGGTACCGAACCGTATATGCGCAGGGGACGTAGGAGTCGTTACTACTGAGGAGCAGACGCCGATGACCCGGATTATAAGCGGTACATAGACACCCATGGATATCACTTTTCCAAGGAGTTGGCTAGGGAGGCCGCTGATAAGATGCTTAACGCCGACGGATCCAAGAGAAGATGGACGATGGAGGATGCTAAGCAGATGTTCGATAAATGCGGGGCCAAGAAACCGGATAACGCTACGTGGGGAGATGTCCAATATCTGTTCGCTATGTTTTATAGCGACTACTTTCCTAAGGTACTGGATTGCGACCAGAAAATAGTCAAGGCTGTATTGGCTTATCTGGAAGACCCTGACGCCCCGGAAGGGACGGCGTTCGTAAGGTATCTGGCGGTGCGGTGCTTCGTCGGTGACACAATCAAATGGAGTGAGATGATATGATTTGATACAACGTTGGAAGAACCCCGTCGGCAATAGAATACCGATGGGGTTTCTTTTTGTCAAGTATCTTATTATCGTTATATTTGTCAGGAGTAGATCTTTTTGTTCATAGGTAGGGCGGGTGGGAATGAAAAAAGGATATCCTCACGGACACCCTTCCCCCTTGGTTGAAAATTACCTAAAACCTTATGAATTACTATTCTTTCGCAAATATAATTATTAAATCGCAAACAGCAATGGGTAAGGGGTATTACTGGATAGAACCTGTGGATCGGACGTTAAATGATTTTCAGTTTTATAAGGCTCGTATCGTGGGTGACCCTGAATATGACGAGAAGCATCATCGTGTTATATTAAGGACGGATAAGTATTTCCCGGTAGGAAGTATCTTCCATGTCCTTAATGATCCGGAGATGTTCGTTATAGAGAGGAAATTTAAGACATGGGGGAATAAGTATGTCATTAAGCCTTGTGAAGGTGAATGGGAATGGGAGTCTGTCCAGAAACTTAAAGACAAGGCTATTATATTCCGTAGCGGATTCCTGCACGGGGATGGTGGTTTTTAATGCCTGTCCGCATCTACCCCCCTCGATTTCTTGGTATTTATGTATATAACTATAGGTGATTATATACCAGTTTGCACCGATATAACTTGACGCTTCGTAGCCCCAACTAATGTTGACGGCTCCACGTCCCCTACCCGGTTCACCACCGGTGAGATATCTTTTGTTTGGCCTATGAGATTAGTTTTCTCTAGGCCAAATTTCTTTATATTCCTAGCGGCAAGTAGATCCCGGTCATTTACGGCGCCACACTCAGGACAAACCCATTCACGGTCCGACAACCTAAGATCTCGATGTATGTACCCGCATTCGCACATCCTTGAACTGGGATCGAACCTCCCGATCCGAATCAGGTTCCGTCCGTACCAGTCCGACTTGTATTGCAGCATCCTGAAGAACTCGCTCCACGACACGCTAGCGATGCTATTGGCTAGGCGATGGTTTTTCATCATCCCGCTGATATTAAGATCCTCAATGACAATAGTTTGGTTCTCACGTACTATCTTAGAGGACACCTTGTGCAGGTAATCTTGACGTTGGTTATGGATCCGTTCATGTATGGATGCTACGGCTAATCTCGCCTTGTTACGTCTGGCGCTTCCCTTCTGCTTGCGAGCTAACCTTCTCTGCAATACCTTAAGTCTGACGGTACTGTTCTCCAGATGTTTCGGGTTCCGGTACACATCCCCGTTCGAGAGGACGGCGAAGTCCTTTATTCCTACATCGATTCCTACGGTCTTGTCGGGATCGATAACAGGTTTGGATGGTAGATCGGCGCCGTTATCAACGAGGATAGACACGAGGTACTTCCCTGTTGGGGTCTTGGATACCGTAACAGTTCCTATCTTGCCGTTGAAAGTCTGATTGGCGTAAAACCTTACCCATCCTAGCTTCGGTAGCTTAATCCTGCTGTTTTCAAGATCAACATGAACAGAGTTTATATTCTTGAATGACTGCCTATTCCTGTGCTTTGACTTGAATTTAGGGAAGCCGTTCTTTTCCCTGAAAAATCTGACAAAGGCTTGATCCATGTTCCGGATTGACTGCTGGAGACATTCATTAGATACGTCATAAAGAAAAGCCTTATCTTTCTTCAGTTCAGTCAACATCTTGCAAAGATCAACGGCAGAGATTGATTTTTTGTCACGCTGATAGGCTTCGATCCTTGTTTGCAAAGCCCAGTTATAGACATACCTGCAACAGCCGAAAGTCATTTCCATCAACCGGATTTGGCTTTTGGTGGGATTAAGTCTATATTTGTATGATCTCAGCATGATAAAATTGTTTTACGAGGCAAAGATACGTATTAAAGTAATACTATCTATATTTTACTTTATGTTTTAAAACATAGGTGGTGTAAAATGGTATATAATTAACTAGCTATATTTGAGCAAAAATAATTATGATATGGAAGATTTTCAAGGTAAATACAATGGCAAGCAGATAGAGCAGCTTTTGGATAAGGCTAATGATATTGATCTTTCCAAATACGCTCTTAAGACGGATAACGCTCCTACCGCCACAAAATTACAGGCAGCTAGGACTATAGTGCTGTCCGGGGCTGTTAGCGGTAGTGTCTCATCGGACTTTGGAAGTAATGTTACTATCTCCACGACATTGTCGAACTTCGACGCCTCTAAGATCACGTCCGGTACCATTGATATAGACAGGTTGCCTAAAGCAGCCTTAGAGAGAATGGTCGTGGTTGCTGATGATACGGCAAGGTTTAAACTTACTACAGCCACGGCTCAGGTCGGGGACACGGTTAAGGTAACGGCCACGAATAAGATGTATCTGGTCAAGGATGATAGTAAGTTGAATACCGAGGATGGTTACGAGCCTTATACGGCAAGTTCGGCGTCATCTGTGCCATGGTCTGGAGTGACCGGCAAACCTAGCACCTTCGCTCCACCTACGGCGGCGGCCTCCACCTTAGGTGGCGTAAAGGTAGGATACACGACTTCTGGCAAGAACTATAAGTTACAGGTTGACGCTTCTGGTAACGCTTTTGTTAATGTTCCATGGACAGATAATAATACGACCTATAATCAGGCCACGGCTGACACTTTAGGATTGGTTAAGATCGGTTATACCTCTAGTGGGAAGAACTATGCCGTATCCTTGGATGCTAATGGTAAGATGTATGTGAATGTCCCTTGGACTGACAATAACACGACTTACACCCAAGCCACGAGCGATAATCTGGGTCTTGTTAAGATCGGATACTCTGCCAATGGCAAGAACTATCCCGTTGTTCTTGACGGTAGCGGCAAGATGTACGTGAACGTTCCGTGGACGGACACCAACACCACATATTCCAATATGGGGGCGGCGACCTCCTCGGCTGCGGGAAAGGCCGGTTTGGTTCCCGCTCCTGCCGCTGGAGCGCAAGGTAAGTATCTTCGTGGCGATGGAACGTGGCAGACACCTCCAAACGCCACATATAATAACATGGGTGGAGCTACGTCATCGGCGGCAGGAACATCCGGATTAGTTCCCGCTCCAGCTGCGGGTAAACAAGCCTCTTTTTTACGTGGTGATGGCACGTGGGTTGTCCCTACTAATACCACATACGCCAAGGCCAATACATCGACCCTTGGGCTGGTAATGATCGGATATGCGGAGAATGGCAAGAATTATCCGGTAGAGCTGGATAGTAGCGGAAAGATGTATGTTAATGTGCCTTGGACAGACACTAATACGACGTATGGTGTTGTAGGAGCTAACGGGTCTACAGGTCTGGTAAAGAACGGGAGTACGGTAACCAGCGCTTCTGGCTATACCGCCTGTCCTATTGTCAGTGGTGTCCCTTATTATAAAGACACTAATACCACTTACGCCAATATGAAGGCAGCTACGGCTTCAGCGGCTGGTGCTGCGGGATTGGTCCCGGCTCCCGCAGCGGGGAAACAGACGTCTTTTCTTCGTGGCGATGGAACATGGGTCGTGCCTACCAATACCACGTACGGGTTGGCCTCCACTTCCGCCAACGGCTTATTGAGACAGCTTAATGGTAGCACCTCTAATTTTATGCGTGGAGATGGTACATGGGCTACCCCTCCTAACACGACATATGCCGTGGCCAACGAATCCACTAATGGATTGATGGCGGCCGCCGATAAGAAGACCGTGAACAGGCTTATAGGAGTTAATACGGTCACGACATTAGCCAACCTGCCTATCACCAAGAGAAGTATCACGGCCACGCTATCAGCGGCTACCACCCTATCCGTGGCGTCAGGTATGCAGATAGGAGAGGAGCTGATGATCAGGTGTGTCCCGTCTGCGGCCTTTACTCAAGCCATACCAAATTCAGGAGCTTATGTAAGCATGAGTGGTACTTCTATAACCACTACAGCTAACAAGCCTTTCGAGATAAATATCTGGTGTTACGCTTCAGGCAAGTATAGCATCGCCGTTAAAGAACAAGATTAAAGAATAGATTATGGCATATACATATATAAACAGGGAAATATATCCCAATATGTTGGTTTTAGACGAACCTCTTGATGATAATTACGCTAAGGGTAATAGCTATGATGATTATATTAATGGCAATCCGATTCCATGGATAGAGCTGGGAGAGGAGCAATTGGCGTTCAAGGAAGCTAATCCTAAAGCCACGGTTAAGGAGATCATTGAAGCTAGGCTAGATGAGTCGAGGATTCTTAACGAGGAGAAATCGGCTAAATATGAGGAGCTGAGATCTTATGAGACTGAAAATCTCCATGAGTTTTTCTTGGATGATCAAGATATTTATATTCCTGAATATGACAGACGTAGCGCTTTGGCTGATGGGGCTATAGTCGGTAAGATAACGATTATGGGTCTGGAGTTCGATATGACGGAAGGCAAGATCTTGATCGGGATGATGGATAAGTACGATAACGATCTGACAACGGCGTTAGGGGACAAGCAAAAGCAGATCAGTATAGCCACTACCGTAGAACAGGTGAGAGCTGTCGATGTTCAGTCCGGCTATCCTGATAAGGTAAGTGTTACCACGGCGTACATCCAGCAACAGGCGAAGGAGAAGGATGCTCTCGATCCTCAAAAAGTAGCTGTCGAGTTTTCTAGGATGTTGGTTAATGACAAATCTTTATCCTTATCATCCAACGAGAAATTGGATGTTAAGGTCCTATTTCCTATATGGGGACAAGAAGGAGCGGAGTTCGGGCTATCCGTGGATACCGGATTTTGTCTTAGGGTAGTTAAGGAGGATACGGATATCCTTTACGAGGTTATCCAGCCTCATACGTTATCGTCAGAATGGGAGCCTGGACTCAGTACGGCCTCCTTATATAAGGTTGTTGACAAGGAGCATGTCGGGACTATAGGTGATCCTATCCCTTATTTCCCTCCTATGGAGATATTTAAGGATAAATATTACATTCAGAACGCTGACGTGTATAAATGCACAAGGGATAGTGGAACTCCTCTTAGTCATAATTTAAAGGACTTAGTAGGGTTGTATGTTGAGGTTGTACAGGGCTAGTCGTATCTACCCCCCCTATATTTGGCTTGTGATATGATACAAGTTATTTTTGGCATAATAAAATGACATTTATAAATAAATAGATTATGGCTTCACAAAAATTTGGTTTCGTAACCGTCGACCCGGTATCAGGATCAGGAGATCAGGCGGTTAATTTCTCCGGTGAGAAACACACCGGTCGTCTTCAACGCACTATCAACCTTACGGTCACCACGAACGGCGGGGCTAAGAAGGCGTTGGTAGTTAATCAGGCAGCGGCTGCTGAGGTGGTAAGATCAGACAGCCCTAACGCTTCCGTGCAAAAGACAGGCGGTAATGTTACCATCACCGGTAAGTCTAACAGTACTAAGCTTACGTTCGCGGTCACGCCGGCTGAGGATAACGGGCTTACGTTACAGCTCCCGGCTAACTACACGGCGGCTGGAAAGACTACGGCTAACGGAGCGGTTATCGCCGACGATCCCGGAGCCGCTGGCGAGTTCGTTTGGAGCATCACGATCTCGGATGTACCGGCCAACGTCACGATCGAGGAGCTGACAGCTACATTGAAAGTAACCGCCGCTGGTGGCCAGATAGCCAACGTGACGGTAACGCAAGCCGCTGGAGACTCTACTATCGAGCTTGACAAGGAGACTATTAACTTGGATGTAAATGGTACTCAACAGACGGTTAACGTAACATCTAATGACAGCTGGACATGGACGCAAGCTGCGGCTAGAACCGTATTGAGAATGATGGGACGATAATCAGTTTCTTTTCGCTTACTCAGACCCCGATCGACTTAAGCCGGTTGGGGTTCTCTTGTTTTATTATCTTTGTGAGTAGAAGATAACTAAAGGATATAATTATGAATGATTTGAATGTTAATTGGAAGGACGGGGTAGGCGAGGTAACGGACCAGCCTCTGACCGTCAGCCCGGGGTCCGGGACCGGTAACGCCCCCGTTTCCTTTGGCTCGGTGATGAACAAAGGCCTTGACCGTACCCTTGAGTTGGAGATAACAACCCCCAAAGGCGTTAAGAAGACGCTTACGGTGAATCAGGAGGGATGTAGGCAAGCTTATATCACGAGCGACGGGAAACGGTGGTTAACCAGCGACAACCGGGTGTATGGGGTGTTGAAAGGTGATGCGCCGTGCCAATGCTTTGATACCGGTATGCGTGGAGTGGCTAGATTTAGGATAGATGACAAAAAACAGATTTCTGTTATAGATTCTTGTGGCGATAGCTCATGGATTAAGGGACGAAGGTGCCTGGTTAAGAAAACGGACGCTGGGGTCGCCATATGCTATCTGGATGAAAATAATTCGGAATTGTTCCATGACGGTAAGACCCAAGCCAAGCTTGACGGTACCATGGGTCAGTGGATGACAGATATACCTAGTTATAGGTATAGCTATACTGGATTCAAACATGATAATAATTATGATATTATCAATTATATTACATTAACCCATAACGATGTCGATGACAATATCACCAAATGGGGAAATAAGGGGCTATTCAGGAGATGTTTGGTAGGCGTAACAGAGGCGGTTGTTGTCAATAGTAAATTGTGGAGTCGCAAAACAGGAGATGAATATTCTACGGGAAATTTAGAATCACGTTTATTTCATGATTACGCTACGGCGTTAGGTGCAGGATTTGATATTATTGATTATGAGACACATTGCAAGATAGCTCATTTATTCTACGCAAAATACGCTGATAGAAACCCTCAAGGGATGGATCGTTTTGGGACTGGAGAAGACTCGTTTGATAGAATTATTGGTACCACATCCTCGCTAGGGAATAATGACGGAAAAACTTCCACCCAAATCAGTTTCTTGGGCATAGAAGATTTTTATGGAGGGAAGAGTGAGTTTATGGGAGGAATAGGATTTTATGGTGAAGATGTATATATATATGATGGGTTTAACCCATATAAACCTCCTACTGTTGATTATCGTGTAGTGTATTCAGGAATGTATAAAGAAAGTGGAGGTATATATAAAGTAGTATGGGGGGAGCATGGCGATATGATTCCTAAAGTCATTGATGTGTTTTCTAGCAACTTTCATTATTGTGACTTTGGATATATTGACGGTTCAAATGGACGCTGGCAGGGAGTTACTCGGTCTGGTTATGGAGCGAGCCTTTACAACGGAGTCGCTTTTTTCTCAGATGGAGGATCTTGGGCATACAAAGGGACTCGTATCCAGTATAGAGGAACTATGCAAGTTATAGATGATCCAGCTGATTTCATAACAATGCCGATAGGTTTTTGATTCATGGTTTTGTTTTTACAAAATTTGTAATTACATTTGTGGCGCATGTCCATCACCATGCTTTTCGTCGCTAATTTATTATAAGGGATACCAGTCTGTGATGGGATCGGTATCCCTCTATTTTTAATATGGAAAAGATAGATGTTTTCGATGTTCAGATTCCTGATGGGAGACAAATCAGTTGTATATCGTATAATAAGGTTACTTATTTTGATCTTGACGATATATGTAGGTTATGTTTTGACTCATATGACCTACATGATGTGGCTGACACTAAAGTTATGAGCGAGTTCCTGCACCGTGAGGGTGGTCGTTATTGGACTACGATAGATGGCGTAAGGCAGTTGTATCGTAGGATTGAGTGTAAGATGTGTTTTGAGGTTATAGAAAAATTAAAGGGATTATAGTTGAATAAATTATTTATTTCATAAAGAATGTTTATATTTATGGCATAAGATATTAAGAATGAGATTAGTTGAGAGACATATCATAAAAGACAACCGATTTGAGGATGTATGCCTCAAATCCGGGTTGTTGTATAATTATGTTCTTTTCAACGTCAGACAAGGTATATTTTCCGGAGATTACATAAATGAATATGAGTTTTCTACTAAATTATGTAAGGAGAATCAGGTTGATTTTAGGAATCTACCATCAGTAGTGTCCCAACAAGTCGTAGCTCAAGTGTTTTCGGTAACAAAGTCTTGGATGAAATCAAAGAAGGAATATGAGAAGAATCCTTCTAAATTTCTATCAAGACCTAAATTGCCTAAATACAAGAAAGGGAAGAAGCAGAACATGGTAGTTTTTACAAAAAATTCTTGCAGACTGAAAGAAGATGGATGTATTCATTTCATCAAAAACATAATCCGGCCAATCAAAACTAAAATAGGAGATAGCAAATTATGTCAGGTTAGGATAGTCCCTCAAGCTACATGCTATGTGGTTGAGGTTATTTATGAGAAGAAGGAACAGGATATTAATCTTGATAAGGATAATGTTCTTTCGATTGATTTGGGATTGAATAATTTATGTACATGTATAAGCAATGTAGGTATCAAGCCTTTCATTGTAAACGGAAAGATTATAAAATCCTTCAATCGGTGGTATAATAAGAAGGGAGCTAGATTGATGTCATATATTGGCGATAAGGGTACTTCAAAGAGACTTAGACGGCTAAATAATTATAGGAATTTTTGGATTGAAGATAAAATCCACAAGGTTAGCAGATTTATTGTAAATATCTGTATTGAAAACAATATTGGGAATCTTGTTGTGGGTTTGAATAAAGGATGGAAGAATGGAGTAAATCTAGGGAAGAGGATAAACCAGAAGTTCGTTGAGATTCCATTCTCAAAACTTGTTGAAAAGATATCCTATAAGTGTAAGTTGGTTGGAATAGACTTTCAAGTCCACGAGGAATCCTATACCTCCAAAGTGGATCATCTGGCTTTTGAAAAATTGGGAAAGCATGATGTTTACTTAGGCAAAAGAAAGAAACGTGGATTGTTTCAAAGCTCTATTGGAAAGCTGATTAACGCTGATATCAATGGAGCTATCGGGATTGGTAGGAAAGTATTCGGTGATTCTTACGTCAGTAAGATAATCGATAGTGGGTTGGCGTTTAACCCGGTTAGAGTAAACATCTTGTGATACGAATGTGAATTTGATAAATAAAATTAATAATTTTAGTAACGTGAGAGAAAAGAAATTTGATTTCGTGATATATCCGTTGGATTTGATTATCACGGTTGGATTAGATTATAAGACGTTGTGTGATCGTTTCGAGAATATGGAACCTGAACACGAGGGGAAATGGGGAGATGAAGATGATATGGATAAGGAGGCGTCTTTCGTGAATTTGGTAAGGGATAGGGACGATGATGATAAATTTGCCATACTTTGGAATTTTTCGAGCGACGATGATTTAATAATGAGAAATATATGTCACGAGTCATTCCATATAGCCATGAGCGTGTGCCAGTTCTGTAATATGTCGCTTGGATTTAAGGTCGGAGAGGATGAACACGCCGCGTATATAGCCGGTTTTGCGGGTCATTGTGTTGGTGAGTTTATCAACAACAAGGATATGGATTAGACTATAAATTCATACAAGGGATACAAGAATATCAGCCTCCGCTTATTCGTGGAGGCTTTTTATTTATCTTTGTGAAAAACATTTATTTATGAGCAGTTGCGTAATTAAAAAGAATAAGGAAGGTAAGATAGCCCGTGTCTTGACTCCTTCCGGCGAGGTATCTACCTTGTTCGATAAGATAGCGGGTATAGCCGCCGTAAGTGACCTTAATAAGGCCGCTGAGGCTTATATGACTATTTATAACGATAAGTTCAGGTCTAAGTTCGGAGACTGGACTAGATCCGTGCCAAGGAATAAGGAGGCGGCCAGATCCATAAGTGCCAGACTTAGCGCCAGCGAGTGGGGGCAACTTATGTCAGCCAAGGTCCTGTCCGCCATAAGCGATATGGATGCCCCAGCGTTGGCCAGAAGCCTTGGGAATAGCGACAATGTCGTGGCTTATCTTACCTCCGGAGAGGTAGGTGATGTCAATGATATGGCTGTGGTAGATACATCCACGGTACAGGAGGTGGATCTGGATTCCATAAACGAGGATAATATTGGTGATACGATACTGAAAGAGGCGTCATGGGATGATATAAGGGCTATCAGGGAGAATATAGATATTAAGGAAACAGCCCGTATGTTATGGAAGGCCGTGGAAAGCGCTTTTACCGGGCAACGACCTAATATTAGGGTGAAGGGTGGAAATATAGATGGTGAGATTATATTCTCCGGCAATGTCTTGCCTTTAAATGATATTGAGAATTATACTCCTCCATCTTCAAGATTGGTATATGATTCCGGTGAGCCTCGCCTATTCTTTAGATCGGATGACGGCAAGATACACGACTCTTACGCCAACGCCATAAAAGGCTCGTCCGGCGGGCGGATCGAGGCCGGGTTCTTGGCCGGCAGTGTCGAGGAGAGCGACGTCCCGTCCGGCACGGCTGACATCTCCTTTGGCTCGTCCTCCATAACCCTTAACAACAGTGATTCGTTCATCCCGGTCCTTGGCATCAGCTCAGATTCTAATATAAGTACCCGTGGAGGGTTTGTCAATTACCTTATCAAGAAAGGTCTGTTGAGCGGGGAGCGTATAAGGCTAGGAGATAGGTATTATCTTACAGGGGCCGGCAACTCCGATGGTCTTAAGATCTATAACGCTATGGATGCCTTGTCTAGGCTAAGGAATAGGTTTGGAAGTCAGTCCTCCGAAATGAACGTATTGGGTTCTATAGGTTTTGATACGGAGGTAAGTAATGATCTTGATCTTATCACGACATCAGGGGAGAAGGTTACGGTAAGCAGATCGGAGATAAAGGGCATGTTAAGGCAAGGTAAGTTTGAGGAGCTTAATAATAAGTATGATGGGTTCATAGAGCTAGCCTTGTCGTTGATGATGGAGGATAACGCCTTGTACGGAAGTAATGTCCGTGGGGTTATTGAGAACGAGAAGGCGGAGGATCTTCAGAACAGGACTGATATCACCAACATCTTATCCACGTTAGGTATCCGTGTGATGGGTATGTCTGAGTATATGGATAAGTATAAGATGCGTAATGGTGTCGAGCCTTCGGCTAGGGCCTTATCCGATATGGCTAATGGGGTTATTGCCCTGGCTGAGGGAGCTACGGTAGAGGATCTTAATGAGGAGGTGGCTCACTTCTTGATCGATACTTATCGTAATCAGCAGGAGATTGACGAGGTTCTGGACTCTGTTGTCGGCACGCCATTATGGAATCAATTCGCCGGTCGTTACTATGAGGTGTATGGGAAGGAATACCAAGGGGAGGAACTGGATCGGATGGTGAAGCGGGAGATCCTAGGCAAGACGTTGGCCCATCGGTTCGTGCCGGGGATGGAACAGGCGGTGGAGGATCTGGTCTCGTCCGAGGACTCCCAGCTCTCCTTGTTTGGCAGGATAATCCGGGCTATAAGGAATTTCTTCTCTACTCAAAGATCAGACTTGAATAAGGTTCTTGATAGGATAAAGGAGTCGGCGTTAGCTGATGATCCAAGCGCATTTGACGTGCTTCTGTTAAAGGATAGCGACCATCTCATGTACTCATTATCGGATGTTGATGTGGCTAATAAGTTGATCAAGAACGGGAGGTCATTGGAAAGGCTATACACTAGGTTACAGAGGATGAGGTCAAGCCAAAGCCAGAGGATCGGTGAGAGTATCTCCCTTCTACGTGATATAGGCGAGAAGGTAAGACAAGTCGGGGGTGAGCTAAATAAGAATAACAACCTATTATCCACCAAGAGCGTCATAGCGACCGCCAAGGCTGAGGTGGAGTATTTGGTCACTGTCGCCAGTAGCCTACGTAAGAGCGGAAAAGGATTGGATTATGAGACGATACAGGTTATCGATAACGTATATGGGGAGATAGTTCCTCTGATCAGGAATCTTCGTGGATTCGTCAATAATCAGGCGGCGGATTATTATGGCAGCAATAAGGTTGGCATGGTAGAGGATATGGATGATATATTACGTATGGCTGAGACATCCATGTCTGATATAAATGCTCTTCGAAGTGATCGTAATGAGGACTGGCTGGATGGACAGCTCAGGATGTTTAATATCCCGGAAAGATATTGGAATGGGATAAAGAAGTTGATAAATAACATCCATAAGGATATCAATGTCATGTCCCGGTTCTTTGGCACGCTGGAGCATAGTGGTAACGCTATTTTAGGTATGTTAGGCCAACGTCTAGCCAAGGCCCATAATGAAGCCCATACCGAGGGTATATCCAATATCAATAAGATGACTAGGATGATGAAAGAGCGTGGATGGGGGATAAAGGATAATGAGGATCTTATACAGAAGATAAATGGGAAGAACTCGGATTACCTTGACTCGTCCCGTGATTTCGCCAAATACGATTTACTATACAGGACCGAGCAGGCTAAGGCTATTATCGATATATATGATCTTAAGAATGTTACGGGTAAGACCGAGAAACAACTTATCGATCTTCTTCTATCCGATAGAGGCCTTAAGGTGAAGACCCGTGACGACATAGTAGGATATGACGGGGATAAGCCTATTACGAAGGAGATATATCATGTATTCAAACCTACCATCCAGAATTTTGATATCTCGGACATGACGTTCGAGGATCAGCAACGATATCTCGACGCGATAAATAGGTGGTTGGATGAGAACCGAGAGAAACCTATGGTGCAGGCTTATTACGATAAGATCGATAAAGTTAATAAGAAGGTCGAGGAAAGACTGGGTCGTAGGGTATCGCAAGCCACGTCCGATTTCATGACCCGTATCCGCAGGAGCCGGTATGTGGCTATGGATAAGTTCGTGAGGAACGGGAAGGTCGATTGGAAGGCGTTTCAATCCGATCCTATAGCTTGGAGATCTTATCTGGATATCTTACGTGATAGGGCTATAGCCAAGAGCGAGTGGTATTCCGATGGGACACCAAAGGAAGAGGGATCCGAGGCTCTGATGATGTCCGAGGAGATCAAGGCATGGGACGAGGCGTGGGCCGAGGAGTTCGGGAATACCAACGAGGGTCGTAAGGCTTCCGCCGAGTTCAAGGAGATACTTCGTGGAATAGAGCGGTCCGAGGGCGGTAAGGCGGCGTTCGAGTTCCTGCTAGCTGGCGGTCATCTTGGTTTCTCTAAGGATATGTGGGGATCCGAGGAGGGTGATTATTACGAGAATCTGGTTGATAAGATCACGGAGCAATCTGTATCATCATCAAGGATAGAGAAGGTAGAGGAGGCGATGGCGACAATAAACGAGATCAATGACCAGCTAAGGCCTTTGCTTATCCAGTACCGGGATAGCACGAGATACGGGGAATATGATTTCGATAGGTTACGTGGATCCGCCTCATTAAGAAAGATAAACGAGTTATATGATCGTCTGGCTGAGGCTAAGAGCGTTATTAACGCCGCCGCTTCCGCTGAGGCTATTGAGATGGATATGCCTGATACGGTGGAGAGTGGAGTCACGGATTCCTACCGTAACGCTCTAAGGGACGCCATGGCGTACGACAATGGCATGGATGAAATTAAATTCGCCAAGGAGCATATGTCCGCCCGCTCCCGCAGCCAAGTGGAGCGGATGGCCTCCAAGCTATCCCGGAAGAACCCGTCATGGACAACCGTGGAGGTGGCGTTCTTTAGAAAGAAGTACGGTCCTGACTTCAACAATAAGCTGGCTAATGATATAGCTATGGGTAAGGCTAATAGTATACTTATCGAGTACGCCAGAACTCGGCTATATCCTTATATGAGAAAATACTCTCCCAAGGGGTATTCTGGCTTCGTCAGGAAGATAAATAACGGTACGTATAAGGTATCCGAGTTCTTTGATGCCATGGAAAATGGTATATCAAAGGAAGAGAGCGTATCCCGTTTCGGGTTTGATATTAATATGATCGATCTGACGATCAATAACCAGTGGCTTGATGAGGCTGACGCCGAGAGTTCTTTCCGTAATCCTAATTATAATCCCGATCTGGGTTATGGATATCATACGCCTAGGTTCGATAAGTACAAGAACGAGGCTTTTTTCAAGAAATACGGTATTACCAACGAAGGGGAGGAAGCTACGATCAATAAGGATAAGTGGGAGATGAGGAAGGAGCTGCTTAACATAAGCCGTAAGGCTATGGAGGATTATGATGAGCGATTCCGGAACATCTACCAAATACCACAGATATCCAAGGGCGGCGTGGAGAGGATGGTGCAGGCCGGGGTTGACCCGAAGGCGGCCATCGGCAACGCCGTACGTGATATTGTTGGCGAGAGGGTGGATGATCCTATACATGGTCAGGGGCAAGACCTAGGAGGGATTGATGAGAACGATAACAAATATCGTATGATCCCCAAATACTATCTTAGTAAGTTGGAGAACGCCGATGACGTGTCCCATGACTTCGCCTACTCCTATTCCATGTTATCCTTACAAGCGACCTCTTACAAGTATAAGAGGGCGGCCTTGGATGATGTCATGGGATACAGGAACATGATGCTGGAGACGCAATACGACGGCGGTAAGAACCCGGAGGCCACTCACGCCTATAGAATGTTTCAGGACTGGGTTAACGCCAGTATCTATGATGTTAGGATAAATAATAAGCGGGCAGAATGGAATATAGGTAATTATAAGGTCGATCTTAATAAGCTGGCTCTTATGTTTACCAAATTCGTATCCAAATCCAACTTAGGCTTCTCCCCATTCGTCGCGGCTACCGGCGCCCTTACCGGGCAGGCCAACTTCCTTTTGGAGGGTATGGTAGGGCAGTATATAAGCAAGGACTCCATGAAATACGCCTATGGGGAAGCCCAGAAGCAGTTAAGTACGTACGTGTCGGAGATCGGGGATATAAACCGTACCAACAAGCTATATGTCGTTGGAGAGGCTCTAGGCGTGTTCAATGTCCGTAACCGTGTACGATCGGCAGCGTATAACAAAATCTGGAGAACCTTATTCCGGGACCTGCCGTTTAAGATGATGGAGGTTCTTAACTCCCCGTTGGATCCGCAGGTCATTATCTCGGTCATGGATGATACCCGCCTATACGAGGGTCAGTTCTGGTCATACTCCAATTTCAAGGAGATGATGATGAAAGACAGAAATATGTCCGCCAACGAGGCTAAACGTGATTGGGAGCGTTTAAGGGATTATTCCATATGGAACTTAGTAAATGTCAAGGACGGGAAGATCGTGGCTAAAAACGAGGCTAATAAGGATATTATAGACCGATACATACCTACATTGTCCAGCAGGGTCAGGAGCATGGTGCAGATCTGTGACGGCGCCTTGAACGAGCAGAACCGGGTGGGGGCTAGCCGGAACGCTATCCTTAATATGGTGCTGCCTCACCGTGGATGGTTTATATTGGCCGTACAGCGGGCGTATAAGAAAGCTGGTTTCAATTTCCAGACTAACCAGTTCGAGGAAGGATATATGAGAACATTATGGAGATTGGCCGGAAATGTCTATGGCTCGATGTCCGAGGGTAGGATGGGGGAGGCATATGACGTGCTTAAGGAAGAGTATGATAAGCTTACCCCCTACGAGCAGATTAATATCAAGAGATCGATTATCAATATGGCGGTATTCGCCACGATGATGGCTATAGGACGGGCATTGATGGGATATAGGGAGGATAATGAGGATAGCTGGTTCGGGCAGTTCATTACCTACATCGGGTTCAGGACGATCAATGAGATCGCCTCCCAGACATCCCCGTTCATGGAGCTTAACGCCATAGACATGCTACAGGATCCGTTGGTCACCGCCCGGAAGTTAGGCGACCTCACCGATCCTCGAAACTGGGATCCGTTCGCTACCGTCCAGACCGGCGTATATAAGGGCGAGAGCAAACTATGGAGGCAGCTCATGAAGTTCTCGTTTGGTAAGCAATGGTATAATATCAAGACGGCTAGGGATATTAAGCAGACATCCGACTACTGGCTGATGACCAACGGCATGACGATGGGATTCTTCTTAGGAGGCAGGGATAAGGATGAGTCCGGGGAGGACGCTAATTGGTATTTTGACAGGGGAAGATAATTGATATAGTATGACAAAAAAAATAGCCAGTCAATTGTTTAAGACAATTTGATTGGCTATATTTGCATCATGAAACAATGAATGACGGGATCTCACTTCAAGGTCATTCAATGTGTAAGATATTTTTGGCTCATTAGGATTTGTCGAGGTGAGATCCGGCATTTCCTTTTGGGCCTATTTTTTATATTATGTGTAATATTGTTTTAAATGACGATTTGTCTATTAGATCGTATTTTGAGAAGGTTCTTGAGTTAGTTAAATCCGGAGAAGATTTTCCAGTTAATTTAGATGATGTTTGGCCTTTGATATACTCTGATAAAGGTAAGGCCGTTAGGGTTCTTACTGGTGATAATGGTTTTATCAAAAATATTGACTATAAGGTTTTTACCCAAAATGGCAAAAACCCGGTTGGCGGTAGACCTACGATCGTGTATATGATCTCCGTATCTTGCATGGAATATTTAATAGCGAGAAAAGAAAGAAGGGTATTTGATGTATATAGGAGTGTATTTCATGGCGCGGTAAACGCTTTGAATAAGGTGGAAAAATCCGTGGAGAAGAATCTTCCGCATAATTATATAGAAGCGTTAGAGGCGTTGTTGGCGTCCGAAAAAGAGAAGCAGGCGTTAGCTGAGGCCAAGAAAGTGATAGAGGAGGAGAAGAAGGTCGTTCAAGCTGAATTAAATACAGCTATAGATACTATAAAGGAGAATGAACCGGTAATTGATATGTTTAAAAGGTCTATTCCAAGAGAGGGTGTCCTTATCCGTGAATCATCAAAGTATTTTGAGCAATTTGGCTATTATATCGGGATTAAGAACATGTATCCGTTATTACAGGAATTAAAATATGTTTTTAGGAATGAGAGAGGTAGGATAGAAGCATATCAGTCCGCTCGTAATTATGGATTAGTTACATATGGGTCTGATCCCGGTGATGAATACTGGGAGGCTAAAGCCATGACCGTCATGATAACATTGAAAGGATTTGTTAAGCTAGAGGAGTTGTCAAGGAAGAAAAGAGATGTTTTTAAGAGATATGGACATTTCTATGATAATGTATGAGTATTGTAAGGATAGAGGCTTATAACCTCTATCCTTATTTATATACTACTCGTCCCATTGCTCCTAATAGCTCTTTATCATCCTGCTCCTTTACCTCTACATAATAATATCCCTTGAAACAAAATTTCTTTTGATCGGGATCTGACAAGAACTTTTTATATTCCTCGAATCCTTCATCTGAAAGATGATAAGCCTTTCTTTTTTGCTGAAGTAATTCATCTGATTCTAATATCTGTTTTTTAGTAGCCATAATAACGTCATTTTTTTTATTTTACGATTTTTAGACGATGAGGTATTCTACCTACTCCACAAAGTTCCCCATTTTCTGATTTGACAATTTTTACTCCATCAATAGAATGATAGATGTTTTTTGTAGGATCATTCAAAAAATCTTTAAAACTTTCCAGTTCTTCATCTAATAAGAAAAATTCTTTCTTGCAAAGTTCAATGTCCATATAATGATTTTTTAAGGTTGTTATATATCTTGTAATAAATACTCTTCTATTTTCTTAGCCATATCAATAAGCATCTCACATCTAAGGTCGTTAAGATCCTTACAAAACCTCATTTCCTCCTCATGCTTTTCCTCCGGCGATCTGTTATCACTTACGCTGTAGCATGGTGATGAGTGTATCGGTATGGGCTTCATGGCATCTATGGCTAATTTGATAGCCTTTTCTTTGATATCGCTCATACTATTTTCTTTTTGTTCCCAGATCATGCCGCTATGAAGGCAATTAGGATCATCAGCATGATTTATTAAACAAATCCCTTTGTCGTAAAAACAACATCCCGTACAACTCTCTTCTTCTATCTCAGGGATAGCTATGTATTCTTTCCCTTTATATATTTTAACTTCTCCTTTTCTTATCTTATTCATCTTATTAGATTTTTATATCCTACATGTTTCAACTGCTCTTCGGTAGCTTTCTCCTTCGGGAACTTCCCGTGCCATTTACCGGGCACCACGACATCACGGCCGTCTGGGGAGGTAGCTAGCCTCCCGCATTCGCTGCACAGCCCCATACCCTTGTACGGCTGTAGTTCCTTGGCATAGTCGAATTTATCGACCATATACTCGTTTGTCAACATCCAGTAACTAGACGTAGCGGTATTATCAACGCAACCGCATTTAGCGCATACAAATAAGCTCATATTTTAGTATCGTTAAATGTCGTTATCCTTATCATCGTCAACCCTCTCCACCTTAATCATCCCCATATCGCCTGAAGGTAACGTCATGTCGCTATACACGTTATTCCAGTTCTCGTCAATAGCCAATTGATGCAGTATTGATCTATATATCTGGTAGGTGTTTCCGATAAGTCTCTTTCTATTGATCATATCTTTACTACCTCCATCATACCCTATATGTTCATAGTCTTCGAGATCCGGGAACAGCCTTCTTCTTATAGCCATCGAGTTGTTTGCTATAAAGCTTCTTATCCCCAGCGACTCCGTCCTGTCCATATCATCTATCAAAGTTTCCGTGGTATGCTGAAGACCCATGTCTCCGGCTGCGTATCTGCTTATGTCTTCCACGCACCGGGATATCAGCATCAGTTGTTCCCTTGTCAACGTTATTTTATAAAGTTGTTTATTATCCATGATTATCTGATATTAATTTTTCTTTTATATGTTTAGATATATCAATTATCTCATCTTTTATATTGCAGTCATCTTTTAATAATGAACCAAATATACATGATATGGCGCTCTTTAGGCCTAGCGCTATCCCTATCTCCAATATTTTTTTATCGGTATTAGAGATTTCTATAGGTTCATATAATATTGATGATATGTTGTTAACGACGTATATTATATCATCTTCATTCATTGATGTAGATTTATCGACAATAGCTATAAAATCTTTTATAGCCGCAATATAAGCTATTTTTATTTCTTTTATCGTATCATCGCTTAGATGTCTATCTCTTATATGCCTTTCAACATACTTGTTTGCTAGATTCTCTATTTTGTCCATTTGTGCTATCAATTATTTAGTTAATAATAGATCATAGTCCTCTTCGTCTATACTCCCATTATTGTTGACATATATAATGAAATCATTTAAAAGCACGGCCTTATCCTTGGATAAGGCTTTTATAATAAACTCTCCATCATCTTTCAACATCACATGCACAGTATCCCAGATAACATATTTTTGACATTCTCTCTCAATCCTTTTGGTTATATTGAGCATCTTTTCGTATGCTTCTTTATGCCTTTTGGTCATTTTGTCTAGCTCAGTCGTATCATTTTCCCGTATAACCGTGAATATATACTCCTTGTTACAATTCCAACATTTTATTAGTCTTTCTGATCCACACTTCTTGTCCTTGTAGAAGAAGCATCCCCTACATGGCTCCCCATGGTCGTAGCTTAATACTACAAGCAGCTCCATGCCGTTCTTGTATATCACGTCTCCTTGTTTCATCTTGTCTATTTTATTAATCTCATTATCAATATAGCAAAGTTGGATATTATCCATACTACAGATATCCAGAATGTTATACTTAACATAAATCCTATATTCTTAGGTATAGGATCTATTCTTCTGAATGTTAAGATCATGTATATAAATGTCTTTATGTTCACAATTTACGATATTTTTCTATATAGTTAACTATTAAATCTTTAACTCCTTTTGGGACATCTACCAGTTTGAGATTACCTTGGAATATGTCCTTGCCGTACTCATCCATAATCTCCCCGAATGAAGGATTCATGACTCTTGTTGACATAGATATCGGTTGATCAGTGTCAAATTTGATAACGATCTTCTTTCCGCCGTTTATCGCCTTTTTAAAAGCCACGTAAAGCTTTCGGCCTTTTATTATATCACAATTTCCTTTCAGGATATTAGACATATGTATGACATGCTCTTTCTTCGCATCTCCGGGGTTGTCCATAAGCTTAAGATCTCCTCCGGTATCTCTCCATTTCCTGAAGCACGGGAAACATAGACCGTGATTTGCCTTGGCGTGTCTAGGTATCATCCTGCTGCTGCCGGCTGGGATCGTATCGCCACAGCAGATACACGTCCTATCCTTGTTGGTGCGCATCGGCACATAGCTCTTTATCGGGTATTCTTTTCTTTTATACATCTTCTTCTGTTTTCAAAATTATCATCACCATACTCATAATTAGGACAAGCTTTGTTGCTTGGACGCCTTACGTATGTTGTTTGTTTCCTATTATGTTTCCTGTTAGGGTTTATATAATGGTCACACACCTGCCAAATAGAACAACATACCTTGCCATATCTTTTCGCCCATTCATTATCATGCAGATGTACGCAAGTGCCGCAAGTCGGATTCTTAAGCTTATCCCTGTTGTTATCTATAATATCTTTAATCTTATCGAGAATAACATACATATTCTCAATATCCATATCATTAAATTCATTTGGTACCGGGAGATACATTATCGAGCTTATATCTATATCTATTCCCTTTGACTTGTCGTAAGCTGATTTGTACTTCCTTCTCATCAAATCCTTTAATTGATTTACTTTTCTCTCATAAGTCCCCATATTTCACTCAGTTTTCCACCCTTGTTTCTTTAATAGATCCACCATCATCCCCTTTATCTTAGGACTGATAGCCTCGGTAAGTATATCAGCGGCCAAGTTAATAGAGAAGCTTGTCATTCTGGATTCTCCTATATACTTCTCGCTGGTAATTTCTTTCACATAATCGTGGATATCCTTAATCATCTCATTTTGAGATCTTAGGAGATCAAGTATCTCATCGAGTTTATCATTCATTTTTTTTCTCAAATATACCTGACAATAACCAGATAACCACTATCAAAAAGAAACACAACCCAAGCGCCTCATCCGGATAATCATGCATCGCCTCTAAAATGTCCCTCATAGCTTAATGTCCATTTTGCCAATTATACGATAGAAAATATCCCTAGTCAGCTCAATATCATAAGTAGCGTCATGGAGCTTATTCTCGTCGATCTCAATGCCCATGGTTTTGGCTACGGTCATCAACTTAAAGTTCTCCATATCGTTTCTTACACCCATCAGGAACGGTGTCACCATAACATATACATCCATACAGTTAGGATAGAACCATGATCCGAAATACTTATCCCCACATTGCTGGAATAAAGCCCGTAGGAAGCTGTTATCGAATCCAGCGTTGTTATACCCCACTAAATACATTTTATCCCTCTTGTCGAACTTATCCACGTATTTGGATAATATACTAACGAGCTGTCTGTATCCATCTTCCATAGGCTGATACGACTGCACTTGCTCCAAGGTAACGCCGGCCACGTCCAGCGCCTCCTGCTCTATCGTGGCGGCCGGGTTCGGGGCTAGGCGGATGTCGAACCTCTCGGCCTCCTGCCCGTCGATATCCACGATCCCTCCTATTTGGTGTATCCCGTTTCTCCAAAATTTGACCCCGGTTGTCTCTAAGTCAAAAAATAACAGCTTGCTCATATTTATTGATTTTTAAAATGTTCCTTAATCTTCTCCAATGCCTCATAAGATAGATAGCTGTCTATGGCCTTATTGCTATTCACTTTCATCAACTCATCAAACAGATCTTTAGCCAGTACTTTCCACTGTTCTCCCCAATCAAGAAGATTCTCAACTTTTGATCGTATATCCTTGAAATAAGAATCTACATCTGATTTAATTGATTTTGAATAGTATATAACATCTCCCTCATCCCTATCCATAATATAATCACATTGTGTCTCGATATCTTTTATATGACTATCTATATCACTACACATATAATCAACAGGTTTACGTATATTGAATATAGCTTCTGACGTAAGACCGGTTATATTTTGTATGTCTTTTAAATTATCCATGATTTAATCAACTAAATACCAACCATCCACCTGCAAATCCCATTGCGAAAATATATAAGATTATAGATGTGAATAATATCCAATCTTTTGCGCTTAGCTCATTATTATCTCTCTTTATTTTCTCAAGATAATCATATATAGCTGTATAAACAGCATGGTGAATATTCTCGTCTCTAGCCCTTACGATATTATCATATTCATTATATCCTAGATTATAGGTGGCGCTTTCGATCCTTATATTCCCCGTAACCTTTTTATTTACATCGAAATCGAAACTAACCACTATATCGGTGGTTAGAGCGCTGGCGATTTTGCTTTTTATCTCATCATTACTGAGATTAGCATCGTGCACTAATCGCTCATAGTCTTTATCGTCAAGAATTATCTGTTTTTTAATGTTCATATCCCTAATATTTCTGCTACATAAACAAATCCATAACATATATAATTATCAGCGTCATGCTCACCATAATCAACATGCCATACGACGGCGCACGGGAAATATAACGGCATATCCTCAGCCATAGGATCCTCTTTGAGGTCATCAATGTTTATCTTCTCCCTCCACCTCCACAGGTCTTGGATATCGTTCAAAATTAATTTCTCCATAACTATGACGGATATTAGATGTTAGTAATTCAATAGCTAAGCTGATCATAGCTCCCGCTTCAGTAAGTTGATTCATTTGGGCGTACATTCTATGCTCTGCACTACGATAAGTCTCTCTACTACTTATGGTGTCTAGTAAATCATCTATAGCCTTTCTAAGAAGATCGGTTGTCCCTCCTTCTCCCATACCCTTGAAATAATAAATATCACGACCAGCGTAAAACATGTCCTGATATCTTTTAGCTACGTACTCTATTCCGGATAGATGGTATTTCTCGTTGTCTATCTCCACCTCTCCTTCTTCTATAGCTCTCAACAACTTCCAATCTATCTTTACATCAGCTTGACGATTTTTTACCTTTACATAGGCATATCCGCCATAATGAGAACCCAGCGTCCTCATCGTAAGTTCATTGACTTTTTGTTTGTCTCCATCCATAATAATCTGGTTTTTAATGTTGATACAAAAGTAAGATTTAAACAAAAATAAAAGCATGAATAATATAAAAATAATATTAATCATGCTTAAATATAAATATATCCCTTCTAGTTCTCACGGATATACGTATTCGTACTCATCTGGAGGAGATGTCTTGTAGTTGTAAATTTCATAGAAAATCATAGAAATAACTAAGATATCCTACTCCATTTTAGACGCTTCAACACAACTGGCAACCCGGCTGCTCTGCGTCCGTATAGCCGCATCAACTCCTACGGCTTGTATATTTATTGCAGCGTTGAGATCCCTGTCGATCTCCAAGCCACAATCTTTACAAACAAATGTTCGATCCGATAATTTCAGATCTTTATTCTTCCAGCCACATCTTGAACAGGTTTTCGAGGATGGGTAAAAACGATCTATAACAATCAGTTCTTTACCATACCACCTACACTTGTATTCAAGTTGGTTACGGAACATCGAGAAAGAAGCATCATATACAGAACCGGCAAGTTTGTGATTCTGTAGCATACCGGAAGCATTTAGATTCTCAATACAGATAACATCGTAATTATTTACCAGCATCGTGGTCAAATTATGCATGTACCATGAACGCTTGTTGGCTATATCACGATGAAGTCTTGATACTTTTAGCCTGCATTTGTTTCTTCGATTACTTCCTAATTTCTTTCTTGATAAATGCCGTTGCATCCTTTTTAACTTCGCTTGGTTCTCACAAAGAAAATGGGGATTCTCAACAGCAATCCCATCAGATAATGTAGCTAATGTCTTAATCCCTAAATCAACTCCGACTGTTTTGCTAGTTTTCTGTTTGTAACACTGTTCTGTTTCTACAAGAACTGATACGAAATATTGACCAGCACGGTTCTTTGAAACGGTACAGGAGATAAAACGAGCGTTGTCTGGAACTCCACGATCGATAACAATCTTAACCCATCCGATCTTTTCGATCCGGATCTTATTGTTAGTGATTTTAAACTTCGGGAACGGCAATCTAAACGACTGGTTGTCGTGTTTATTTTTGTAATTCGGTTTACCGAGTTTTTCTTTCCTGTTCTTGTTGAAGTATTGTCTGGAGAACTCAATAAAATCACGTTGCTTCTGCTGCAAGGTGGCTGCCGATACTTCATTTAACCAAGGTTTTTCAATAACAAGATCCGACTTTGTCGGGAATTTCGGATTAGGGTTTGTTTCTTTATCGTATGAGTTAAATGAGTCAACACAAGCATTCCATACAACACGTACGCATCCGAATGTTTTTGCAAGAAGTTCTTCTTGTGTTTTGTTCGGATACATACGATATTTATATGAACGCTTTATTAGACTCATCATCAATTCATTTTAATATATTAAATATACAAATAATTCTATGATTTTACAATGGATTACTATCGATTTTGTAATTATTTAATCATACTTGTCTCCTCTTCTGTATACTAACGCCACCCAACAGTCGTATTTTTTGCTGTATCCTATAAGAGGGACATTAGCCATAGGCGGATTATCCTCCGTTTTGTACCTTATTCTTGCTGTTTGTTTTATACTCATATAATCCATTTTTTAATAATGTTGTTATCAGTGAAAATAATGTATCTATAAGATGTTTCTCCTTTCCCCAATATATAGGAATATCATCTATATCCCTATATAATGCAAACCATGCGTTTTCTAGCTTATAACATTCGAATGTAGAACCCTCTATCTCATATGGGAGTAAATTCAGTAACGTCCCTACATCCCAAACAGGATTGGATATATCCGGGGTAACAGCCTCGATCAACCCTATACGACCAGCGTCATCCTCCATAGAATGCAATGAGTCAAGGTACTTGTCTCTGAAGCCGATGGCGGTGGAGATAGGGAGGCCGGCCTCGACCAGCACCCTCCCCTGTTCTTTTGTGGTGAATATTCTTTCCTTCATAATTTCATTTTCCTTTCTACTGTAACTATCGTATCATTATGCCATCCCCCATGAGCCACTAGAAGAATCTCCTGCTGCTCGAAACCAAGCCCTGCCCCTATACCGCCGGAGTTCCATGCACAGGTAATGACCACCCCGCCCTTCTTGGTGATCCTAGCTATTTCATTCTTCTGCCTAGCCCAGTAGCTGGATTGCGTTGTTTGCATATCAACAGATCCTCCAAGTCTTTTATACGACTCAGATACCTGTCTCGCAGAATATGGTGGATCATATAATACCATATCAGCTATATTATCATCAAGATGACACAAGAAGTCCGTGGCGTCTTTATGATACATAGCCTTAGTCTCAGGATCAAGATCGTTGGTTATCGTCCCTATATCGCTGTTTCTGGCGAACGGATCCACTATAACCATCCCCTCTTCTCGATATTTGTCTATAAGTTCCCTTATCGGTCTTATGCTGAATGTCTCTTTATTCGGCATTGACCATTTTTTAGTAATTATCATGATCTATGAAGTTTATCCCATTCTTCTTTATCTACTCTTTTACCTTGTATATAAAACAACTGTATTGACCCATCATGAGTGTAAATTGCTTTAGACTTATCATTTTTTAATCTATCGAAAACAT